AAATATTTATATGATTTTCTACATATAAATATTTATATTTATTTATATTTATTTATATTTATTCATCTATGTGGATATGGATGTGGATATGGATGTGGATATGGATGTGGTTATGGTTGTAGTTATTATTATTCATTGAAGTACTAATTTTCTTCTTCTACTTCATCGTGACTATAAATAATAGAGATATTTTTCCAACCTTTAGTTGCATATTTTCCATATTTCTTATCAAATACTTCGTAAATTTCATTACCACGAGGCACATTTCTGTCGTAGTGCTCAATATACCAAACCTTAAACGACTCATACATTTCGGTTTTCTTAACATAGTGTCCCTCCACTTTGCGTATTTTGTCACGAACGAACTCATTGATATAGTCCTGGCTGTTACGATAACTTTCACTGCTAGCCAGAACACCTGGTGTGTCTTTCACCATACCACCGGTTTGAAATGCTTTCTCAACAAGCATAGCCAAGAATACAGGCGCCCATATTTTGAATTTCTCATCAAGGCGTTTATCAATCAGGTATTGGTAAGGTTTGTCGGGGTCATCGTCGCGCGGGGTTTCACAAAAGATTGCCTTGTGGTCAACTTTACGAATACGTCTCCATGTACCTTCATCGTTTGCTTTGATATCGAACAAAGTATTTGTGCAAACAACTAGTTTAAATTGAGGGCGAAATGTAATCATGTTTTTAAATAAAGCACGACCTTGAATCTCATCACCACCGGTAATTTCTTTCATAGGACCTTCCTCGAGACGCATTCCTTTAGATGGTTCTTGCATAACAGCGTATCGAATACCGACCAACTGAGCAATTTCAGAGGATGTACCGCCAATAGACGCACGTTTGCTTGTAATAAGTGAGATAGGAACGACTGCTTTATATTCTCCCAAAGTAACGGACATTAACTCGACAAGTTTCGATTTTCCGTTGCTTCCGCAGCCAGTATAAATATTGAATGTTTGTGGATAGTTGACACCAATCAGACACGACGCCAGATGTTCCCACATGTAGTTTCGAATATCTTCTTCGGGATATAACTTATTAATAAAGTCATTAATCTCGGCAATTATTTTTCCATGTTTTTTCTGGTCGAGAGCAAAGTAGTCAATATTCGTGCTTTTTGTGATATAGTCATCTGGTTGTCCTTGTCTTGCGCGTTTTTCTTTGAAGTCTATTACACAATTATTACAGCATAAAAGGTGCGTTTTTGTGTCGATGCTTTGTGAGAATTTCTTGTCATAAAACAACTCTTGAGCTTCCTTCATGATGTTAGACTTGATTCCAGTTTGTTTTAATTTAATACAAATATCAGATATTCTATGCTGGAACTGGTTTGGTTTTCCGGATTCATCTGTTGCAGCGCCGGCAGCACCAGGTGGAGCAGCGGCTGCGGTTGCGGCGGCAAGAATTTGTTTATTTGCTTTTTTAGAATTTCCCGTTCCTGATGCGCCACCTGTAGAACCGATGCGACTAATATAAACGTTGTACATTTCATTCGAAATCATTTGCTTAAGAGCAATACCTGAGTCGCATTCAACCCAACGATTATTTTCAAATTCGTACCATGTATTGTCGCCGAAATTAGCACATACGAATTGATTTTTAAACATATTATATAGAACGACGGCCAAGTCCACCATAGTTGTTTCGGGTTTTCCGTTGATATTGACCAAATCATTTGACAGGGTGATGTCGACATAATAGTCGATTGTTTTCTTATATACTTCATTATATCTATCTTTTGCGTCATGTTGTGCCCAGTATATAATCGAACGACGAGTAAGACCGTCTTCATTTTCCATTGAGAATGTCAACCACTTGTCGTAAAACTCGCGAATTTTGTCATAACTGAATTTTTCGGATTGAGAGCTGAATAGAATCCACGACAGGAATAATTTATCACTGGTGTTTCGCAAAGCCCAGCCGACGCGAATCCACAAGTTATACTGGTTATAGTATTTCTCGGGAAGACACATAGCGTAGTCACTAGTTTCTTTGATGAAGTGTTCGCGTGGTTCGAGGCTACTAAATAGTCTATCAATTTCGTCTGTAAGTTGTTCACGATTTGTGATTTCAAATATATCACTGTTATTCATATTAGTTGCTCTGCGGCGCACACCTCCTGCTTTGTTCAATGTTGGTTTTCTTACTTTGTTACTTTTAATTGCATCATATTCGCGTTGAATTGACTCGCGATTTTCGAAACGCGGGTGTCCATCAAATTGCGCCGACAGAAGACTAAAGTTCTTCGCATAGTCAAAGAATGATACATTTTTCGGTTGATATTCCCAAATATAGTCGGGTTTTTTGCTTGTTCCATTCTCGTCGTCGCTGTCGCCCCTATCGCTATCGCCGTCACCACCATCACCACCATCATCATCATCGTTACCATATTCTTCGGTGTTTTCATTTTTTACATATACAAAATTAAATTGCGATTTAAGTTCGTAAGCTTCGTGGCCGGGTTTTCTGGAGCCGTACAACTGCCATCCAACAGGATTTTGAATACGGGATATATTATCGTCAAGGATGTCATCCCATGAATTTTTCAGAGGCAGGTGTTTTAAGACATCGGGAATTTTTGCAAGAACAGAGTTTCGAAGCATATGTTGAATAATCCTATCGGCGTGTATACCAATAATCAAATGAATTCCGTCTTTAGTATACTTATCATCATCGGTATTTACATTTGGTTTTTCAAATACGAAAACGCTAATTTCTTTTTTCTCTCCATCTTCAATATTCAACATCTTAGAAATTTCATCCATGTAGATTCCAATAATGTTTTCAACATCATCTTTTGTATGTTGACGCGCATCAATATGAGGTCCATACCTAAAATCCAAGTCAACCAAAATTGGACCACCATTTTGTAACTGTTTTTCGGTTAAATATTCATGACGCCTATTTGTAATGACATGTTTTGAGTATTTTGCCCAGAATTCGGGTAATTTTTCAGGTGGAATACAGAATGTTCCGCCGGTTACGCCGTGTTCGGGGCTTGGGATTCGAGTATGTGTAAATGATAATCCAGCGGAAGAAGGGTCACCTTTTTTTATATAATATTGTTTCATATACTGTTCGTATTCGTTTGCACTTGATGCTGCTGACATTTTTGATGATTGTGTTTTATTTCGTGTTGAATTGTTTGTCTGTTCCATCTGTATATTATAGATAGAGATATTTTTATATCAATTTTTTATGTTTCAAAATATCCCTAAAAATAGATAACTCTGTTTCAATGAAAAGTAATATATGTGTAAAAACGACATAAAAATGAAACGCGTATATTATATATTGTTGAAGTATCGGCAGAGTATCATTGGATAATTCTAGAATGGAAAAAAATACAAATGTAAATACAAATGTAAATGCTAATACAATTGCAAATGCAAATAAAAGTAAAAAGACAGAATTCGATATATCTGATGACGAAATAGAAGAAGAAGAAGCGGTAAACAAAATTATAAAAAAAAGTTCATCTACATCAGTCGATACATCTCCATCCGATGATGTTTCTAATGTACATATTCCTAAAGAAACTATAGAGCGACTATTAAAAGATATAAAGGATATATTTATGTCATCGCTCGAAAGAGATGGTATTTATTATAAACATTCTGATACAAATATCTTGAAAGCGTATGTAATGATAGTTGGGCAACCAGATACTTTATACTTTGGAGGATATTATTTTTTCCAAATTAATATTCCAGCTGATTATCCACATTCTCCTCCTGTTCTTGAATATTTAACGAACGACGGAGTTACGAGGTTTCATCCTAACTTTTATAAGTCAAGAAGAGTATGTTTATCTATGTTGAATACATGGAGGGGTGAACAATGGACGAGTTGTCTAACTATAAAGTCAGTTTTACTGACGCTTTTATCTATAATGGATAGTCATCCGATGTTACATGAGCCAGGTATTACAGAAAAACACCAAGACTATCATACATATCATAGTATGATTTTTTATAAAAACATTGATTTTTCGTGTATTAGACTGATGGATGAGTTTATAGATACAACTATTATTCCTTTTGAACTGCAGTACAAGGAATATTTTTATAAATTTATGTTGGAGTTATTTAAAAAAAATGCGAATGCATTAAAAAAGGTTATTGTTAGTTCTATGAAGGCAAAAAATTGTAACAAACATTATACAATAACTGGATTATATAATATGTCATTTTATGTCAACTATGATGAGTTACTAGATAAACTAACAAAAGCTGCAAAAAAGTATGATGTTATATTAGAGTAGTAAATATTACTATTATTACTATTATTACTATTAGTACTATTATTTACAAAAATGTTGACTTACTGTTATATATTTTATACAATTTAAGTAATTGCATAAAATTGAAATAAACAAATAATACTATAATATAATATACGGACATTCTATCAAACAACTATGCACTTTTGTATAAATTGTAGCAATATGTATTATATTCGATTATCTGAAGAAGACCCTAATTCGATTGTATATTATTGTCGAAACTGTGGTCATGAAAACAAAAATATTTCGCTAGATAGTGTTACGATTTCAAAAACAAATTTCAAGCATAACAAGCAAAAATATAACTCGATTATCAACAAGTATACAAAAATGGATCCAACTTTGCCGCGTATTAATACAATAAAGTGTCCAAATCAGTCTTGTAATAGTAATGAATCAGACAAGGAAAAGCAAAAAGAAAGAGAAGTTATTTATCTTCGCTATGATGATGTAAATATGAATTTTGTTTATATGTGTTCAACGTGTGATACTGTTTGGAATACAGAACAGTCAATGTCATAACTTATATTGCTGTTATGTTTATAATATTGTATACTATTGTATAATATTTAGAAATGATATTATACTATAATAAATATTTTTTATGTATTTGGGTTATATTTTGGTTATAATTGGGTTATAATTGGGTTATAATTGGGTTATAATTGGGTTATATCTGCTTTAATATTATTAATATAAAATTGAAATAAAATCAATGCATTATATTATATATAAGAGACATATAAACAACGCAATGCAAGCATCAGATAAATTGAAGAATGATTCAGCCTCTGAGATTGTTTCCGACGATGAAGGAGAAACAAGCGATGACCAGAGTGAATTAAGCCCTACAAATCTTAAAAGTAAAGTAAAATCAATACTAGGATTCGGTGAAGAAGATTCCGATAACCCTAGTCCAAAAGCATCTGATTCAGAAACCGAAACCGAAACTGAAGGAGATGACAGTGAAGGTGAAGACGAAGAAAAACCAAATCTCAAAAGTGGATTCTCGAAATTATTAGGAAGTTTAAAAGATGCAGTTAGTGGTATAGCAAGCGATACTGGTTCGGCAGCTGTTGAAGTAGAACAAGCGAATGTTGACAAACTGAGCAGAAACAAAGGAAAGTCTGTTGCTTCAGCAGCAGCATCGTCAAAACCATCCTCCAGGAAAAAAAAGTCACGTGGTGTTCAACCTACCGAAGAGGAGTTAGCATATAATAGTGATGATGAACAAGATGGTGATGGAAACAGCGATAAGGGTGATAGTGATGACGACGATGAGTCAAAATTGAAAAAATTTGATAAAGAACTAAGGGAAGATTATTTAGTGAATTTTCATCCCGAAAGTCTTATACAAAATTATGACGAGATTTACAATTTAGCTCGCGTTGTTCGAGATGCAAATGGTGTAATCGTAGATAGCTTGCACAAAACATTGCCCATGTTGACAAAATATGAGAAAACAAGAATTTTGGGACAGCGAGCAAAACAAATCAATGATGGTGCTACTCCATTCATAAAAGTGCCCGAAGGTGTTATTGACGGTTATCTTATTGCTATAAGAGAACTAGAAGAGAAAAAAATACCATTTATAATCAGACGACCCTTACCTAACCGTGGTTCTGAATATTGGATGGTTGAGGATTTAGAAATTGTTATTTAACACTTCCAGCGTTTTCCACAATCGAGGCATGAAACAAATGTAGTCATGGGTTCATCCGCAGACCTTGTTTGTAGTTGATAGTAAGTACATTTTTTTGAGTAACATTTGCGACATGTGAATTTGTCAGTAGATGCTTCTAATTTTGGTTCATACTTATTCTGGTCGCGAATTTTCTTATCTTCAATTAATTTTTCCCACTTTTCTGGACTCATTTCTTGGTGAGTCATAAAGGCTAGTTTGTGAGCCTGAAATTCGCAATTCTTTAGCATATTTAGTATTCTTTCATTTTTTAAATTTACATATATTGTGCGAAGGAGGTCTAAGTAAATTGCGACAAAATATATATTATCCCATTTTCTTACAATACATTTTTCTTTTGCTTTTCCTAAAGAACTATTGAAAATACCTTTTTCAAGATTTGTCGCAATTTCTAAATCTTTAATAATAGTAGTTAACTTTGCACGAATATTTTCACGAAATTGAACAGGATTTGTTATTTGACGCATTTTTATTATAATTGGAATGTGGTTGTGATTGTGATTGTTATTAACTAAGATAGTTTGTATATTAATAACAATCAAATTGTCTTTATTCAATTTTCCTATATATATAAAATATAGAACTATTGAAATATAGAAATACGGAAACACTAATTTAAGGAAGGTTCAAGGCAGATGATACTGCACCGGTTGTGTTAAAAAAGATTCTCTTAATAGTTTCAAGTACGTATACAAAGAAAGCAAGAAACATAAGAACCCAAGGAAGAAGAATCAAAAACCATGAAAGATTGCTAAATCCCTTTTTGCATAAGTATGATAAAACCCATGTCCACAAAACAATAAGTACAGCTTGAACTACATATGATGTTCTTGCATCTTTTTGGTATGTGAAGTTAAGACTCTGTAAAAATGAATTATTTGACTGGTTCAAAGAAATCTGTTGAGATATCGCATTTAATCCAAAATAAGAAAGTACCATTAAAATAAATGATACAATAAGATAAATTTGAGCAGGAGTGCAAAGTTTGTCAAACATCGTAAAAGTATACTATATATAATAATTGATAAAAAATATTTATCAATTATTTAAAATATTCATTTTATAAATAAATTAAAAAGTTCTACATAGTTATCCTCTACCTACTATACGAATACTCTTCTTCACTTAGTTCACTCGACTCATCTGTTTTCCACCCTGAGTTATCATCATCTTCATCTTTTAATGCGTGTTTATCACTATCAACTATACTATTTTTATTTTTTGGTTTAGTTTTAATTAACTTACCTTTAGTTAAAATATTTCTATTTTTTTTAAAGTATACACCATCTACATCACCATCTACTTCACCATCGTTACTACCATTTTCCGAAGACTTGTCACTATCAGTATCACTGTCATCATCATCATCATCGTCATCATCGCTACCATTTTCTTCAGCATTGCCTGCAACATCTACATCAGAGTCACATCCTGCTCCTCCATCTACTACGAATCCATCTTTTAAATACCCATCACGAGTTTTCCTATTTTTAGGAACTGACTCTAACTCATCTTCCTCATCATCATCATCTTCATTCGCAACTAGTGATTCAAAACCTCCAAATAAATATTCATAAATTTTATTCCATTTATCTTTTGTCAAATTAACATAGTTATTTTTAGTGTCACGTGCAATCAATGCGCATGCACCAAAAAACAATTCTGTGTCAACAGGTGGAGGGAACTCGTATTTATTTTCATGATTTGCTACTCCATCATCTTTTGCCCATAGTTCTACAATTACTTTGCTTATAGAATTTTCCTCTTCGTTTTTTGAAGAGTAACTCCACTCTGTTCTTTTAATAAATCCATCGCTTTTCTTAAACTTACATTTTTTTGATAACTCTTCTTCACAAATTAAACCCTCTTTGATATCGGCATCTTTTAAACTTCCGTTTTTTTCAACAATAATAAATGTAATATTTTTATCTTTATTTTTAACTTTTTTGCTTTCACCTTTACTATTTTCATCAATAATACTTTTATTAAGCTTTACATTTATTTTTTCAGTTTTTGCATTTTCAGTTTTTGCATTTTCAGTTTTTGCATTTTCAGATTTCACAATTCTTGATTTTGATTTCTTTTCACAATTATTTTCCATCTTTGTTGAGTAAGTGCTAGAATATATCATTTGAATGCAATCGGTTTAAATAGTTTCTCATATAATATATAAAGTTCAACTTAAAGAGATATAAATATAAATACTATACCATATATACAGTATAAATGGAAACATTACATGATAAAAAACAACACCATAATATTAAAAAAAATATAAAAGTAGATAAAAAGACGAATTATACTACTAATAGACCAACACCGATAAAAGTTTACTTCCCGAATATTTCAATACATACAATAAATGATATTATAAATCCTGATAAAAGAATATCAAACAAGACAAATAAATCAAATACTATTGACATATCAAAATATTTAGTAGATGAAAGTAGTAAAATTTTAATTTATAGCTCTACAGGAATATTTGAAATGGTAAATAATAATCTATTTCAGTTGTATCCAATTGACAAACATATTAAGGAATTAACTATTAATAATAATTTAAAACTACTACTTGACAGTTCTTACATGAAACGCTATGACATACCCTCATATCAAATACCATACAATCATAATATAAAATATAAAACAGTTAGAACATATAAAAATGATATTAAGTCAAATATAAAATTTGTTATAGAAATGGAAAACGAATCTATATATGATTTTTATGTATTGATTACATCTGCAGAAGTAACTAATAATGAAAATAAAAAAACAGAATTAAATAAATTTGTAAAAGATGAAATACTGTCGTTTTTATCGAGGTTAAACTTATATAGGTAATTATATACAATAGTTAAATGTGGGGCTGGATAATAAAAGTTACTATGATTTCATTATTATTAATATTTTTACTTCATTATTTATATTCATTTTTTAAGACAACATTAACTTCCCCAAAGTTGAAAGATTTAGTAAATAAACCTCAGGAAAAATACAATACAATTTATAATTCACTTAAAAGCGCAGGAGATGGAGGAGTACAAAATTTAGGAGATGACACTAATAACAATTCTGAAAGTATTAATAACTCTAATTCATCTAGTATGAAAGATGAACTAAAAAAATATTTAAAAGAATTAAATGTTTCCGGTAATAATAGTAGTAGCAGTAGCAGTAGTAGTAGCAGTAGCAGTAGTAGTAGCAGTAATATTGAAAATACAAATATTATAAATCCACAAAATGAATCTTCTAGTAGTGTATACTCCCCTAATAATATTATGACAAATGTAGGTGCAAATGGTATATCTACACGAGTAAATAATGCACATAAATATATGCCCAATATAAATAGTAATAACTCAAATGTTCCACCGGATTATGGTACACCTTCCATGTCATCGTCGTATGCTTCAGCATATTCACCTTTTTAATTTTAATTTTAATTTTAATATTTTTAATATTATTAATATTTTTAAAGCCTATATGTGACTAAGGTATATAATATATATAATATAGTTAAAGATATTTTAATATTATACTATATTACAATAGTCGCAACTCACAACTCGCAAATAACAAATCACAATACATACCCCATAATGTCAACTAGCTTTAATAATAGAAAGCCATATAGTAGTAGTAGTATTAGTACTACTACTAGTACTAGTAGTAAAAGGGAGTTACCTGATTCATCTACATCATTATCATTATCATTTGATGAACAGAATGAAATATTACGAAATTTCCCTTCAACCGTTAAATTTTCTTATGAAAAAAGTACTCATAAGAAAGTTTTATCAGATGTATATGTAATTATTCCAAAAGGTAAAAAATACTTTGCATGGTTTACCCATAGAAACAGAAAAAATATTTGTATTTTTCTTGAAGTAGGGTATCAGAATAAAATAATGAATATATTTTATCGTCATGTTTCATTTGACGATGTATTATCGTATGGAACAATATTTTATGGAACATTATTTAGGACAAGACCTGAAAGTGGTGAGAAAAAAAATATATATAGTAATGAAATTTTTTCTGTAGAAGATATTTTTTACTATAAAGGAGATGATATATCTGATTATAGTTATCATGATAAATTAAAAGTAGTTAAAAATATATTTGATACAAAGTTGAATTATAATATGTCTTTTTGTAATAATGGTATTGTTTTTGGATTACCTGTAATGACTACTGATTTTACGGAAGCTTATGATAAAGCTATGGTGTTGCCTTATTCTGTTTATTCTATTCAGTATAAGTATTTTGAGGAGAAAAAAACATATCAATCTATTACCGAGTTTTATCATTTTAGCAACAATAGTGTGGTTAGTAATAATGTAAATAGTGTAAATGGTGTAAATAGTGTAAATGGTTCAAATAATAATAGTAGTAATGATAATAGTAGTAATGATAATAGCGAAAATTATGCTACACATACAAGTAAATACGATGAAAAACCAGGAGCGTACATTGAACCGATAAAACAAAAAACAGCATCGAATGAAATATATAAAACTTTCTTTATAAAGCCGGATTTACAAAATGATATTTATTACTTATATCAAAATAGTACTACAAATTTTGATGTTATTTCAAAGGACATAGCGCATATACCTGACTATAAAACAAGTGTTTTAATGAATAAATTATTCAGGAATATTAAAGAAAATAGTAACTTGGATAGTTTAGAAGAAAGCGATGAAGAAGATGAATTTGAAAATATACAAATAGATAAATTTGTAGATTTAAATAAAATAATTAAAATGCGTTGTATTTTCAACTATAAATTTAAAAAATGGGTTCCTGTTTCTGTTATATAAAAATATATTTATCATGAAAACTATATATTTATGTTATATCTTTGTCTATATCTAAAATAAAATATTTTATAAATATATATTATTTTATATAATGTTATCATTGGATTCAACAAAATTTTTGAATAAAGCAAATGCTCATGGAACACCCCTTACAACCGACCAAACAGGCGGTGTTGCAAATGCAGGAAATACTCAGTATGGTGAAGTTGGAGGAAGTCCCGCTGCTTTAAAAGGTACAGGATTATATTCTATAAGTGGTGGTAATGGAAGCCCAAGTGCTGTTCAAACACCTTTGAGTAGTTCTTATGGTATGATGCAGGGTGGTGGAAGACGCCGTAAGCATAGCAGAAAGCATAGACGCTCTCATTCATCAAAAAAATATGCTCGTAAACGCAGTCTTAAATACCGTATTAAACATAGACGCTCACGAAGACGTTCGCATTCCAAGAAGGTAAGAGGAAGAAGAGCACAGGCCGGTGGATACCATCAGTATATGGGAAATACTCCATTTACACTGGGATATAGAACTCCTGGGTTTAACTTGGCTCCCAATATGAGTGCTCTTGCTAATCCTGCTCCTTTTATGCCTTATAACAGTTTAACCGGTGGTAGATAAATTATTTAATAATGATATTTAGTTTTTTATGAGTATATATATTCATAAAAAATATTATATTATAAAATATTATATTATATTATATAATGTTTGTTACTTATAGTTATGAGATTATAGGAATTTTTTTATTCGCCGTTGCACTTCTAATACAATTTTATAAATGTTTCAATGGATCCAGGTCTATAAACTCTATGGCCTTTTATGTTTTTGGATTTGGTTATGCTATACTTACATATGGACACCTCTATGATGTAAATTTTAAACTAGACGCAGTTACTTTAATAAGTATATTAAATACTATACTACTATTTGCAATTGCGTACACGTGTTCAAAATAAATCAATAAATCAATAAATCAATAAAGCAATAAAGTAATAAATCAATAAAGCAATAAATCAATAAATCAATAAATCAATAAATCAATAAATCAATAAATCAATAAATCAATAAAGCAATAAAGCAATAAATCAATAAAGTAAAAATATTCAAAATTTTAGTCCATTATTTAGAAAATTAATCTATTCTTTAAATAACGCAGACACGTCTAATAAACAGCCTTTATCGGCTAGTCCCGATTTTCCCTTTCCCTTTTTACGTTTACTTTCATGTTCTTCCTCTTCTTTTTCGCATTCATCACATTCTTCGCGACCGTTATCACCCTTTTTTGGTATTGAAAGCGTAAGCATAAGTTGCTCCGCTATACTTTTTTGCCCCGATATTTTCACCGGGTGTGTCTTTTTCGATACACTGCTTTTCGGCTCCCATGACACTTTCCACTTGGACAAGTCTTTGTTATGTCCATCATTATATTCATGATTATCACAAACCAAAATCTTATAATTCTGTGACTTATAATATTTTCGTCGTTTATACCACTGACTCATGAAAATATCATGCTCGTCTATAATATCAATAACAAGAGGTGAACTATGCTTTTGCCTCAATATTCGCCCCACAGATTGACACACGTCTGTCTTCGGCGACGCCAATATCAAACTTGTAAGAGTCTTAATATCCAATCCTTCCGACGCCATCGCATATGTAGCTATAATCACCTTTTTTCCCTCACTTTGCTTAAGCGCAGCTTCTTTCATCCCACCAATATAATATCCAACTGAACCTCCTGCTATATTTCGATGCGCTATTGCATCGTGCAAATATGTAATCAACGACTTATTATGCGCCAATATCATAAACTGTTGCTCAGGATTCATCTCTAGTTCAGACACCAAGACTCGCAGAATAAACTCGCTTCTATGGCTATAACTACACAGTTTAGAAATCATCGTACTAAATTTAGGATTACCCATATAGTCATGTTGCGTCTCATTAAACTCCTCGTCGTCCACATTGTATACAATACCCTTAACCACTACACTATGTTCAGATTCCGTCTTCTCTTTATGAACTACCGGTCCAATAAACATCTCAAATACTTTCGTTAGTCCGTCCTTCCGCTCCATTGTACCCGATAATCCGAGCGTATATGTCGTATTCACTTTCATCATGCACCTAGAAAATACCTCCGCTCCCATGTGGTGACAATTGCTTACTATCGGATGAAGACGCATTCCATCCGCCATTTTTAATACAAAATTATGGTTGTCTTTCACCTCAATGTCGTATACAGCATACCCCTGTTCTGATTTTCCGAAAATATGATCATTTTCCGCACTTTCAATTGGTATATATTTCTCCCAGTATAGAAATGCCGTTGCAGTTAACATACCTTTTGGTGATAACGCTTGATATAACTCGAAACTACCAATATCAACATGATGAACGTCATCAGTAGAATTATACACACATTGAATATAATCGTTAAGCATTAGCTCATCTGCACACTTATATCCCTTCGTCGTCAATATCTTGTGTTCAGGTGTACAAATAAATGAACCGCACATTAAATATACTTTAATAAGCTCCTTCTTGTACCTTTTCCATGAATGTGTCATTTGCCCCCATTCAAATCTTGATGTTGCTTGATTGAAGCTGAGGATTTTCGGCAATGTTTCTACCAATTTATCAACATCCTTCTCTAATTTAACATACTTACTAGATATACCAAGAGATATAGAATGCGTAATCCACATGTCATATAAAGCACCGATTTCCATAGGTCCGCGCGACGTATGAACCAGTGTATTCCGTGGGAAACATTCGTCATATATCGCTAACCCGAAATTCCGAAATGTGTCTTTCGGATATTCCTTCATTGATAGCGACTGAAGCATTCCAATCACAATATCTTTGTTATCTATGTCCAATATTTGCCCTTGTATTTTACCAACACGTGCACTAGGCAGAAACTGTTCTATTCGCTCTATCCACTGGTTTAGTAGAAATGACTTGTGTACAATGACTAATGTACACTTATTTAGCTTCGCCACTATATTTAACGCCATAACTGTTTTGCCTTTGCCTGGGTCTACGTCTAATAATCCACCACCACAATCACCAACATGTTTTATATATTTATCTACTATTGCCGTTTGATATGGACGCAACTCACCACTGAATTCTAACGAAATATTTTTTCCTGGGGGTGTAAGTATTCTATCGGGTGGCCCATATGTGTCTATTCCAAAATATCGCGGCATATACAACTTAAGTGGAGACTCCAGATATATAGGAAACGGATTGGGTTGTATCGGCGATTTAGGAATAAACGGTTTTACGGTTAATTCGGTTCTTATAAAATGCTGTTCTTCCACTGATAAACATTCTTTGAAAATTGAATATCCTTTTTCACCCAAGTAGGTCGAATAGTTGTCATCTTTTTTCCCTTTATTATTATTGTTATTGTTATTATTGTTATTATTGTTACTATTGTTATTATCATAGCCTTCTTTGTTACTATTTTTTTGCTCTGAAGAATTATTTTTTGAAACAGGTAAATTTGAGTTTTTCTTCATGTTGGTTACTATGCGTTGTTTCTTTTTGAAGATAAAATATTTTGGTTACTAGTGTTGCTATTTTTATTTAGCCATTTTCAATTTTAACTATTTTGAAATTATTCTAAAATAATTGATAAATAAAAAATATAATATTATGATATACGGAAATGTTGAAAAAAAATGTTAGTGTTAATCAACTAATGAACGGACAATCTTTGTTACTCATTCTTTTTGTTATTTATATTATTTTTAATATACAGACACCCGAGCCACTTGCAAATTTAATTGACTCTACTCTAGGGTACGTTATCGTTATTGGTTTATTCGCATTTATGGCTGTAAATCTTCATCCTTTAGTTACACTTGTCGGAATTTTTGCTATTTATCTCCTGTTTAAGCGTTCTAGTATAGCTACCGGCTCGCTGGCTATGACTAAGTTCCTGCCTACTGAAAACGTTAAAAACCAACACTTGTCCGCTTTTAACCAGTTTCCGGTTACTTTAGAAGAGGAAGTCGTCCAAAAAATGGCTCCCCTACAGTCTGGTCCTGCTATGGGTCCTAAAACATTTACTCCTATTTTAGATGACTTGCATGATGCTGCAAATGTAAACTATACAGGAGTTGTCTAATCACGAGACCATAATACATTTGTTAATTTTTTTATTAATATTTAAAATATTAAATATTAATAAATATCTTGTTTTACATAGTTATATAGTTTTAAACAGAATTATTTTATTACTGTTTTTATTACTGTTTTTATTACTGTTTTTATTACTGTTTTTATTACTGTTTTCATGTTCTATTAAACGCCCTTTTTCCTACACCAATTACAATAATTCCCAAAACGATTGCTAAAATAAATTGAACAGAACCTGACTCCATTAAAGCGGTAATTAGTTTTATACCTTGCTCTCGTGAATCTTTTCCAATGTCTTTGGTTTCTTTATATAGTTCTTTTCCCTCTTCACCCGTGGGTTGACAGTCTATGTATATTTTATCATCTGATGCTTTACCTTGAAAATTAGGACCATTGGAATTGATATACAATGTTTGTGTCGTAATTGCAGGGTATGATGATGTAATTCTATTACTGAATAAGGCTTTATTTAATTTATCAACCGCTGTTTGACTAATGGTCTGTCCACTTTTTAACATGTCAAAAACAATATTGCTTTGCTTACAGGTAGCGGTATTAATATAGAAAAAATAATAAGGGGTGTTTGGTATAAAATTATTTAAGTTAAAGTTATTTATATTGACTTGATACCCCTCATTGCTGTTAAAAGTTCTACCTGCGCTTTGTTTTATAAATTCATTTATAATATTGTCTAAAACTAGTCCACCAGATTTTAAATTTGAAGATGCAGATGACCCCGCAGATACTATGAATGGTATTGATACCAATAACTGCTCTTTATTGTCACCTTCGTGGCGTATTACAAATTCGATATCCGCTCTAGTACCTTTATAGGTATTTTTAGATGGTTGGAATATTTGTATACCAGAAACATTATATTTTTTTTTATTTAGAAATGCTTGTGAAACTGTTCCATCCGATTTTAAATCATAATTTATTTTTAGCATATTCCCGGTGTTATATACTACACATGAACTATCATTATACTCATACTTATAGTCACAGTACATGTTACAGTTTTCAGCTTTTACTGTAGTGTCTATGTTTATTGGAAAATCACATGGTTGTGACATTTTTCTATTTACGTATTGATATATTATTATTATACTAAATATATTTTATATAGATGAAAAATTTTTAATTTAATATTTAATTAAAGCATAAAATTAAAAATATATAAATAAATATATAGTTATTATAATAGTATGTCTGTTGAATCTCAGGGCGAATTAAAACCAACTGGAATTTTTTCAAAATTAAAAGGAAAATCTAGGCTTTTAACATCAATTTTCTCACCTGATGTATTTACTCCTAGTTCTACTACAAAAGATATTGATTTTTTAAAATGTGTTACTGAAATTAGACATACAGACGTCATTGATGTATATGATGTAATTTTTACAGTACGAATGCCCGATTCTGTTCCTAAGGGGGCATTATGGACAGAGCATACAGACAAAGAACAGTATTTAAATTTTTACTGTAATAATAAATTAAGCGTAAAAATATTTTTCAAAGATGAAATAATTTTTAGTGATACGAAAACGGAAGGGTCAATAACTTCGTGTTTATTATCGCCTCCTGTAAATATTGATAAGACTACTACTACGAATTTTAGCGGTGATGATGATGGTTCACAAAGAAAAGCAAATGGTATATATTTTGCTAAATATACTGAATTGAATGAAAGAATAAATGATGTTTTAAAAGACACAATAACAAAAGGATCTGGACAAAAACTAACAACAGAAGAGGAATTAGCTTTTACAGATAAGTTAGCAAAAGACAAAAAAACTAGAATTGATTTTTCAGATAAACTGTATGTAAATCTTGCTCCATCGACAACTGATAGTCCTTTTAAATCATATGCGGAACATTATACATCTGCTAATGCTGAAAATTTTATTATGAGCGATAATAAATCGAAAGAAAAGGTAAAAAAGGTAAAAAAAATTTTTGGAAAAGATGAATTTGAAAATTTTATGCAGTTTGATTTTAATTTAAATGACTATACGTTAAATTCGGAAGAAACTGGTGTTACACAAAGGAGTGATAAAGCAGAACACATAGATGAAGAATCTAAACATTTAAAGACAGGAGACGCGTCAAGAAAACCAGGCGACTCTGTGCTCCTTTTATTAAAAAAAGGTGAATGGTTTAGTATCGTACTAAGAAATATAACTATTCCATTAGACTTACAAGTCATTCCAAAAGATATGGTAACGATAAAATTAGAGATTGAAAATTCAAATCCTATTGGTAAAATTGGTCCGAATAATGTATTTTATAGAAATTTTTTCTGTGAATACCTCTCGATACACATAAAAAGGTACATTACAAAACCATTGAAAGTCCGCGACTTTATGTTCGGATACGAAGACATGGTAGTCGCTCTTGAATCAGGTTCTAAAAAGTATGCTGATAAATTGAATAGTATGAATAAACTTGCTAGAATGGTTTTGGAATATTATATAAAATATCTTAATAGTATTTCTTCACCAAAGGGAGGATTTGATAGTCAATATATCGAAATGCTTAAAGATATATCGCGGTGTGGTACTGAAACACAAGAAATGTTTAGTATGACAGTTGTTAAACCTGATGACAAAAAAGATCTTCTAAAAATAGTCAGTAAAACAAAAAAAGAAATTGTTTCATTTTCTTCTGTTTTTTCTAGAGATAGTATTATAAGTTTTAGAAATAAATTCATTCAGGCCATTTATAGAGAGTTACATGAAAGAGGTATTAGTAAAATAGATGTGGATAAAATTAATACAATACTTATACAAATGTCGCAAAGCACAGATAGATTTGGAGCAAGTCCTACAGTAAGTACATTAGTTCCTACCAGTGTAGACTCAAAAGGTCGTGTTACATCTGTATCTACTGGAGTAAGTAGTCCTCAAACATTAAATACTACCGATGTACCAAACCAAGTAGCTGTTAAAAGTAGTAGATCACCCTACCTCGATGCAGTCGTAAAGGTTAACAAGGCTGATGCTGCAGCAGGAGCAACTGTAGGTGTAGCCAACGCAATATCAAGCGTATTAAGTGGCGGTACAACACCTGATATTCAAATGGGTGGTACTCCATTATCTGATATATTTGGAACTGAAAATTATAATCTCATGGCCCCTATGTGTATGGTTAATGAAGGCACGGGTTTAAATAATATGGTGGTAAGAATAAGTAAAAAGGTTGTTCAACATATAGATACATCTAGTGTAAATACTCAAGGCGATGGCGATGACGATGATGATAATAAAGAAATAACTTCGGAAGAATCAAAAGCATATGTAGATATTCAGATTGGCGATGCTATTCGATTTGTTTATAATGGAAAAATAGTATACGCTATTGTTTGCGGATTTAAACCTGGAAAGAAGACGAATGAAAAAGGTAATGACGAGGAAATGAATATGACCGATTTTAGAAAAACAAATATGAAAATTATAGCTTCATCAGAATCACAAACTTTGAAAATGACACCGGAACAATATCTTAGCGTTATTACTTTACGAGGTATTAAATATCTTACATTTGAATATGATAATGACTTATATAGTTTTGCTGATTGGAGTACTAGAGAAGAAGCATTAAAATCTAGAAATGATGAATTAAAAGCAGGTTTATCAGGAAAGTTTACATTTAGATGCGATGATGAAAAGATACCTTTTTTACCGAATGGTTATAGGTTTCCCACTAGTAGAAAAATTAAAGAGGCTGTTACAAAGGTAAAAAACGCCCTTACTTTTGGTTCGACAGAAGCCGACATAGGCACGGATTTTAATTTGCCTTCATATAGTCTTCCTTCATATATGACACTGGATAAAGTAATGACTCCACTTAATTTTGACCCGGTTATTCAGTTATTAAAAAGTAAAAATGACAATGATCTTAATAATCCTGATAGTATATTTAAGGCTTTAAAAGAAGAAATGGAAAAATATGGACTAAATACTAGTGCCGGATGTAAAGATAATACTTATAAATTAAAAATGGTGTCTTTTGCTCAACGTAAGAGTGATTTTATTAGAATGTCTGATAAAATTAGAAAAGAATTTAATGCTGCATGTATGGTAAATGGGGTAGTTAATCGTACAAAAGCTGTAAATTTTATAAGAAATCTTTATAAAAGACCAGTAGAATCTAGGATATTTTTAAATGATAAAAATATACCTTATAAAATAGTTCCACAGATTGTATTTATTCTAAATTTGATGCCCAATAATCCTAAAGAACTTTATACGTTATTACTATTGGCGTTGTCATCTCCAGAAATAAAAGATATTAATGATCGAAGACAAGCATTAGGCCAAGAAACAGTCGATCGAAATATAAAAGATGATGAAAGTCAAGGTTTATTGGAAGGTGGCGCTCCTCCAACACCCAAGGATATACAGAAAGCGGAAGATATTATTAAATATAGTATAAATATGGTAGGTAAACAAGGATTTATCCCAGCAAACATTATAAACCAATACAATGAAGATTTGAATACTGTGGCGTTAAGTTATGAACCAGAAGAAGAAGAAAAAAAATTAGCTTTATCTTCTAAAATGGTAAAATCTCCAGGTTCTTCTGGTATTGCAAATAGACAATTGGGCGGACCATCAGGCGGACCATTATCCTCTTCTAATTTTCTAGGCAACTTTTTCAGTAGTCTTGGTAGACAAGGTAGTTCATCGGCTTCAGGAACGGGCTCCGGGATAGGTAACGATTCATGCGGCAATAATACAAGTATAGTATGCAATGGTGAAGATTTAGTTGTTACAGTTACTCTTAAATTAAATGAACTAATTTCGTCATGTATGAATCCAGAAATGATACAGCATTTGGGTAACCAACCTGGTAATTTATTAACAAATCACGAAGATGCTATTGAAGAATATGATAGTAATGCTGCGGCAGCTGCTGCTCCTCCTCCTCCTCCTCCTCCTAAAGCTGTCGATCAATCTCCTCCTCAAGATCAATCTTTATCTAGTTCTTCTTTTAGTTCTTCTAATGCTGCTGAAGCGAAGGCTGCTGCTGAAGCAAAGGCTGCTGCTGAAGCGAAGGCTGCTGATGAAGCGAAAGCTGCCGCTGAAGCGAAAGCTGCTGATGAAGCGAAAGCTGCTGCTGAAGCGAAGGCTGCCGCTGAAGCGAAGGCTGCCGCTGAAGCGAAAGCTGCTGATGAAGCGAAAGCTGCTGCTGAAGCGAAAGCTGCTGCTGAAGCGAAAGCTGCTGCTGAAGCGAAAGCTACTGCTGAAGCGAAAGCTGCTGATGAAGCTGAGGCTGCTGCTGATTCTGCTGATTCTGTTGATGATGTTATACCCGAAGGTGCGGTAGACCCAAAAGCTGCAAAATCATCAAGAAGAAGGTCAGTTGGTGGTTCAACAAAAAGTAAGAGTAATTCTAAAAAGAATAAAAAATCCAATAAAAATAAAACAAAAAAAAGGAAAAATTCAACTAGTAAAAAAATTAAATTTACTAAAGTAAAGACGTTATAAGTAAACTACACTAACAGTAACTGTGCAAATTATATAATTTAATAATGATGCGTTATCATTATTAAATTACTGTATACATACTATAATTGCATACATACTACTGTTGTATAGGTTCAACGCATTATTTCATTAATAACATCATCCACATTTGTTAAATTATTAAAACAAAATTTATTTATTTCTGCTGGTGAATATTTAAACTGAATATCATTTTCAGTATTGTTTATTTTTGCCGCTTGTTCTTCGCTTAGCGTCGTACAATAAAATAATTCTAATAATTGTACTATCATGCTTCGTGTACATTTTGTAAACTCTATATGTTCATCCAACCTACCTGGTCGTTTAAATGGTTCACTAATTTTACTTGGATCATTTGCTGTGCATATAATAATTCTACCACTGGTTTCAACCAAACCATCCATGATTGTAAGTATATCCGCATCATTTATTACGGATTTTTGTTTCATAAGAGACGATGCAGGACCATTCTGTTTTCCTTTCGCTGGTCCATCATCATCTTTTTTTGTTGCCTTTCTTTTACCATTTTCGTTACCACCAACTCCATCTCCATTTCCATTTTCACAACTACTTGTATCACTATCTACAACAATTACTCCGCTACCTGCTTCACCGGACATACCCATTCCCATTCCCATAATTCCATTTAATAAGTTAGCACTCATTGCATTCATTGCCGCCGCCGCATTAGAAATTACTGGTTTTTCACTAATTGTATCCAATATTTTATCAAATTCGTCAATTACGTATAGTCTCTTATGTGTCGGAATATGTCTACCATTAATATAGTCACCATAAAATATATTTTTAATATCCGACACTTTTTTAATTTTATCAATGTCATTTACATTTACAATATGTCTATCAAGTTCTCGCGCAATTGCTTTAATCGTAGACGTTTTGCCGCATCCTGGTGGTCCATAAAATAAAAACCCAAGCTGATATGGTATTCCGCGCGACTCATACCACGGCTTATTATTTATAAAAAACTCAATCCGTTTAATAATTTTATCAACATCCGTAAAAAAACAATTTTTCTTCAAATCTTTTGTCGTATTTAATTGATATTCTGAACACAAAATATTCGACAGTTTCTGGTCTCGTCTTCCATCATTCCAGTCATCATCACTACTACTCGAACGAGTATTCTCGCTCTGTAGAAACTCGTATATAAATATTTTATCTGTCATTCTATCTTCAATTTTTTTATTATATGTCTTTTCACATTTCTCAATGAAATTATACAACTCGTCGACACATTTATCTCTACTCATCATAATTGTAAAATTTATTTTCTTAAAATCTTGTGCTTCTGAGTTTTTTTTATCTCTATGTAAATATATCTTTTCAATTGACAGGTATATTCCGTTTTCTATTTCAATGGGCAAATTGGTGCGCGGAGTATATATTTTTGAGGCATTGTTGTTTTTATCAATAACTTCAACATATCGCAAATTTATAACAGATAACTCTTTTTCTGATTTTTTTTGAATCTTATCTATTTTGTCTGTATAATAGTCAAGAATATGTATCATTGGGTCGGGATAATGAATAACAATATTTATAGAATGATATCCAACTACATACTGATTACCTTGATACATTATTCTATGCATATTCCCTTTCTGTAAGTGCATAACCATTTGTTTGGTTGTTTCGCGATTCATAGAATAAATAAGGTTAATAATATCGTTCAAATATTTATAAACATCGCTATGATGTAATAAAAATAAAAATAAAAGAATAATAACTACATCTATATAATAATTTCCTGTTTTTAAATTTTGTATCAAAATAATATCACCTATACCACCTAAACCGGGTATTGGTAGCATGTTATGTAATAATAATGACTGTTAATAAGGGTACGATAGTATATTGTATTGGTTATATATTTATAATATAATACCTCTAAATCAATTATAAATATATTATTTGTATATCGTTAGTATATCGTTAGTATATCGTTAGTATATCGTTAGTAATATGGAATAGAATATTGCATAGCAGTATCATATATAGTAGCTTTAAATGCATCGTTATACCCTTCAACGTAAACGGTATCCCCATTGTAAATATTATCACACCCTAAGTCACTAGTACAACTTCGTTTTTTATATGTTACTGGTAGTTTAACCGAATGATTTTTATCACTCATGGTATAAAACTGCCACTTATCTTGGCTTGGAAATAGTGGTCTTCCCATAAGAGAAAGAATAGTTTCTGGTCCATTAACCCGTGTTAATATTCCAACTTGACGATATGCCGAATTTACAGACCGAGTCGCTACATTTATAGGTATTGCTCCTCGTATATCGCCACCCATTGCAACCCCCAACGCGCTTGTTCCATATTGATTAAAGTATCTATCATCACGTAATGGTGGAGTATATGGATTTAATAAAACGTCTGCCGGTCCGCGAGTATATCCTGAACCGAAACTTGGTATTAAATCTAAAAATCCACCACCTCCATCGCCGCCATAATCTTTGCGAGATATTTCGATAATATTTGAGTTTGAGTTTGTGTTCGTGTTCCCATTTGTGTTCCCATTTGACGTAGATGCATTTTTATTGTATTGGGAATATGCTAAATAAATAATAATACATGCAATAACTAAGAATATCACAAGTGTTATATTTTCAAAACATATTACGCCTGGAGGGCATTTCTTTGTCATTATATAAAAATATAGATATTATATTTTTATATTGGATTATGAATTACCTGTGAATTTCTTAATTTCTCACGAGGCTCATACATCTCATGTGTTTAATACTTTAGGCAGAGCCTCCTACGGGAGCGGGGTTGGTTTTGTTTGCTCCTCCTCCGGTCAATAAAGACATTCCTGGAAACCCTCCACCTCCTGAAAACATTTTACTAATAGAACTATTTTCAAATTTATCGAGGAAATTTTGAGCAGTAGTTAAAATAGGTTCTATCGATTTAAGATTATTAATCATTTCAGTCTGCTGAGACAACATCTCGCTACCGCCTCCTCCTACACTAGCCAATGTGTTATATGCCTGTTCCTTTTGCGCATTATATCCTGTAGCCATACCTGGAACTTTGATTTGCATCATGGGGTCAACAGATTCTGCGCCTACAGGAGCAGGGCTCAACTGCGACATTCCATCCTTTACATTACCTTTACCTTTTAATGGTTGGGTTACAGTATTAGCTGGTTGAGCACCCATTGCTATAGTATTATCAGAACCGGTTGTAGTAGCGGTGGGATTAGCAGTAGTAGTTGCAGTAGAAGCGGCACCATTAGCAGCGGCAGCAGCAGATGCATCCGCAGCGGCAGTAGCTACAGCTTCATCATATGCTTTTTTTGCGGCTTCGTATGTTACTTTAAGAGCAGCTTTCTTTGTGTCATCAGTTTCTTTATCCATTGCAGATTTTGCATCATCCATTTTGGTCTTTAATGTTGCAATTTCTGTTGGAGTAAAACCCTCCATCATAGAATAACTTCTATTTCTGTACATAACAATAAAATTAGTCAAAATAGTGGTAGTCAGTAAAACAATAATCATATTTTTACTAAAGTATGTGGTCAAGAAACCAATAATAATAAAAATGGCTACAGCTTCTAAATTATTTCTCAGCAAATAATTAGCAGCTGTTACAATCGCAAAAAAGAAAGAAGCATATAACACATATTTATTTGAAAGAATACCAATCGAGTTACTCGAAAATTTAGGTGAAGACTTTTTTGATTTCATTTATGTGTATTATATATATGACATAGAAAAAAGGTATTATAAAATAATAATAATTAAAATCTATAATTATTATTAACTTATATTAATAAAATTATTAACATAAACACTAAATATTAAACACTAAAAAATAAACACCACTAACTAATGTTAAAACCTATCGTCATTTGTATACTCATCATCAGATGACATATATTTGTTATTACTACCACTAGATCTTAAAACGTATTCTATCTCATCGCGAATATTTTGTATTTCGTCTAGTAAAAGAGTCTGATCCACTTTTACGCGATTCAATTTAAATTCATCACTCTTAATATTTTTAGATATTTCCCTAATATGGTCTGATAATATTTTAAGAGCCTTTTTTTGTTTTATTTTTTCTTCTAAAATAACAGTATTATATTTTTCATAGTCATGTACAACAGTTTCTAAAAACGAGTTTTGTTTGCCTAGTTCTTTTATTTCCCTTTCTTTTTCAAACATTAGTTTACGTTTCTTGTCTAATAAATCTTTCATTCTATAAATTTTTAAATCCTTTTTTCTTGTTGCATTGGCGTATGTTTCTTCGATTGGTATCATCTCATTCGTTTCGTTGTCTATATATGATTCAACGCTACTACTATCGCTACTTGTATAACCTTCGCTATCTTCGAAGGGTACAGGCTTATCACTCATAGATTCAACACCAGGAGGAGTATTATACGTATGAGATGTATGAGATTGGTGAGAAATGGGATAATTCTCTTTGGGATATTGAAATACAGGACTTATCATAGAATTTTTCATAAAATCATCTATTTTTGGTGACTTACTTCTTACTCTTGGGGATGTAACTCTTTTTATTGTTGGTTTTACCATTATATTATTATATATATTTATATTCGTATTTATATTCGTATTTATATTCGTATTTATATTCGTATTTATATTTGTATTTATATTCGTATTTATATTCGTATTTATATTCGTATTTATAAAATAATAATTGTTATTTAAACACTTGCTGTTCCTAATGATTTTGCACACAAGTAAATGCGTTTCATATTAAATATTATACTTAAAAGAGTAAATGCTGCTGCATATAGTAGTCCATGAACTAATGATACCATAACTCTACTACCGTTATTAGGAAGTGTAAAAAAGAAATCAGGAATAAATAATATAAACAAACCAATATATATTAAATTTCTCGTAATGTTAAATATAAAACCAAGCATAAGTATATTATATATTTATATTATGTATTTTTATTATATGTTTTATTATACATAATATTGACTATGGTTGCTTAAATTGTTGCGCAACATTTATTAAATATTTCAAAATAGTTGGTATAATTTTTAAAAATGTAAACCATATTATATAATATATAAATGACATAATCAGTGCAGGTACAATTTTATCCTTAAATTTTTCCCATAATGCTGCAAGTTTTCCTGTTATAATTAAATATTGTTCATTATAATACAACATTAGTTGAGATATAAAGTCTTTATTTTTTCCTAATTTTTTCTTTTCACCATTTATTTTCTTATCTATATCATCTTTTATTTTTTGTAATTTTTTCTTTAATGGTGTCGTCAACTCTTCTGATTTTTTACTTAATAAATTTGGTAATGTTTCTTTAAAAAATTTGACAATGAACTTTGGAAATAACCTAGAAGCAGCTTTTTTAACTGGTTCAGGTATTAATGTATACAAAAAGTCTGTGAATTTTTTTGTAACATCACGTATAAATTCTAAAATTTTAGTTATAAAACCATCATATGGTACAAAAGCAAAGACAATAAAATATATAATAAAAGTAAAAAAGAAAGAGCAAAAGAATTCCATTAAAAGTTCAAATTTACAAGGCATTCCACCAGATAACATTTGTGATGCAGATATTTTATTACCGCCTAAACCTCCTTGATTAACAGGGGGCATACCACTCATACCGCTCATACGACCCATATTTATTTTATATGGTGTTCCGGATGAAGTAAAGTTCGCGTTCATTTATATTTTATTATATTTTGAATATGCTAATATATATCTATAATAAAATTGTTATAAAATTGTTATAAAATTTTATAAAGTGATATAAAATTATTATAAACATATATAATATTATAACATTTAGAATGTCTTTAAAGCCCGTTTCTGTATCCACTAGTAAATCGTCAGAGCCTCTACTGACCGAAAACGACTCTCGCTACGTAATGTTTCCTATACAAGATAATGAAATATGGAAAATGTATAAAAAACAGGTCGACTGTTTCTGGAGAGCAGAGGAGATTGACTTATCGAAAGACATTGTTGAATGGAACAGCGATATTTTAAACGATAATGAGCGATTTTTTATTTCTATGGTTTTAGCCTTTTTTGCAGCAAGTGACGGAATCGTTACTGAAAATCTAGCTGTCCGTTTTATGAGCGATGTACAGTTAGCTGAGGCTCGTGCTTTTTACGGATTTCAAATTGCAATCGAAAATATCCATAACGAAGTATATAGTTTATTAATTGACACGCTAATTAAGAGTAGCGAACAAAAAGATAAACTATTTTCAGGTATAAGTAATTTCCCATGTATTAAAAAAAAGGCGGACTGGGCGCTTAAATGGATAAATGATAAAAGAAGTTCATTTTTTACAAGACTAATTGCCTTTGCATGCATAGAGGGAATATTTTTTTCAGGTGCTTTCTGTTCTATTTATTGGTTAAAGAAGCGAGGGTTAATGCCTGGGTTAACATTTAGCAATGAGCTTATATCACGTGACGAGGCATTGCATACTGAATTTGCAATCTTGTTATATAATAAAATTCAGAAAAAGTATCCTAAACAAAAAGTACACGAGATTATTAAAGAAGCAGTAGAAATAGAGAAAGAATTTATATGCGAAGCATTGCCTTGTCGTTTAATAGGAATGAATTCAAAGTTAATGTCGCAATATATCGAATTTGTTGCCGATAGACTAACAGTTCAACTCGGATATGAAAAAATATATAATTCTTCAAATCCGTTTGACTTCATGGAAATGATTAGTATAGAAGGTAAGACTAATTTTTTTGAAAAACGAGTTAGCGAATATGCTCTTTCTGAAAAAACAAAAACAGATACTATATTTGATTTTAATGCTAGTTTTTAATACTAGATTATGGTACTAATTTATACCACCCATACCTATTCCTCGATAGATATTTTTTCTAATTTGTTGTGGTGGGTAATGTGGGTGTGGGTGTAGCTGTGGTCGAGGTTGCGATTGCGGTTGCGGCTGTGGTCGAGGTTGCAGTTGCGGCTGTGGTCGAGGTTGCGGTAAAGGAACAGATGATGGTCTTTTAGGCAAGATGATATTCTGATGTTGTACGCCAATATTTATATTCATTTTTTGGTGAAGAATATTTTTAATATCTTCTTTTTCTAGACGTATTTTTGATTCAACTGCTATATCTTGTTGTTCAAATCGTAGCGTTCTAGGATCTCGCATTGTTTGAAAGTTATATACATTTATGTATTCATCTTTAAACTCATAATTTAAGTTGTATATAGTAACCAATCCATCTGATGTTGTCATATTTACTACTGTAGCTGCTTCTTTTCTACATATAAGTCTTTTAACACCATCACATAACTGTAAAATATTTTTATCTAAAATGTTAAAAAAAATACTTCGGTCAATATATAATCCGGCGTACTCTACACGTTTTTGCATATAATTGTCTTCCCCACCCCATGCCCAAAAATTAGGGAACCCATTTGTTCTTTCAAAATCTTCTCCTTTTATAGAAAAAATACCTCCAAGTGCGAATTTAAAACCATAAAAGTGTTTTACTATACCCGGTGTTGTGTCATAATCAATTATATTTTTGCTATATGGAACGGTATCAACATCATTAAAAACAAATGTAATATTTTTATAGTAATTAGGATACTTATATTTTAAAGCTAAAAATCCTATATTTTTCATAGCACCACGATTAAATGGTAAGGTATTTTTCTGTTCTACAAAATATATTTCGTAATCTGTTTTAGGAATATCTTCTAAAACATGTTTCATATATACAGTAAAAAATTCTTTATGTTGTACTCTATCTCTATATGGAATTATAAATACGACTTTGGGTACATTTGGGACATTAGCACTTGACTGAATGGTATCGAGGGCACTGTTGCATTCTTTCACTTCTAATTCAATTGTATTTGTATCTGTATCTGTATTCATAAAATCGACTATAAAATCTAATTTATAAGTGATATAATAGTATTAATTTTATTTTTTCAGTTTTTTGGCGAATACTTTTCTAAAATAACCCTAGGTATCAATTGTTGTTTAATACTATCTAATTTTTTGAAACATTTATTTATTGTAACTTCGCTTGTTTCGCTAATTTTATTCACATCTTTTTTAGATATATTAAGTGCGCAAATTTGCGATACAAAGTATATAATACCAGCAGCAATAGAGTGAGGAGTATTTTCGGGTATTAAATTATTCTTTTCAATTCGTAGTGCAATGAATTGACACAACTTTGTAAGCTCTCCATTCACATGCAACCTAGTACAGTATCTCTCTATAAAAGCCTCTGGTCGTGTCTTGCAGAAGCTAGTTTTCTCAGAGTTATGCATATCATTCTCAATATCATTTATAATACATACAGCGTTTTTACACCCCTTTGTCGCACTTGTGTTATCTAGGTTAAATATTGTAGCAATCTCCTTTGCAGTTCGAGGACAGTCATGAATCCTAAATGCTATATATACTGAAGCGGCGATAATACCGTCGCGATTAGAACCTCGAAACGTCTGATGTTCCGATATTTTCTTATGACAACGTAAAGCTTCATCAATTATAATTTTCGGAATACCAGCATTATTAGCAATAATTGTAATATGTTGGAATTCATTGTATTGCGTTTTTTCTTTATGCGGTGACGCCTGCCATTCTGTATACCTTCGTATTTTTCGCATCTCATAAGAAGATATACCATCGCATAATATTTTACAACCAAACGATGATTCCATTAGTAATGGGTTAACAGGGAGACCGCATCGTGTCGGATCACTTGTCTGATTGTCATCAACACCATAGTATCTCCACTCTGCGGTTTGGTCAACAATATCTTTATAGATTATACTACACTTTGGGTTAGTACAAATAAGAAACCCCTCGTCAGATAGTGAAACAGCCGATTGACATGTGTCACAGTTTTCTCGTTGTCCGCTATTTCTATAAATGCACTCGACACTTGTCTCATCTTTTTTGAATTGTTTTTTATCGATATCTATGTCAAAAGATTCGTTAATTTTTTTCCACAACTCCGCTTTGTTACTATTAGGATTTATTTTATTTTTATATGTTTTATGTGTATTCGGTATTCGAGAAAGTGATGAGTCGTGCATGTGAACGTTGTCTTAAAGTATATTAAATATTTTTTAATTCAATTTTATTCATATTATAATGTTTTGTTTATTATGAATGAAATAAAATGAAAATAAAAACAAAACACTCAATAATATATAAAGTATTAATATATAATGGGTAATAATTCGAGTACAATAAAAAATAAAAATAAAGAAACAATAGTAAATTTTAAAGAATTGAATTATAATAATACCGAATTTCTTTCTAAACTAAATGAGATTGCTACTGATTATATTCTAGGGCAGAATTTTCAAGATATGGTTCGACTTACAAATTCAAAATATTGCGATGATTTAGTAATTATAACATCAAAAATATTAAAAAAGTCATTTTTTTCTAATCAAATACAGGTTATTTATAACAAAATATCGGAAGGTAGTATAGAACATAGCAGTTATATATATGCGAATACAAGTATCACAAAAGAACAAACAGGCAAATTATGTATAGAAATTGCTAAATATTATGTTAAAATCGCTCATTTATTTGCAGCGATAATAACTACACTAAATCCGGTGTTTTCATGGAGGTCATCTGCTAGTTCTTCTCGTGCAATACTTAGTCCACATATTCCTAACCAGAATGCTAATGATGATAATCCGGGTGTGCAAGGTGTGCAAGGTGTGCAAGGTGTGCAAGGTGTAGAGGATTTAGTAGGTAATATAGAAAAAACAACACTAGAAAACAAACAGTATATATCTGAGATGGCGAAAGATGTAAAGATAGAGAAGTTGAATTTTTGTAATTCACGTATTTCCGATTTAATGGATATGGATGAGCTTACCGATTTAATAAATCATGATAGTATTGTAAATGGTAAGCAGTCTATTTCTGAAATTAAAATAAAAACAAAGCTTTGTTCATCTAATTTAAATAATACCGCGAATGCTGGTGTAGGTGACAGTATCCATAGAACTAAGACTGTATATGATTTACCAGGTTTTGCAGAGCTTAGTCGTTTATATAACGATAAGTATAATGCAAGTAAAGGTAGATTTGATAAAATGTCGGCGAAAAGCAAGGAGGAGAAAAAGAGGAATGTTGATTTATTATATACACTTTTTACTGGTAATCCAAATCCGCCTAAAGATATTAATAGTTTTCGGGACATTCCGATTCACTCATTTTCGGACACACAAGATTGCAGTACACCTGACTCAATGTTAAATAAAACATATGTAGGTACTACAAAGGATAAGTTATTTGTAGATTATGTAGAGCAAGTTAAAAGAATGATTTATGACTCCAACATGATAAGGAACTCATTATTGGAAGTAATAGATAAGATATTTATTAGCAATACCGCGGAACAAGGAGAAACGGTAGAAACAGGAGAAACAGACCAAGATGCTAAAATGAAATATATAATAGACCCTAATTTGACATATGAAGATCTAAATAATTTGATAGCAGAAACAAGAAAGATTATACTAAAGTTGTATGTAAACTGTGAGAAAAATTTTATATATACATTAAAAATTTTACAGGCTATCATAGAGGCGCAAATATTCGAAACAGGTCAGCGACAGATAAGGGAGTTACAGCATAGTATAGAACAGGAGTACTAAAATAAAATTATCATAATGTTTTTAAATAGTTTTTAAAAATATCGATTATATGATAAAACAAACAATTATCATATAAACTTAATAAACTTTTAAAACCTTAACGACCGAGGTTTTCTTTGTTCACCTACGCTTGTGAGTGCGGTGGTGACGCTTGGTTCTGTGGCGTCTACGACGACCACCTTGTTGGCCTTGAGACTGAGACTGACCCTGAGACTGACCCTGAGACTGACCCTGAGACTGACCCTGGCGCTGGCGCTGGGACTGGGATTTACGACGAGCGGTTCTTCTTCTGCGATGACTAACCATTTTATATATATAACGTATAGAAAAAAATATTAAATATTCAAAAAATAGTTATTTAATATATTATAAATTTCTAAATATTAATTACTTCTTAATATTATTAATATTACAAAATAGTTATTAATTGCTAAATAGATATTAATATTTCAAAATAGTTATTAATATTGCTAAATAGTTATTAATTGCTAAATAGTTATTAATATTTCAAAATAGTTATTAATTGCTAAATATTATTCATGTATTATTTGACCAAATCGTATCATTATCCCAATACATACGATCCCCTTTTTTTACATCATATATTTTCTTAAATATCATTAATCGAGACATTGGGCAATTTGTCCTATATTTTACTAAAGGATGCGGGTTCGTTTTAATATTAAAATTTACAGACTGTTTATATATCGCTTCCCTCCACTGAAATGCTATATATATGAAAAATTCATTAATTGCCGCTTCCTTTATTTTTTCTGTTGCACCAGTATTAACCAAATAATCATTCAAATAATTTACACATATTTCTATTCCAGATATATCACCCATACTTTCACCAACCATTGATGATGCATCCATCTTTATACCATCCCATGACGCAAATAACTCATACTGCTTAATAACATTTTTTACTTTACTTTGAAATATCTTCTCATCCTCCGGCAGCCACCAATTTCTCATATTACCTTTATGGTCAAATAACCTACCCGAGTTATCTAAACAATGCGACAACTCATGACCAAATGTATATCCAATATGCGCTAAATTATACTCAAGCCCTTTTAAGTTCAGTGTTACAAAAGGTTCTTGCAATATTGCTGCAGGAACATATATATTATTTTTTGTCGGATTATAAAATGCATTCACTATATACGGCTGTGTGCCCGATAACGCTAAACCACCATTCACAGTAAAGTTAATCTCAGGAAGTTCCATATAATGCTTCCCATCATGCGCTATCAAATATTCACGCCTTACTTGTGACTGAGCATGCATTATTCCATAAGCATCCAGTTTCGGCAGTTCAGCAACCAAGTCCTCTATCATATACCTCGGATATACGGTCTCTATCGATATAGAACTTAACTTTTTTATAGCTTCTAACTTGGTCTCAGGTTGTAACCACTCATTTTCTTTTATTATTCTTATAAACACATTCCTCATATCATTACCAATCGTATTTGCTAAATATACCGCCTGTGAATGTACGTATTTACCTACATATAGTCTCGATAATAATGTATTAAAACAATACGATAAAGCAAACAACGGAAATAACGTATTCGGAAGCATACCTTGCTGTCCCTTTGCAAATTTCTTAAAAAAATTAAACCTCAGTCTATGTGTATTTTTTGAATACATACACAGCTGTCTTAAATACATATAATACCAATAAGCTTTCCATTTAGGTGTCTTCCATTCAGCATGTAGCTTCTTCATTATACAGCTCAAATAACTTATGCTCCCCGTTATATATGTTCTAGGTGCTTTTTTATAACCAACCCCTTCGGCAAATTTTTTCCAATCAAATTTATACTTCGTTATACTTTCTTCCGCTGTAACTACATTGTAAAATTCTGCCGAATCGCCATTCAAATAACAATCCATAGAATTTAGCATATCTATTTCACACTCTATTACATGTCTAGGGTTTAATCCATGCCCCTCTCCTAACATTTTATCATATAATTCCATTACAAACTTGCAAAACTTATCAGCAAAAGCCTCCTTAAATTCTTTTGTGTATTTATTATTAGTTTTACCTGTAATATATAAATCATAGTCATAAAATGACAATTCGGGCGACTGTATATGACTTCGCAAATTTATAGCATCTTTTTCATCTTGACATATTTCCCACGATACGGGACACCCCCATGAAATTATCTCACATCTGTTTATCGAAGCTAAATAACCTATTAAATCATCTTTACCTATATATTTTTCATATTCACTTTCCACGTCGTTTACATGTTTTTTTATTTTGTCAAATGTAAGATTTTCCAAGCTCATAGAGTCTATTACATTTTTAACTTTTTTAGAAAGACTAGTGTTATTATTTTTACAATATTCATTCGCTAAAATAATCATTCGATAATTCACTGTATTTTGAACAAATCGAAAATTATCTAGTTTTATAAAATAGTAATTTTTATAATCCATTACAATTTCTTGCTCTTTCATCCAGGCATAATTAATATAAGTATAAAAATCCCTTTTAGGACTAAGATTGTTTTCTTTTTCTATTTTTTTTACAGTCATAAACTCATCTGCTAAACTTTGTTCTGTATTTATACTCTCTTTATTTATTTGTATGTATTTAAGGGGCGATAAAAGATATTTAGATTCTATTAACTCAGTATTTATATAAGGCATTTTAATTAACTTGAAATTCTTATTTATTTTACTATTTTCATACTTGTTGTATTTAATATTTTTAATATTTTTTGTTTTACCATTTCCTATTTTTTGTGTTGAATGTTTTTTTTTGTTACTTATCTTCATATTATAGTAACGGTATACTAATATTATATATTATTATATATTATTATTATTATATAATATTTAGTTCCCTTAAATATTATATTAAAAAGCATAAAGATATAATATTAACTATTATTATAATGGTACAAATGATGAAAGCCTTTTTGCTGATTGCAAGTTTATCCTTTGCTTCTGCTATTATGCTAGTGCCGCATGACGGGAATGAAACGCGGCCCAGCGTCCATGATGCTGTAGTTCCCAAAAACTCCACAGGTACATCGGTGTCTAAATATTTTGTTAATCATTTAAATTTTACTAACGACGTCAATACTAAACATCGCCCACATTTAGCAATCGTTGAAACTAGAAAGTTGTTTGAAAACGAAGATAATGACGATAATTATTCTGATGATGGCGATGATAGCGAGGACAATGATGATGACAGCAATAGCGGTGATGACGGTGGTAATAGACGACTATTACGGCATTCAAAAGTTGCTGCTGCTCCTCCCAAAGTTGCCCCTGCTCCTCCAAAGCTTGCCCCGGCTCCTCCCAAAGTTGCCCCTGCTCCTCCAAAGGTTGCCCCTGCTCCTCCAAAGGTTGCCCCTGCTCCTCCAAAGCTTGCCCCTGCTCCTCCAAAGCTTGCCCCGGCTCCTCCAAAGCTTGCCCCGGCTCCTCCAAAGCTTGCCCCTGCTCCTCCAAAGCTTGCCCCGGCTCCTCCAAAGCTTGCCCCTGCTCCTCCAAAGCTTGCCCCGGCTCCTCCCAAAGCTTCTTCTAAATCTAAATCTACAACTGTTAAAGCCGATATTAAGGTATCAGCTGTCATTCCTACTCCTGTTACCGTTGTTAACAAGTATGCTGTCGTCGACTCTAAACTTTCAGCAAAAACAAAAGAACTTGCTAAGAAATTTGAGTCCGCTTTCACCGCCTGGGTTGTAACAACCGAGGGTCAGGAAGCTATCAAATTTTGTCAATCTCTAGGCATTACTAACAAACAAGGTATCTACAATGGTTGCATTGAAGATATGCGTGTTACCAAAAGCAAGTCTATCGCAAAAGAGAGTGCTATTGCTGCTGAGGAATTTTTGTCCAAAGAAGCAGCAAACCCAAGCAAACGTTTTTGCGTAGCATCGGGCGACCCCCACGTTACCAACTATGATGGTACTTTGTTTCACGTTCAGGAACCCGGTATTTATACTGTTGCTCGTACTCCTGACAATGTTTTCGAGATTCAGGAGAGAATGCGCAAACATGGTGCAGATAAACCAGGTGTACCTTCTTGTATGACTGGTGCTGTTGTTCACTATAAACAAATGAATATCGAAGTTGATGTTGCAAACTTTGGAAAAATCCGCGTCAACGGTCAGGAAATGGATCTTCCTGAAGATTTCACCCTTACTTTTGGCGGTGTCCAGATTCGTTATGGAAAACAAGTCGTTGAATGGAGGGGTTCTAAAATGCAACCAGCTGGTTTGAAAATTAACACACCTAACGGATTCTCTGTTATGGTTACCGGAGGTTACTGTGGCGTTCTTGAAACAAATGTTCCTACTGCCTTTTTTGGAAAAATGCAAGGTATTTGTGGGAATGCGGATGGTGCAAAGAGTGCTACTGACTATAAGGACCCCAATGACGTTGTAATGAACGTTAACTATGGTGGTAAGAACTGGGAAATGGGTGGTTATGATGGGCCAAATTCTCCTCTCTCCAAATGGCAGCTTTCATGGAAGCCTCGCGGTACTGAATGCTACTTCACCAAAGATTGTGAGGGTGGCGTTCAGACACGCAAGGTAATCCCTGCTCCCGCTCCTGCTTCTATACCCGTTGCTGTACCTAAACCCGTTGTTATTGCATCTGTCAAATCAACACCCTCTAATGTCGTTGTTGTTGGTTCTGCTACTACTTCAATCTCCAGTTCTAAATCCAGCTCTAGCTCTAAATCAAGCTCTAGTAGCCACCACAATCATCACCACCGGGTATGCAAGCCTGAAGTATTTCCTCCTACATCACCTGAAACAATTAAGAAACAAGTTTCGGAAGTATCAGATAAAACTACAGCTAAGATGAACGAACTCTATGTAAAATTCAAGTCAATGATGGACGACTTGAAGAAAAAACAACACGAAGAATTCAATACCGATAATAAAATACTTACCGAAGCAAATAGCAAAGCATCCGATGGTCTTTCTAAATATACAAAAGTATTAGACAACTCTAGACAGATTTTACAACAAATCAATATGCTGAATGTTACTTTACGACACCACCATGTGGTTATTGCTCAAGAGTCTGAATACTTAGCTAAACTTGAAAAATTTAAACCAAAATTCCTATACTCTCTTGATAACATCAAAGCACATGTAGGTGGTATTAAAAATGATATTCACGCTACTATCGTAGAGGGAGATGATAAGAAAGGATTGCTTTCAATCTTGGATGATATTCGTTCTTCTACTGATAAGTCAGCGACCCTTTTAGCCAAAGCATTCATGGACCACTATGACAAGTATAATAAGCAACTGACTTCTGATACTAGTAAGTATGACGAAGAACTTAAACGCATGGGATTTTTAAGCATTACTTATAATACTTCCGTAAAAGAAAGCGCTACACTATGGAAAGAGTATTCCGATATTCTTGATATCGCTAATAAACTTAAAGCTAGCATGAAGTTTTCGAAAGACGATGAAAAGTCATTCGATGAACTAATCGTTCGAGTTTCTGCAGCATTCAAAGCACAAAGCGCTAAAAGTGATGCTAAACTTTCTACCCCTAATACACAGTGTGCTGCTGATGTATTAAAAGCGCATATTGACCATAAACATGTGTAAATGTGTTTAACCATTTTAACCATTTTAACCATATTAAATATTATTAATTTAATTCGAAACTAATATTTATTTGTTACATAATAAATAACAAATAAATAACCCCGACTTTTAATAACATAACACCGCATTAAATCTTTTTATCTAATTGTATTTCTTTTCCAAGATTTTTTATTATTTTTTTCTCATAATTGTTATAATTTTCAATAGGTTCACATATTGAACGCATCATTGTTAGGTACTCTAGTTGCTTTCTTTCTGTTTCCATCCAGTCTGGGTTATCTATTGCCCATTGTTGTAACGCTGTACGCTCCTTATCAGCAATTTTTACGATTGTGTTTTTCATAATATCATGGTTATCGTCTTTCGACCATTTATCTTCATCTTTTATATACATTATATCACGCTTTATATCTGTACAATGAATTGGACGTTTGTGAATATCCAACTCTTTGAGTCCTTTTATCATTACATCTGTAATACCACGTGAAATACCGTTTGTTTTTGAGAATAGTAAGTCTTCCAATGTTATTTTTAGAGAATCTATAAAATCAGATATGTTTAATGCGTCCTTACATTGCTCGTTCAAAAATACATTTAAGTTGAAACTATTATTATTATTATTATTTGTAATATTTGTATTCCCAATTTTAGGAACTATCTCATTTATCGTCTTAACAAGTTCACCATTCTGTTTTATTAACTCCTTAACTAACTCCTTCAATTCTTTATCAGTTGTTGAATCTATTTTTTTGTTGATTTCAGTTTCTAAAATGACACCATCTGTGGTATATAGATCATCTTTAGTTACCATAGAAGATGGTACATGCGTTTTTACCATAGCACACGTTCGCTTATGCTTTGCTAGTCCCGGTTTATATTTATAACTGTTACCACACATGCAGCTAAATATTTTATTTTCTTTTATCGGCATTTTTTGGTTACTCTCGGTTACTCTTTTATGCTTGATGGTCTCGATGTGTATTTTATAGTTAGATTCTTTAGAGCATTTAAAGTCACATTTTTCACAAACAAAAAATAGGCATTTTTCGGCATTTTTTGGCTTATCCATTTCTCATATATATAGAGTAATATAAAAAATGCCTAAATCCTTTTCATATAATATATATAAAAGTTGAAAAAATTATGGTAACAAAATAATCAACTTAAAAATACGATTTAGAGCATTATGCTCTGAGTGATGAAATCAATGTTTTTTTTATATTTCTACCCCAGGTTTTCAAAAATGGACATTTATAAATGTCCAATTTTGAAAAAGGGCCTCCGAGAGTTGAAATTTTCATACATCATCACTTATTCGGCGTCCGCCTTCCCTTTTTGCGGAGGTTACCATTATGATTTGATTAATTATTGACAACGTGGTCACGTGGCGACCATAATGGTGTAGATTTATAATTTATTAAAAATAGTAAATATATTCAAAACATGTCCCCAAAAGACACTATCATGTTTATGAAAAACTACTTTCCCAAAATTGGGACATCTTTTGGAAACCATTGGTTGCAAACTATTACGATCCATTTCGCAGAAATATACCGACTGATATAGAGAAATCACGACCGATTTGGTACTCTCCATCTCACCGAAATATTCTTGAAAATCGCGAAAATATTGGCGGCAAAATAATTGTCGCAAATATTTATGAAAACTTGTCCTCTATTTTTTTAAATAACTCTTTACCATATACTAAATTACCTGTCGGTTTATAGTCATTTATCGGTTTGAATTCCTTTTTATTCGCTGCATTTTCAGAGGTATTTTTCGAGTTTACTTTACGAGTCAAACCCATATTAAAAGGATCTAAACTATTTGCACTAAGAGGATTGTTTACCGCTTGAGATGGTGGTAACGGATTACCATATTCATCTAATTCATCTATACGGTTACCATGCTCGTCTATTACTATACCAGTCTTTTTTTTAAACTCTGTTCTTACATATGATGGAATATAGTGCTTCCAAGAAATAAATATTAAATTTGGATGCGTATACCTAACAACAAAACCATTATTCGTAAGCTCTTCTAAAATATAACTAATACATGATGCACGGTCATATGATGCAACCCCTAACATAATTTCTGGAATAACATACCAACAAAATTGTGTATCGATTTTTTGGCGAGATGTTATTTTTATTTTTTCATGAATCCTATTTAAGATTTTATTATATATTGACAACTTTGATAAGTCGTACGTCTTCTTCTTATCATACAACTCTTCTAAATTTATTTTTTTTATTTTATCGCTATCTTCTCTATTTCGAAACAGTTCATCCATAGAATATAAATATAAATATAACTCTTAAATCATAAATAGAAAAAAATATATACAATTAATCCTATTGTGTTAATATAGTAATTAAAAATTATTACTATATTAAAATGACAATTAAGCATTTGGTTATAGGCGGCGGGGGTCCTTTCGGTCTATGCGCATTAGGTTCTTTGAAATATTTACACGATAAAGAATTCTGGAATATAAAAAATATAGAATCTATCTATGCAACATCTATCGGAGCTTTAGTAGCAGTATACTTATCTCTAAAATATGACTACGAATATATTGTAGAATATTTAGTAAAAAGACCATGGGAAAAAATATTCGAAGAAATCGGTATACAAAATATACTCGAACTGTATAAAAATAAAGGTCTAATAAATGTTTACTCTATTTATTTTAAAAAATATAGTATTTTATTCGAAGCAAAAGGAATATCACCAAATGTAACTATGAAAGATTTTTATAACTATTCTGGTATAGAGTTTAACTTTATAACATGTGATGCAAACCAGTTTAAGAGGATTACTATATCGCACAAAACGCATCCAGACCTTGAATTGATGACTGCATTGTGTATGACATCAGCTTTTCCTGTTATTTTTACACCCGTTATTATAGATAATAAATGCTATATAGATGGCGGTATTTTTAGCAACTATGCAGTTAATATTTGTTTACAAGAAACCGGATGTAAACATGAAGAAATACTAGGTGTTAAAAAATATCAGTCAACGGATATAAATGATGGTCTTATTACTAACGAATCTAATATTATTGACTTTTTAGAGAAAATTACTTTAAATATTTTTAACCGCATAAATGATGAACTCTTGCTAGAAACAATACCATATGAAGTAGTATGTAACATGAATGTATTTACTACATATGATGCATGGACGCAAGTTCCATTCTCTTCGGAACATCGAAACAACTTAATATTATATGGAATAAAAATTGCTGAAGATATACATGAAACATTCATTTCTCATCGTGAATCTATATCCGACCATCCTAATAATGAGAGCCTTTAACATTTACACATATGAGGTGTTACAGATGCGTGAGATTAATCGAAATTCAATATTATAAATCGATAATTGAAAACATGAATAACTCAACATAAATATACAATATTAGTCATAAATACAAGTACTTCAATATTTGTATTTATAAACGATTCGTCAAAAAACCGTACACTTAAAGAGAACTATTTAAAAATTGAGTCAGAGCATCTTTCTCCGGTTTAGATTTAAATTCAATCACATCTGAACCAGTATCTAGTTTGATAGTAGGATAACCTGATACGTCGTATTTGTCGGCAAGAGCAGAGTCTTTGTCACAGTCTACATGTACAAAGTTTACTTTCTTACCATTAAAGGTCTTAGACTCATTTTCTTTTACAAATTCATCCCATTCTGGCTTAGCATGTTTGCAATGAGGACACCATTCTACGCCGAAAAAGTATAATGTTACAACTTCTTGATTTGGGTTTTCATTTCTTATATTCATACCATTAGCATATCCTTCTAGGAGCGACCTATCAGACTGTGGAACAATATATGTTTTATAAATATAGTAAGCACATGCGATTAAAATAGCAGCAAAAGATGCAATTAATATATATCTAGTAACTGTCGGTAAAGAGTTTATTACTTTTTTAAATTTGAAAACTGAATCAGCCATTTCTATTTCTATAATATATTATATATATAAAAGATTAATATATGTTTTGCGAATAAACGAATAATATACTACTAAATATTTAATACAACAATTTAAAACTATGTTATAGTATAATTATAGTATAACTAAATATAAACTATTACCGTTATTTCATCTATAATGCTTTTTCGCTGTTCAGATGGAAAAATAATAGACATTAAAATTCAATCATTTATTACAGATAAAGACTATTACGATATATTACTAAAAATAACTAAAAATAACTAAAAATAACTAAATATTATGTATCGAGTAATTTATTTAAAAATTTATTTAAAAATTTATTTAAAAATTGTATAAAAAATATAAAAAACTAGTATTAGTACTATTAATTCAAATAGGCAATATAGTATAAAAAATAATTTAACTTTAGCCATAGATGGGTCTAAAAATAATCCTTTCGTGTTAAAAATTATTCCAAGTGATTTATAAACAGTTGTGAATACGTATAAGTATAGCCCTACAACTCCTATTTTTATTAATAAAGAAAAAAAGCTATTTTTACTTATTTTTGTTCCATATGTAACTATAATAAGAACTAAACCTACAATAATAAGATATGTAGTATTTTTAACAGAATCAGAAAAACTTTTTAATGAATCTATAGAATTATTTGACATATTATATTGTTATATATATATAAAAATAGATATATATAAATATAGTTAAATGGCGTATAAAAAAACACCAAAAGTTTATAAATATAACAGAAACAGAAACAAAAACAAAAATATAAACAGAAATTTTACTACAAAAACAAAAGCAAAAAAGCGTACATTCACGCGTAAGGATTACATGAGCGGTGATGGTATGTTAACTAGTGTATGGGGACCTGCAGCATGGCATCTTCTTCATACTATAAGTTTCAACTACCCTATAAATCCAACTGAAGAAAACAAAAAACAGTATAAGGAGTTTGTTGAAAGTTTGAAAAATGTTCTTCCTTGTAAATACTGTAGAATGAATTTGGAAAATAACTTAAAGGTGCATCCAATTAAACCTTGTCATATGAAAAATCGTGATACATTTTCGAGGTATATTTACAACTTACATGAAATCATTAATAAAATGTTGGGCAAAACATCGGGGCTTTCCTATTGTGATGTCCGCGAAAGATATGAGCACTTTAGGTCTAGGTGTACTCAAAATGATGCACCTAAAATATTCAAATTTAATACTACACGTAAAAAAGAAAAAGAAAAAGGATGTACGGAACCTTTATATGGTAAAAAAGCAAAATGTGTTATACAAATTGTACCCCAAGAAGAGAAGACTCCATCATTTGTGGTAGATAACAAGTGTATTAAGGTTAGAGGCGAGTAATATAGGTGACTTCATTCATGTTTTACAGATAGTATAAAACATGAGATGTTATAGATGCGTGAGATTTGAGTTAATTCGAATCGATAATTCATAAATACAAAAATTTACAAAATGTAAAAATATAATAAATATAATAAATATTACAACTTATCAGCCCAAGGAATCGGTAATTGATTCATTAACCCTCTGCTATTATAATTTGGAACCTTTTTGCATTCAAATGATGGCTCGGGGCATCTTGCGCATGGAGGACACGGCTGACATTTTTTCTCACTATTTGACGAATTGTTACAGTTTACATTAGGGCATGCAGGGCAAATAGGTGGTACAATCTCGGACTTAAGAATGTATAAGTTTTCCTGTCCGGGTGGAATTCTACTTTTTGGAACACCTTGATCGTCTTTCGTAACTGTTTCTTTTATACTGTACATCGCTCCATTCATGTTTCCTTTAGCTACTGAATCAAATATACCCAGTCTGTCAATTATTTTAACATTTGAATCAGCTTCATTCCTATAGTCTGAATATTTCGGATTTTTTGTATTCATACTAGAGCGGTCATTATCATCACCTGCATTAAGGTCATCTTTATCTCTGTTCCAGTTTGCTTTATTATAAAAAGGGTTATTATAGTTAGAAGATTTATTATCTGAATGATTTACACTTCTTACATTGTCATCATTTTTTTGTGTGTTATAATCTGAATAGGTGTTGTATGATCTTTTATCATCGCTTCTATTTGAGAAGCCTTCCAAATATGGTAACATCCCTTCACGATTAGCACACATACCTAAAGTAGAACATAAAACAAGCGCAAGTAATAGTATGAGAAATATATGAATTTTTGTTAATTTCATTATTAAATGTAAATATAATATAATATATATATGGAAAAAAATTGATTAATATATATTTATATTATTATAAAATAAGAACAAAAACTAAATACAACTATGACATCGACAACATCGACAACATATGTAAATAATTTTGAAACCGTCAATGAACCAAAAATCAAAAGAACTAAGACGACATCCAAAGAAGGTAAACCAATACCTCATATTCTAAAGTCATCATATTTTGAATACGAGGATACATGTAAATCGCCATTTATTGAAATCGGTATAGATGAAGCCGGAAGAGGTCCTATGTTTGGACGCGTATATATTGGAGCCGTGGTTTTACCTAAAGATAGCAAACAGTTTGATTTTTCGAAAATGAAAGATAGTAAAAAATTCCACTCCGACAAAAAAATTAAAGAAGCTGCAGAGTATATAAAATCTCACGCTATCGCCTGGAGTGTTACATATGCCGAGCATAATGAGATAGATGCGAAAAATATACGCAAAGCAACAATAGACTGTATGCATAATGCTGTTAACGATTTGATGGAAAAAATGAATAAAACGGCCGACGAACTATACTTACTAGTTGATGGTAATGACTTTATACCTATGATGAAACTATGCGACGATTCTTATACTCAAATACCTCATAAGTGTATTGAAAGTGGCGACAACACATATGCCTCAATTGCTGCTGCTTCTATTCTTGCAAAAGTTACCCGCGATGAGTATATTATGCAAATGTGTAGAGAAAATCCAGAGCTAAATACGCGATATGACCTGGAAAGTAACAAAGGATATGGTACAAAAAAACATATGGATGGTATCAAAACACACGGAATCAGCCAATGGCATAGAAAAAGCTTTGGGTTATGCAAAGAGTTTTCTTAAATGTAAACTTAGTGTAAATATGCAACAGCGTAGTGTAGTATAGTGTAGAGGCGGTCATCTTCTTTTTTTCATTGCAGGAGCAATGAAAATTCCGTATACTATATACAGAATGTAAATAACAACAAAAAATACGATTAATAGATTGAATATTTTCATAATATTACAATACGTTGAATCATCTTTCGAGTCACATCTTATAGTAGTTCCAAAAATACCGAAAATTCCTGAACCTAAAATACCACCCCCCATACCCGTGTTAGAACCTCCTTTGGCCATTATTATGTATAATATATATTATGTATATTATATTATATATTATATATTATATATGTTTGTATTTTAATAAAAAAAATTCAGTAAATTGAAGTGAAAGTATTATGCTAAATGATATATAGAATATTAATTCAAAAGGAAAAAACGACCTAAATCTATCAAAACAACAAACACAACAAACACGACAAACACAACAAAATGAAAGTTCTTGTTTTCGATACCGAGACATCAGGATTACCCAAGGAGCGCAATCCTTCTATATATGATACCGACAAATGGCCTCACGTGATGCAGGTAAGTTTTATTATATACAACACAGGAACAGGTGAACTAGAGGATACGTACGACACATATATTAAACTGAATCCGTGGGTAATCGTCGACCCTGTGTCTGAAGGAATACACGGAATTACGCGCGAAATCATGGACAAAAAGGGTATATCAATACAAGATGCTCTTATTCGACTACGCGATGCTCTTGGAAGGGTAGACCTATGTGTGGGACATAATGTCTCATTCGACAAGCGGTTCATTATAGTAGAAGGAATACGCAACAATATTAGAATGAATTTTCCTGCTGACTACTGTACTATGAAAAATAGCAAAGAGGTGTGCAAAATTGAATACACATTTTCGAATGGAACGAAGGGATTCAAGTTTCCCAAGTTAATGGAACTGTATGAGCATTTATTTCCAGGGATTCCGGCACCTCAAAATCTACACAACTCTTTTGCGGATACGGTTGTTACCCTGAAGTGTTACTGCAAATTAGCTCATGACGTGAATCTTTCACTTGAGTCGCGCCACTTTCGTGCAATATTTCGTGACAACTGCTGCTAAATACAAATAATACCAACCATATCCACTTACGAAGAACACATCTCGCATGTATTTGAATCACCGTCACCTCCAATACCATATTTATCAAAACTAATATTATCACTTCCATCGTCATTTTTTTCTTTATCTACTCTCGCCACATTTTCAGGTTCAATAGTAAACTGTTGTGCCTGGTGTTTTGGTTTTCTACGCAAATAGTAGATGCCCGTTTTAAGACCACGCGTCCATGAATAAAAGTGCATAGATGTCAAAGTATTATAGTTTGGTTCTTCTAGCCATAGGTTCAAGCTCTGACTCTGACAAATAAATGCTCCACGATCGGCAGCCATATCTATCAAATGTTTCATAGGTATTTCCCAAACTGTTTTATATTTATTTTTAATATGTTCGGTTAGTCCGGGTAGTAGCGACGCGTCCAACTGTTGTATACTTCCGCGATTAGCAATAATATTGTTTTTAATTTTTTCATTCCATATTCCCAAACTAATGAATTCTTTAATCAAATACTTATTCACCATAATAAATTCACCGGCCAAAGTTCGCCGCATATATATATTACTAGTAATCGGTTCAAAACATTCATTATTACCTAGGATTTGTGATGTACTTGCTGTGGGCATTGGGGCAACAAGAAGGGAGTTTCGTATACCGTATTTTATAATTTCTGAACGAAGCGTGTCCCAGTCATAACGACCTGGTGTAGGCTTTGTATTCCACATATCAAACTGGAAAACACCTTTAGACATGGGTGAGCCGATAAATGAGGAGTAAGCGCCCAATAAGTCAGGTGTATTTTTTAGGTTATTATATTCATCATCTGTTAGTTTAAAATTTTCTCCTGCAGATAAATCAAATGGTGCTGTTTTTAATAACCCAAAAAATCTAGACCTTTCTACAGAAATAAGATTTGATTCATATAGTGCGGCATGATATATAGTTTCAAATATTAGTTTGTTAATTCGAATAGCTTCTTCACTATGAAAAGGTATATTCATCATGAAAAAAACATCAGCCAATCCTTGTACGCCAATACCGATGGGACGATGAAGCAAATTGCTTGTCCGTGTTTTTTCAGTCGGGTAATAATTGATATCGATTACGCGATTTAAGTTTCGTGTAACAACACGAACAACATCATATAGATGTTCAAAATTAAAAACATGTTTCAATGTATCCGTGTCAAAATGAACAAATCGATTCAAGGCAATACTTGCAAGGTTACATACCGCTGTTTCATCCTTATCGGAATACTGAATAATTTCCGTGCACAAGTTAGAAGATTTGATAGTACCAATATTTTTCTGATTGCTTTTATGGTTTGCTGCATCTTTATAACACAAATAAGGTGTACCTGTTTCCATTTGACTATCGAGAATTTTAAACCAAAGGTCGCGAGACTTTACTTTACGTTTAAATCTACCGGCGGTCTCATATTTTTGATATAATTCTTTGAACTCATTACCATATACGTCAGCCAATCCCGGGCATTCGTCTGGACAAAACAGACACCAGTCTTCGTTTGTTTTTACTTTTTCCATAAAAAGGTCAGGAATCCAAAGAGCGTAGAATAAGTCACGTGCACGCATTTCTTCATCACCCTGGTTTTTCTTTAGGTCTAGAAAGTCTACGATATCGGCATGCCATGGTTCCAAATATACAGCGAAGCTCCCATTGCGACGTCCACCTTGGTCAATATATCGAGCAGTATTATTAAATACGCGAAGCATAGGAACAATACCGGTAGATAAACCATTTGTCCCGCGAATTAAACTACCAGATGCACGAATGTTATGAATATGAAGACCGATTCCACCTGCCCATTTTGAAATATTTGCACATTCCTTTAAAGTATTAAAAATACCATCTAAACTATCATGTTCCATTGAAATCAAATAACATGAACTAAGTTGAGGACGCGGCGTCCCAGCATTGAAAAGAGTAGGTGTAGCATGTGTAAAATATTTTTCAGACATAAGCACAAATGTCTCGCATGCCTTTTTCAAATTTTCACCGTGTATCCCAATCGATACACGCATCCACATATACTGCGGACGCTCCTGAATGACACCGTTTAATTTCATAAGATAAGCGCGCTCCAGTGTTTTAAAACCAAAATAGTCGAATAAAAAATCATTTTTAGAATGTTGTGATACAAAATCCTCTAAAAAGTCGCCATTTTTCTCGATAATATTCCATGTATATTCCGAAATAAGGGGTGTATGAACACCATCTTTATCTGTAAATTCATACAGACGTCGCATAACATTTACAAAAGATGGGTCAGTATTTTTGTGATGATTGGAGATAATAATATAAGACGCGAGTGTTCCATAATCAGGATGTTGCGATGACTGAGTCGCACATTGTTCGGCCGTAAGGTCATCGATTTTTGTAGTTGGAATACCATCATATAATTGGTCAATAATTTTTATAACCAATGCTGAAAAATTTATAGAAACGCCTGCTTGTATTCCCATTTTTTTTACTCGTGTTAGAATTTTATCAAATTTTACTTCTTGAAACGAACCATCTCGCTTCTTTACATGCATTTGGCTTTCCCATATATTGTCATTTTTGTGCATTGTTCTGAAATATAATATGTGTATTATTATTACATATATTATATTTATACCATTTTAATATAATTGTTTCTTTAACTATCTACCTACGATGTTTTTTAGAATATCTTTTCGATGATTTGTTTGAACGTTTGGTGTGACGAGTATTGTGGCGACGATGTACTCTATAACTTCTGTTTCTTCCACCCATTTGACCTGGTTTTTTTATCATATCAATTGCTGCTTGTAATTGTTTAAATTGTTCTTCAGCTTCTATCAAATTATGAAGATTTTTATCAGGGTGTAATTTTAATGCCATTTTTCGATACGCCTTATTTATCTCGGCTTCTGTAGAACTAGGCGGTATTCCCAACAAATCAAAAGCAGCTTTTTTAGTTTTTGGAGCAGAGTATTTTGAACGCGGACTTTTGGGACTTTTGGGGCTTTTGGGACTTTTTGGTCTTCCTGGCGCTGGTCCTGGCGCTGGTCCTGGCGCTGTTCCTGGTCTGCGCTCGCGATGCCGCTGCTGTTGTTCTTCCATTGCTTTCAAATAATCATCCATTTTGCGCTTAAGTGCTTCATCATCTCTTTCTTTTGATTTTGAAAAATAATCAAGATAATTTTGGAAACTTCTTGCTAATGTTGCGCTCATTAGTCCAGACGCTCTTAAAGGTGAAGGACCGCGCTCAGTATGTGCTGGTTGCTGTAATGCTCTTAAATAAGCTGGATCTACCTCGCGCTCATCTCGACCGCTAATACCAGCAGCAACGGCACCTGGTTTTTTTGAAAATCCAAGTGTAGTTTGAGCAGGACGTCCGCGCTCTAAAGCCTCAATCTCTGCTAGAGTACGTAAACGACCACTTGGGCTTCTAGATGGATCATTTCCAACTACCGGAGGTAATTGAAATTTTTTACTCATTTTATTTATATACTATTTATATATTATTTATATATTATGGAATAGTCAATATTTATTACAAATATTTTATTAAAAAACTATTACAAATATTTATTACAAATATTTTATTACAAATATTTTATTACAAATATAATAAAATATTTTTTAATTATATACAACTATATTATTTAACAAAATGAAAAGCACTATAACAAAAGGATATGACTTAAAATTTATCATAAATTTTTTTTTAGCAGTTTTAGTAATATTTTTAGTACTAGTTTTTATAGGAGCTATAAAAGTATACCATACCGAAACATTTGCTCCAAATATGAATAATAATAACCAACTTGAGCCTGGTAACTTTCCTGTATCTAGTACACAACCTATTTTATATGGAGACTATAAAGTAAAACAAAATACAAATGTTACAAAAAATAACGACTATAATATTTGGAAAGAATATCCCGTTTACCCTAATTCATATAAACAGGAAACAAATAATAAGCGATATTGGACTACTCCCGATAACGGTACATGTTCGCCAGCCGAGTTTTGCGGAACTCCATATGAAAAAACGGAGCAGAAAAAAGATGTAATAACTAAACCTATCCCAATAGAAGCGAATGTTACGCGAATTAACTGGTGGGCGGCAAATACATGTGAATAAATCAATATCTTTAAAAAATATTAAAAAATATTAAAAAAACATGAAACAATAAATATTATATACTATTTATTGTTTATAGATTGTTTATAGATTGTCGGTATCATATATTGAGTTCTAAATCAGATATTACAATAAGACAACCTGATTCATTTGTACTTTCTTCATCTACTATATTATTTTTTTTCTTAGGAGTTCGTTTTTTAGGAGCCCTATGTTCATAACCGGTTTCTCGTTCCTTAAGAATAGTATTCCATACATTTTCTATTTTTTTAATTGCACTTTCAAACCATATGTCATTCTTTCTGATAAGAACACAACTATATTGATTAAGATACCAGTATATATTTTTTAACCAAGTAATTCCGGCATTCTTATCAATAATTTCTTCACACCATCTATCATATTCTTCGCGTGTTAAATATAAGGGTGCATATTCATAAAACGGTTTCCCATCTTTCATAAAATAGGCAATCACACCTTTAAGAGTTTTAGCAGATGTTAAATGAAATTCAGCATCAATATCCGATGACGAGTCGTGTATAAATGCCGCCTCATCTTCATACTCTTTAAAACATGTCTCTAGAAAATCACACTCATCGCAGTCACATACTTGCATTTGAAGTTGAGTTTGTATCCAATATTCTTCAATCGGTATTCCCGTTATTTCACGGTTGAATACATTTTTAATTTCCAACATGCGACCATACAATGGAGAAGCCGGATCAACGTTAATACCATCCGGTGATGCTCCCAAGAAATCATATTTTGGATGTTTTATGCAACCAAATTCTCCAACCTTTGTATTATTTCTTGCTTCATATAACATGACCGAAAGTTTTTCATATTTTTGCCCCCAATGAAGAGGTGAGTTTGTATTTACAAATGTTTTTTCCACTATAATATGTTCTTTATCCTTTTCCCTTTCCATGTCATCTACATCATCATGATTCGCTGTAATATTAACAGCGAGTGGTTTACACTTTTCATAAATAAGTTGGTTTATACATGATTCTGATTTAAATACTTTCCACGCAGCGCTTGCCGTAATGAGTTTATTTCGGAAAATATACCATCCCGCTGTTCTTTGTTCATCTTGTGGGATAGATTTTAAGTATTCTATTTTTTTAATGGTTTCGGAGACATTTGGAGGTTGTAAAATACAAGTAGTAGGATAAGACCTTGGTGGAACAATGTTTTCAAAATATTCTTCTAAACAAGTATTTATAACTTCTTCAATCTGATTTTCCATATCTTCTGTAAACCTAAATATATCAACAACGCCGGTAAATAAATTATCTGAAAACGTATACTCGATAATCTCATATATGGAGTTTTCTAACTTTATGTGAAAAGTAGGGTCGCTAAATGACAAAGGATTATTTCTTACACTTTCGTCAATACAATATAATATAGACTCACGCAGTCCTTGTACATCTTGTTCTGATAATGAAGGACTTATGCTAGTACAAACATCGACATTATTAGACTCATTTGCATTTGCATTTTCATTTTCACTATCTGTATCGTGTTCTGTGTCACTATTATCTTTTAGAAAATCCCAAACTGATATATCACTTTCGACGGTATTGTTTTTAATAAATTCGCTAAAAGGTATACCATTTATTAAAATATCTACTGTTTGTGTTGCTACATCTGTCATGTTAAAATTATATAAAACTTAAAAATATATATGTGAATTATTTTAAGGGATGGTTAATATAAATAAGAAGATATTTCTAAGTTGGTATCAATTTTATATTAGATGTAAATAACTATAAATAACTATAAATAACTATAAATAACCATAACCATAACTATAACCAGAAAATATAAAAAGTAGAATAAAAAATATTAGATATTATTTGTTATCATCATCACTGTTATTATTGGAATTATTTCTTGAATTGGGTGAACTAATTATAATATTTTGATGTACTCCGGATAATCCGGCAATTTTTGCTGCTTTATTATCTCTTGTTTTATTTACCTTTTTAGGAGGAAGAGATTTCAAAGTAGACTGTCGTTTTTCACATCTTTTTAGAGTAAACTTACGATTAATTTGATTGAATAAAAGACATGGTATTGATTTTATAATACCATTCTCGCGGTCATAAATAACATCTTTTGATTTTGATAGACGTTTTTGGTCAAGACTGGTTGTTAAAAAGGATAGTAAAATCTTTGATTCTTTTACAGTAAGGTTATTAATTGTCGAGTAGTCATCAATAAAAAGACGAATTTTTTGCATCTTTATTGTTTTATCTAACTTACTCCAAAGCTCATTTGTATGTGTTTGTTTTTCTTTTTCGAGAAAATCGTTAATATTGTTTACATCATTAGTGTCTCTTGGGCTTAAATTATTATAATTATTATTACTTAAAAGCATTGACTTATATTTTATATTTTTCAGGTCTTTCATTTCTTTACTCATTTTATATATATTATATATAAAGTAAAGTTTAACCTTTTTTTCTATTTGTTATATTTATTACATATAATATGAAATCGATTTCAATCACAGGAAAAAGAAATACTGATAAGATAAAATCTTTAGAAAACCCAGATATGATATGTGAAAGAAATTCTATGAAAAAGTTTCCAAAGGAGCTTATTGCATTTTATCAAAACCATGAGGAACAAGTATCCCTAGTAAATAAGCTTTATATGGACGTGAGACCACTAGAGAACTGTGAGATTTTCATAAAAGAAATCGATAAAAAAATAAAGGGATATAAACAACAAGATATAGAAAAAGAACTATATGAAAAAGAGAAATTTATAGATGTTGAGAATGTATTATCTGAATTAACAGGATGTAGATTAAAATGTTATTACTGTAATACAAAGTGTTATATTATATATAATGAAGTTTTGTCAAAGACACAGTGGACTATTGACAGAATTGATAATAACTATGGACACAATAATGGTAACATAGTTATTGCATGTTTAGACTGTAATGTAAGAAGAGGTACAATGGACAGTGATAGGTTTAAACTAGGTAAACAAATGAAGTTTATAAAAAAAGACGATGATGATAATTTATTATAATATACAAATAAATACAAATATATACAAATATATACAAATACATACAAATATTTTACTTAATTTTAATTTACACAAAAAGCATTTAAAATGAATTTTATTTTAATAAATACAAATAAATAAATAACATTAAGAATGTCTTCTAGTACTACATATTCTAATTATACAACTCAGAATGACCTTTTATTAAACAATCTTTTAAAATTTTATGAAGAGAATAATAACATGGATTATATGTTGCGAATTATAAATGGAGAATCTAAAATTTCTCTAAGGATAATAGACTGGTTTGCAACAAACTATGCAAAAAAATATTATACTGTTTATGAGATACCCAACACGGAACGTCGTTTTAAAGTATATGTAGACTATAAGTTAAAGTTAAAAGCATATTCGAAGAAAAGATTTGACCCTTTTTGTAGATGGGATAGGATAACAGTTCCATATAAAGATGGTAAATATATTCAGACAACGATTGGTCAATTGAATTTTTTTAAATGGGCTCTAGAAAACAATGTAATTCATTTTATAGAAGAAAATTATTCAAATATTGAAAAAGATATGAATAACCGAAATAGTACTTCAAAGAGTAAATCATTGTCTGGCTCTTCTGTATCAAGTGCATCTACCGAATCTACAAGTATTGATGTTAATGATGCTAATGATGCTAATGATGCTAATGATGCTAATGATGCTAATTATGATTGTCACAATAACAGTGTGAGTGCTGGTATTGTTACAGGGGATATAAATAACAAGACAAGAAAAAAACGCGAAGAATTGTCTATTTCGGCTACAAAAAGTATAAAAAAGGAAAAAGTAGAAATTGTGGTAAATTTTAATTGAAAATACTTAAACAATTGAAATACTTAAACAATTGAAATATTTAATAAATTAAATGAATTAATGATTGAGTTATAATAAATTAAAAAATATAAAAAATATAATAAATATAATAAAAATATAATTACAGTATTTTTATTATTAGAAATAAAATTTTAATATAAATAATGGGTAATACATTATCAATAAGAAAAATAAATTGTGAAGATATGCAAAAAGCTTGTAGCGGTAGTAATACTGACAACTATATCATAATAAACACGTTAGAAGCGAACATGCAAAAGTGTCTAATAAAAAATACAATTCAAATAGATCAAGAAGAACAAATTATAAATTCTATTATAAAAAAAACACGTAATAAAAATATTATAGTATATGGTAGAAATTGTAACGATGAGAAAACATATAAAAAATATGAACAGTTAGTAGGCCTAGGATTTACCAATGTATATATATACGTTGGAGGAATGTTTGAGTGGCTACTACTACAAGACATATATGGTAATGAATTATTTCCTACTACTAGCAAAGAGATGGATATATTAAAATATAAATCACAGCGAATATTCGATGTGAAGTATATAGAAAATGGGTAATATACCGGTTTAATATTTCAACGCATTTATCGTCTAAAGTGAATGAATAAATGTATCAATTTGTTTCAGTATTTCAAAATTAGCCTCGGGGTTTGTTTTCAAGTCTATATCAGCATCGATAACTAGTTTTGGAATATTCTCACTATTAATCCATTCATCATGGTACTTGTCGCATTCTTTCAAGTATTCAAGCGGGATATTTTCGCCTTCTCTTGCGCGAATATTCACGCGTTTCAAACATATTTCAGGAGATGCCTTTATATATACAATTGCTCCAATCGGTACATCACTTATAAATTCATCATACCATTTTTTATAAATAATATATTCGTCATGTTCTATGTCGCCCTTATCATATAACATTTTCGAAAATACATTTCTGTCTGTTCCAACACATCTCTCGGTAATAATATACTTATAACCTTTTTTTACTGCATCGCGAAGAAGTGCTAGTCGGGAAATATACGCAAGCATCTGAAGTCTGAATGCAAACCTTTTTTGGTCTTTGTAATAGTTGGAAAGAATTGTAACACCATTCTCATCAACTACAGAGTTCCATGTGTCGACCGGTTCTTGAATAAAGAGAATATCTTTTCGACCTTTAGCATTATAATATTCTTCAATATCTTTCACTTTTGTAGATTTTCCTGAACCGATATTCCCATCAAAACTTATAATTATAGGAGGCGCAACGGATGATTCGGATGATGCTATGACAAGAGATGATGAACTAGACATGTTTGTGTTTTCAGAAAAAGCTAACGACATTTCCTTTATATTATACTAAATATATTCTTTCAATTTTGCATACTAGAATATTACACTGACATATAATATAATATATTAAAGTAGGTTAAATATATCTTGTTAACTTTATATAACGACACCTACATATTCTCAATCACTAAACACATAGTATATTTTACAGACCATTTTAATCATAAGATGACACAACAAGAAGCCTCAGTAGAAAATATAAATGATAAATCATGCGAACATGAACATGAACATGAACACGAACCCGAAGTAGATATACACATCGATTTATATCAAAAAAAGTTATCAAAAGCCGAATGGGATTATATGGAAGTACCAGAATCTAAAGATGAAGTTGAAATTCTCAGTTTAATTAAAAAAGGTTTTTCAAATGTGAACATCAAGTATAATACAGCAAAGTCTATCATTGGGGTTTTAAAGACATCGATTACGGAAGAAACTATGTTATTTTTATTTAATAAATATTTTAGAAAAAGAATAGAAGAAATATGCGAAGAATATGACTACAAGGGTTACAACTGCGAAGAAATAATCGGAAAGAACAAAAATTTAAAAATAAAAAAAATAGACGAGATGAGAATAGTGAATAATAATTTTCAAGAAAACAACGACAAAATTTATGAGTTTGTTTTGCTAGAAATTATCGAACAATTACTCGAGCACCATGAAGATAAAAAGGCAAATTGGTATTATTATTATTATACCTTAAAGTTTATGAAAAATAATGAAATCGAACACTTGAATACGTATGTTGTTAACTTTGTGGAAAATGTTTTAGAAAGATACGATAGTGAGTTCAAAATAAAAACATTTATTAGATATGCTTATAATTTTATCGAAAAAAATGAATACCTATTCAAGTATCAAGACTTTTCTTTATACGAACACCAGAAACAAATATTCACTATTTGTAAAAATCCCAACCCTAAACTTATATTATATATTGCACCAACAGGTACAGGTAAAACGCTTACTCCTATTGGACTATCGGAACAGTTTAACATACCGAATCCAGATGTATCTGTTGGAGGATTTATTACAAAAAAATATAAAATCATTTTTGTATGCGCTGCTCGACACGTTGGTCTTGCCTTGGCGAAATCGGCAATAAGTGCGATGAAAAAGATTGCGTTTGCTTTTGGTTGTAATAGTGTGAGCGATATTAGGCTGCATTATTATGCTGCAAAAGAAGCTACGCGTGACAGAAATGGTCGCATTCGTAAGGTGGATAATACAGTAGGAGACGAAGTAGAAATAATGATATGCGATATTAAATCATATATTCACGCCATGTTGTATATGAAGGCGTTTAATAATGTTAACAATATAATTACATATTTTGATGAACCTACGATTTCACTGGACTATAGCGAACATGAGTTTCATAAACTAATCAAGAAAAACTGGACTGAAAATCAAATACCAAATCTCGTATTATCGTCTGCGACACTTCCACATGAGAATGAAATTCAGACAACTATTTTAGATTTCAGGACAAGATTTATTGGTGCGGAAGTTGTATCAATTGTGAGTCACGATTGCTCTAAGTCTATCCCAATAGTAAATAAAGATGGTTATGTTGACTTGCCCCACTTTCTTTTCGAGTCGTATGAGGATGTTTTGAAATCGGCCAAACATTGCAGCAACTATAAAACACTTTTAAGATATTTTGACTTGAATGAGATAGTAAAATTTATAATATTTGTAAATGAAGAAAAAATGTACACAAACAGCAGGTATTCACTGGAAAGATACTTTGCGGATATCATGGATGTTACTATGACAAATATAAAATTATACTACTTGATTCTTCTTAAAAATATTATACCGGATAAATGGGATGAACTTTTTAATAAAATGAAAACAAAGCGTGTAAAAATACATGAATCTAATATTTATTTTACAACACATGATGCACACACACTTACAGATGGACCGACTATTTTTTTAACGAATGATGTTGAAAAAATAGCGAAATTTGCAATTCAAAATTCTAAAATTCCTGCGGAAGTTATTGACGATTTAATGAATTCTATAGAACATAACAATGTATTATCAAATAAGATTGATGTTTTAGAAAAAGAAATTCAAACTATAGAAGAAGAAAAAGAGAAGTTAAAAGATAGTGGTAAAGATGGAGCAAAGAGTAAAGGAACTGGTGGTGGTAATATAGTTGTAGATACGAGAGAAATAAGAGAAAAGCAACAAATTATAGATATGATAAGATGTAATGTAAAAAGGATTGCACTAAGTGATATTTTTGTACCCAATAAGTTAGAACATATAATAAGGTGGACAAAAAGGGAAGTTTATACAAATGAATTTTCAGCGAACTTAGATGAAAGTGTCGTAGAAAAAATTATGTTACTTCAAATCGATAACCATTGGAAGATACTCTTGCTGATGGGAATTGGTGCTATAACAAATCATACAAACGTAAAATATAATGAAATAATTAAAGAGTTGGCGCAAAATCAAAAATTGTACATTATTATTGCATCTTCGGACTATGTATATGGAACCAATTATCAGTTTTGTCATGGGTACATTAGCAAAGATTTGAGTAACATGACACAAGAAAAAACGATTCAAGCAATGGGTCGTGTTGGAAGAAACAAACTACAACAAACATATACTATTCGTTTTAGAGACAATGAAATTATAAAGACGCTCTTTATAGACTGCGACAATAAACCAGAGGTGAAAAATATGAATAAGCTTTTTAGTTCGGTTTAGAATATAAAAGGTTAATAAAAGGTTAATAAAATTTTATTATTTATATTTATATATATAAATAATAAATGCGTTTATTTAAAAAACCACCGATTTTAAAAAACATATCACTAGTTTCTGTAAAAAGTAAAAATAATATTAATAATGTATTTATTCCACGACCGCTACCGGTATACGTACCTACTCTAAAGAATATACTAACTAAACCTTCACCTATAGTAGTACAAAACACAAATATATCTTCATATAGATTGGGCGACTTAGTTTTATTAGATTTAGACGAAGATGCTAAAAATGAATTATTAGCAGATCATCCTTATTCAATTGGTAGTAAATATTTATCAGAAAAAAAAAATAATAAAAACATAAATATTACAAATATTGATATAGTTACTAAAATTGTAGTTGAATATATAAAAAAAAATATAGAACGTTTACCAAAAGATATTGAAAATAGCACAGTAATACATTTAAGATTAGGTGATGTTATTGCAGGCAACGAATGGCATGAAAAAATAAAAAGACCATTAGATGTAAATAATATTATAAAATCTCTTAATGATAAAAGTAACAATAAAAGATATATACTGGGTAAATGTTTTTTTGCTAAAACTAGTTCAAGTAATTACGACGAATGTATAAAATTATCAAACCAATATTTACAAGATGCAATTAAATCATTAGATGCCGAGCATTTTGATTCGGGTAATGCGGATATAGATTTATGTTGCGCTGTTAAAGCAAAATTGTTTGTACAAGGTAGAGGTTTTTTTAGTAAGTTGATAGTAGAGATAAGAAAAAACTTAAATTTGAAAAATATCGAAACATTATGTCATTATTAAAAATGATATTTTTAATACTAATTTTGATAATTATCATTCATACTAAACTATAAATGAATGTAAAATATGTTGATTCACATCCCAAAAATCTGTCCGTACCTTTGTACCACGTTCTATAAAAGTATGTGAACTAAATCCGGTTGTAATCTTACTCCAAACACTTTTTACATCATGTTTTTTATGCTTGAATTCTGTCGATTCATCGTGTAATTTTACATTTACGTTTCCACCGGATCCTACTATTACCATACCGGCAGCACCTGTTGTCATATACTTTGATTCCCCGTCTATAGAATATTGTTCTAAATTATGATTATGTCCATTTAGATACAAATGAACACGATTGCTACCTAATATAGATTGAAAATCTTCGGCATCTATTTCATCAGCTTTGTGGTGTCCGACTACAAATATCCATTCAGTGGGTGGGATATTTTCTACTGTCGTATTAAACCAGTCGAGCTGTGTTTTACAGTTTTGGGCAATAATATTTTCATGAAACATGCATTCTCCTGGTTGAGGAGAGCAAGTAGGATATTGAATACCACAAGGGTCCCATTTTTTTCTATCGGCGCCTCTATAATCCATGACACACGGATTCGTATCTAAAACTATAATGTTTAAAGCAATTTGGATTGTATCGCTACCACTATAGTTAAATACTACGCGACGGTGATAATACCTGTCGTCCATTATCCACTGAGGAATAGTTTGATTTAACTCTAATTGTGCTGTAGCATTAAAACCATAATCATGATTACCCAAAGCATTATACCAAGGCAGACCAATATTCCCAAACAATTCGACATAGTCAGCATTGACTTGAGGGTCGCTCGTATTTTGAATCCCACAATAGTAAAAATTGTCGCCAGTATTTAATACAAGTTTTGGTTTATATTCTGATGCATATATTTTCATAGCATATGCAGTGCTTTCGGCATTACGTAAGTGGTAACCACCGAGTGAAGCAGACCCCCAATCGCCTAAAGAAAGAATATTTATATCTCGGGGGCTAAATTCTGTAGTGTATCGGGGCATCATGTCTATGGGCAATGTTACGACATTTGGTACAAATAGGGAAACAGCAGATACGAACAAAAGCAAGGATTGTACTTTCATTTATCTAAACAAAGAAAAGTATTTATGTGTATCTATATTAAATATTTTATAGTTATCTGTTTAAATAACTATAAAATATACATTGATTGGATATTGGTTTTAATAAAACGTAGGTATTGTTTTACATTTCTTACCATTTTGCGAATTACAATTCAATAAAGAACTTTTTGGTTTGAATCCTCTTAATTTCAAAGACTCTATTAATTTATTTCTATTGGAGTAACCTTTTATTTTTAAAGGTTTGAAATCCTTACCATAAACAACATAACAACGTTCTTCGGGAATCATAGTATTAACTATATTGTATGATATTATTTATTTTTTATTTTATAGTTTCATCAACAAATTTACAACCTTTACTTAGATTTTCAGATGCCCATAATGGTTGTAAATTTGTATAATGAAAACATTTTTTTTGTTCATCTTCATTCAATAGATTAAACAACGAACAGGGTTTAATGTGATCAATATGCCATTCACCGTGATTTTCCCATGTCATTCCTTCTTTGAATTTGGATTGAAAATATAATATAAATTCTTCTTTACTACATCCTAGATAATTATAAAATTTATTATACTTGTCTGCATTTTTTTGTTTTAATAATTTTGATATTCTTGTTCGAATAGAGAATACTACTTTAAAATAAGGGTCTGTATTATATTTTTTTTTATTATATGCTACACATTTTTTAATAATTTCATCTTTTTTTGCTTCATATCTAATTTTTGAAACTTCTTTTCTTCTACCAGATTGTTGATATTTTTGTTTATATAAAATATCACTTTGTTTATATTTTTCGTCATTTTTTCTTTTACTATTTTTATATTCAGAATAACAACTTCGACACATTCTTGCTAATTTATCCCAACTGGATGACTGCTTATTATATTCAGATAAAGCTTTCCATTTATCACAAGTATAACAATGTTTCATTTCAAACTCATTTTCTATTTTATGTTCTTTTTTGTTTCCCATAGTTAATAATATTATATTATTATAATATTATCTTTATATCAATTATATAAAGAGTTAAACACCATCTCGAAGTCGTAGAACTAAATGCAAAGTGCTAGAACTTTGACATTATAGTCTGCTAGTGTTCTACTATCTTCTAACTGTTTTCCGGCAAACACGAGACGTTGCTGGTCTGGAGGGTTCCCTTCCTTGTCTTGAATCTTTGCTTTAATAGCATCGATAGTATCGTTATTTTCTACTTCAAGGGTAATGGTCTTACCAGTAAGCGTCTTGACAAAAATCTGCATCTTGTTTTGTCGTGTTTAACGTGTATGGTTATAATATATATACATATTTTATTTTTAAGTATATTTATATACTTATTATAATGATACCAATAGGTTTTCATTTTGTTTTTCTTTATCTAATTCTTCCTTCCTCTTTTTTTCTAAATCTTCTATAATTTTGTTAGCCTCAGCTAGTTTATCGCTTAGTTTCACTTTACCAGATTTACTCGAAGTCCATGATTTAGGTAAATCGGGATGCTTTTCTATTTTAAAATATTCACGCTCTTTTGTATGTGACCTATCTATCCACTCTCGATAATATACAACATACTTTTTCATCATATGATGCTCTAAACCAACAGGCAATGTTTGAGCACTATGTTTTCTATTTCGTTTTTTAGTAAAAGACTTTTCATTTAGCATTTCTTTATTTTCAACTTTTGCTGGTTCAGCTTCCATTTCTATTTCAATATTTAGAATTATTATTGTTATTATTCTATAAAAATAAATTTAATTCTCATTTTTAATTTATATTTATAATTTATAGTTTATAGTTTATATAACTAAAGTCAAAAACAAATGTTAAAAAATATTTTTGGTTTAGTAAATAATACCCAAAATCCAAATACTAATTCTCCTCAATATATAACCAATAATAAGAACACTAATATTTCTCCTGAAACGGTAAAAAAAATGAATGTTTTTTATAAATTATTAGACACCGTATGTGCTATGTTAGATGATAAACAAATTCCATTTTATCTGGATTGCGGTACCCTATTGGGTTGTATTCGCGAAGGAAGATTACTATCACATGATACTGACATAGATATAACAATACATTTATCGCGATGGGAACAACTAATTGAGATAGACTACTCAAAATATGGTGTAGTTTTGAAAAGAAAACATAAAGGCTTTCCTGATTATCCGAGTGGTAATTTTATATCCGTTTATTTGGAAAATGAAAGCCCAGATTATTATTGTGATATTTATACTAACCCGGCATTTCCAATACTATCTGTAGGTGCAATAGGTAACACTTTATATCCTGTTCCAATAGACCCAGGACTATATTTAAAACAGTTGTATGGTAACTGGATGACTCCATCTAGTGGACACGCTGATACAGATTTCCATAGAAATAATGGACTTATTCTTAGCGAGTATAGAAAAAATTGGGATTTAAGATACAATATATATAAATGTAAATTTTAATATCAGAATATTAGAATATCAGAATATCAGAATATCATAATATTAGAATATTAGAATATCAGAATATTAGAATATCAGAATATCAGAATATCATAATATTAGAATATTAGAATATCAGAATATTAGAATATAAGAATATTATCATAATAGTATAATATTATAATAATATAACATAAAAATATAACATAAAAATATAACATAAAAATACTATAATACCATGAACTTATCTGTTATAAATACTACAACTATAGCATATATTGTTCTCATAATATCAGCATGTGTCATTTTACTTTTTTGTGTAGGATACTGCATTTCAAGGCGGGCCAATATATAATATATAATATATAATATAGAAAATTGATATAAATAAAAGACTACATATTAAATAAGCACACAAAACTCAATCGTCTCAAAAACATCGTCTTCAATGGCCGGAAAGAGCAAAAGCAAAAGCAATAATGGTGGAAAAGGTAAGGCAGGTGCAAGCGGTGGTTCAAAGATGAAGACTGCAATGTCAGCGCAAAATAATCCAGCTACACGTATTAAAATTCCGCAAACTATTGGACTACCTGGACAAATCGCAAATAATGCAGGCGGATATTCGTTTGCTCTCCCCCTTGAGCAAGAATGGATGCGATACTTGATTATTGGAAGCAAATCGGATAATGGAAGCTTCTATCAATGTGGTGGCGCAATTGCTACTACGATTTCGAAGTGTATTATGTCGGCTATTTTATCGCCGGCTACATGTGAGCATTTGATTCGGGATATCGTGGATGTATCTGTGAATGCAAGGGCGCCAAAACAGGAGATGACGATGATGTCACTTGCGGCGGCGATTGTGTTTCCACCCGATAATAAATGCAAGGCACAGGCGCTTGATGCTATTGGGCAGGTATGTCGTATTCCCACCCATCTCTTCATGTTGGTACAATATATTCGCGACATTTCGCAAGACAAGGCAAAACCGGGTAAGGGTTTCGGCAAAGGTGTTCGTCGCGCATTGACAGAATACTATACGTCGCGCGGAGGATTAGAGCTGGCTGTTCTGGTGACAAAGTATAAAAATCGCGAGGGATGGACGCATGAGGATTTGATTTCACTGCTTCACATCAATCCTGCACAAATGAAAGATGATGGTGGGCGTCTTGTATTGGAGTGGATTATGAAGAAGGACAAACCTGAGCGCACGATTATGGCGAATCCGGCGAAAGGAGTCATGGCGACAACACTGCCTGCAAAAATGGAGAGGACTGAATTTCTGAAACGACTTATGGAGATTCCAACACCAACGCAAACACCTAATAAAGATGGGGCAAGTGAAGGCAAAGGATTTATGAAAACGATTACAAGCGCAATCGGGTCAATTATGGGAGGCGGTGGAGCTGCTACTGCAGTCGGAAAAAAAATAGCGGTTATGTTTGAAGTAGCCCACCCAGAAAGCTCAATGGTAGGTACACCCATCAAACTCATGGTCAGTGAAACAGAGCAGTTACACGGTGTCAAGAAAACGCTTGCTGATATGGGTGTGGCGCCGATTGGTAATATGGTTCTATGGTATGGCGGCAAGTCGATATCATCCGCGAAATCTTTACTAGATATTTTATACAATACGATAAATAAGATATATGTTCTTTCTGGAACAGAGCCTGAGCCTGTACATGTACCCGTACCCGTACCCGTACCCACTCCTGCACAAGCTCCAACACCAGAAACGACAAAGGTCACGGAGGGCGGTGGAGAAGGAGAAGGAGAAAGAGAAGAAGCGAAAAAAGTAGCGGAAGACCCTCTTGTGGCGACTGCTAGATTTCTGAAGGCATTGGTAGAATTATCGAAAACAGGTGAAAAGAAGGATGCAGTAACAGCGGTCGCAATCATGGAACAAAACAAGAAAATTCAGCGTGAACATTTGCCGACAGAGCTTCTAAATACACCGCAAATCTGGAATGCACTTCTCAATGGAATGGGAATGACAGCACTAGTTCGCAATCTCGGGAAACTGTCGCAGGTGGGAGTTGCATCATCAAGGTCGCAGGATATTATTAAAATGCTTACTGATGCTAAAAATATCAAGGAGTCAAGGATTCACCCACTTCAAGTACTGGTTGGAATGAAGACGTATTCACAGGGAAAGGGCGACCTAGGCTCAATGACATGGCCTGTAAATTCTTACATCACGACTGCACTCTCGACGACATTCCGACAGGCGTTTGGAAATATCACACCAACAGGGAAGAGGTTTATGATTGGATTGGATGTATCCGGAAGTATGTCGATGGGTATGTGTGCTGGTGCAAAAAATATTACACCACGTGAAGGTTCAGTTGCGATGGCGATGATGACGCTATACGCCGAAGGGGAACAGAATGTTCACATATATGGATTCAGTAATATATTCTACAATTTCAATGGGAAGATTCGCCCTGGGATGACAATCCAGGATGCGATTAAAGCCACGGATGTACCTTTTGGAGCTACTGATTGCGCTTTGCCCATGACGGAGGCGCTTAAAATGTATAGTCGCAGTGGGGTTGAGATTGACGTATTTTGCGTATACACGGACAGCGAAACATATGCGCCAACAGTTCATCCTCAAGTTGCGCTAGAAGAATATCGCAGAGTAACCGGTATCGATGCGAAACTAATCGTGATTGGAATGATGGCGAATCAGCTGACAATCGCTGATCCGAAGGACAAGAATACATTGAATTTGGCTGGATTTGATACATCGACACCCGAGTTGATTAGCATGTTTGTGAGGGGACAGATTTGAAGTAGGTGCGACGCATTATGAGGTTAATGAATAAATTCGCAGAATATATTATTACTTTTTTAGTAATAATATGTAATTTATTTATACACTTTTTATTTAGTATTAAATATTAATTATATAGGCATACACAGGTACATCTTCTATATAACTTGCTACAATTCTGTGGGCTCCATCCAATAATATATATTTCTTATTTTTTTGTATCATCCAAACTGGTGTAACTTCTTTTTTTTGTTGTATTTGTTTTTGATAATATTTGACACTACTTATATCTTCTTTACCACGTGGTCTATCAGTTAACGGATATGCTTTTACGGCTGATTTCTGTAATTTAACTGAATAAAAATTTTCGACATTATCATTCTTAAATGTATTTAATGGTATTTTAACCAGTTTAGAATTAAAAATGTGAGAAAATGCTGCTTCTTCTCTATTTTTAAATATTTTCATACTAACTGAAGTGTTGATTGAATCCACTATACTAGACATAAAAATAGTAGATACGCAAATAGTAGATTTATAATCCATATTATTATACTACTATACTACTATACTACTATAATAACATATTAAAAATTTGTATTTTAAATGTCCAAGTGTGTAAAATAATTATTTACACTTAATTACATAATTTATATATAATTATTTTCTACAACAAGTACGCTTCATTTTACGCCATATACGCTTCTTCGTTTTTTTACTCCAACACCAGTATCCACGTTTTGGATTAATACAACAAGTTTCTTTTTTACCTCTTACAAGACGACACCGTTTTGCTGTTTTATTCATACTCTATAATATATACAAATACTATATTATATTATATAGACAACTGCTAGTCAATATACTCAATCAATATACTCAATCAATATATCAAACCTATATAAAAAGATTATAACCATATTATGTAGAACTTATATAACACATCACCGAGATAACAAAATGGAAACAAGCACTACTACTACTATCGCGGTTACAATTACATACACCGATGTTATTACAAAATTCAGGGATTTGAAAAATAAATATTATACTGAAAGTGGGTGTATGATTTCAACGCTGTATGACAATTTTGTTAAAAAATTTCTGGAAAAACATCCTAATTTACTATGGGAAAAGAAATATAATTCATATGCAGAGACAGACGTTTTGACCGCTAAAATTAATGTAATTATTTTTGGGAAACCTTTTGTAGTATATTTACATCGTCCTATAAAACAAGTTCATAGATGGGAGTATGAGAATTTTTTTGGATTCGGAGGACATAATGAGGATTTTTCATATGACAGAATCATTGCAACATTTCAAGAAAGGTTTGATGATAATATCGATATTGAATATTTGCTAATGACTGGAACACTAGCTTGTGGTAGTGGTAGTGGTAGTGATAAGTGTCACGTCGTCGACGATGAATGCCGCGAGTGTTGTGTGATTGATAAAAAATATATTAAAAATACTTTGAAATTGTTAGTGGTTGGTGGATACGTAAAACGTTGGGCAGCTTTTAATGAATTTAAAGAATGGTTCAAGGAGAGTGGATTTGATTTTGGAGTTGATATTAATAATGGTAATACGTTGACATCGTTTATGTTTGAAGATTATGAGGTTGTTAACATGCTTAATAAGAATTCTGAACACGATGTGTGATTCTTGATTCTTAAATCTTACATTGTAAACGACGCGTCACCTATAATGTCACGAAGAACCATGTTTGTATATGCCTGTGCGACTGCATCTGCTTCATAATAGTTCCAGTATATATCTTGAAGTCCTAGGTCTGAAGAGCTATAATTACCTCTGCAAATAACATTTGTAAAGTGGGTTATAGTACAATGAACGGGAGATTTTGGATAATCATTTTTGACAAATGTGCCTTTGAATTTTTGGTGTGCATATTCGGGTCTTTTTTCTTGAATCAGGTAGGTCCTTCCCGGCTGAAGGTCGAACGGTTTCACGAGTTTGAGAGGGCGCATTGGTGCGATATTTTGATTTTACTGTTAAGATTAAACAATATAAAACATTTCAATTTTATAACTTATAAAATTGAAACGGAAAATATGTCTATATGTATGTATCAGCAAAAGGCATATCAATCAATCAGTTATTATATCAAAATTATTTTGATATAATAAAAATTTCGAAAAAATGACAAGTATTTCTACTAGCGCCAAAACTAACACCAAGCAGATTGGTTCAAAAAAAGTGACAAAAAGAGCACCAAGACAAAAGGCATCAAAACATAAATTATTATTTAATGAATTTGAGGTATTATCAAAACACGCAATCGGGGATGCAGGAGAAGAGTTCATTTGCAATACTATTCCTTGCGAATCATGTGGTCGTATAACATGGACAAATTTAAACAAAAAACAAATGAACTATCCAGGAGTCGACTTGTGCTGTGATTACTGCGGTACGTATGTTCAAGTGAAAACAATGTGTAGCAAGAATGGAAGTTGCCCTTTGTCGCAGGCTAGTAATGGCGCGTGGAAATTCCCAACATCAAAAAATACTGTTCGCGAAACGTTAAAAATATTGAAGAACAATGTTCGTTATATTGCGGTTGTTTATGATATAAATTATAATATTATAGAGGTAAGTATAACTGGATTATTATCATCTAAAAATATACACTACACGGAAAATTATATAGTTTCTAATGATATTAAATATTATCCTCCGCGAATTTTGCGGACATTGAAAAGTATATGCGACGTTAAATGAATGAGGATTGTTGTGTCGGTGTTTAATTAGTTTTTTATTTTAAAAAATAAATTGTAAGTATATTATTTGCTCACCCGGTGGGGTGAGCAAAACATTATTGCTTTCTCTCACGGGAAAGCAAAACATTATTGCTTTCTCTCACGGGAAAGCAAAACATTATTGGTTCTTGATTTGCCAGTTGGCAAAGCAAGATTGTTTTTTGCTTTAATAATCAATAAGCAAAAGTTAATTAACCACATTTAATATTACGGATATATATCGCTTTCTAAATCTGTAACAATCTTATTTGCCGAAAGTAGTTTATCTACTAATGATATGTTTGATGACTTGCTAGAAATCCAAGGTTTTTGTAGTTTCGGATGTTTCTCCACTTTAAAAAACTCTCTCTGTTTTGTACGTTCTTTATTCAACCATTCGTGGTAATATACAACATATTTTCTCATCATATCGTGTGTTATTTCATCGGGTAATTTTTTTGCGTTATATTTCCGTTCTCTTTTTGTTCCATCGTCGGCAGTTCCTTTGCTATTTTTTTGCTGTTCTTCTCTTGTAGCGATTCTTAAATTGTCGAAACAATTGTTTAAAGGATCTCTGTCAACATGATCTACACTTATAGTATTTGTTCCTTTACCATTACCCATACATCCTGTTATTACTTGGTGAATATGAATATTTAAATGACACGAAATATAACCATTTGACATTTTATACCAAGTAATTTTATTTCCTTTATTATTCGTTTTTTCATAATCTAATATTTTTTGGTAACTTATTGGACATAATATACAAAATGTATCAACTTCGCAATACATAACTATAATAGTGGTTCCATTTTCATTTTGGATTTTCCATAATGGGTTCTTTTCTTGATTAGATGTTCGACCAATCGTTTTAATATGACCTTGTATAAAGTCTATTTTTGCGGATTTATATTTATCACGAATATATGCATCTTTTAATGAAAATGTGTTACCAATATTCATATCCATTTTGTCTTTGTATAATGTGTTGCCGTAGTATGGACACCCTTTAATACATAATCAATTTTTCATATTATTAAATACATAATAATATTAAAATAAAATTGTAATTCCAATTGTGAAGCGCACACGCAATTTAATTGCTGTAAGCACTCTTATTCCCCTAAGTTTCCCTAGAGGGAGGACTGTATCTTAAGCCGTTTCAGGTTGCTTAAACCTTCATTAACGACCCACATCCGTTCAGTCTCTGACGCCCTACCATAGACTAGCATATTAATATCGTCTTTAGGTAGTAAGCATGCGGATTGCCCAATCTTTTTCATTATTACCATACCCAAGTTCATTACTCTTGGCCACTTATTCCTTTCGGAGATAAGCTTGGTAGAAAAAGCTCTAAGGGGTTTCCCGAACAACAAGATGTGTTGCAACTCCGACGACAACAAGTCGGAATCACTAGCAGTTAGTCAAATCATCAATAACGATGATGGTGAGGACATAAATGGTTTTCCATAGTAAGAGCTCACTTTACTATGGCATACTGCTTTTCGGCCCTTGTTCACAGCTAGTATGATCATCATCATAACTAAGCATGTAGCTTCAAGGCCTCCCATACCACTCATGATACGGAGAACGTTGTAATTGGTAGCATAGACACGAACCTTAGCAGTCTTGGTGCCCTCAACGGTGGCGTTGGAGAGAACAAGCTGAAGGGTAGCATTGTCAATGCGGGAGAAGTTGCACGATCCGCTTGGTTGGTGCTCTTCGGGGCGGAGCGCAAAAGAGTACACATTGATACCGGTGTCGGGAGTGCGGGTGTGGTGCTGGTAAGGCTGGACGAGGTCGAAGTAAGTTCCTTCGCGCTCAGAGAAGCGATCCTGGCCGTTAAGCTGGAGCTTAGCGGTGACGACGGGGTTCATACCCCAGCAGTGAAGGGGAAGAGAAGTCTGGGTAAGAACGAAAGTGCCGGCATCAGATACACCGGAGTTCTGAAAGAAGGCAGGCTCGCCAGCAGCGGGGGCCATGTTGGACTGATCATAGCCGAGACCATTATTAACAGGAACCTGGCCCTGCTGCCACCAGTAAGCATTGGAGACATCGATAGCGCCGGCCTCATTAAAGAGACCAGAACCATCGATGAAGGAGCCAGTAGTCTGGGCAATAGCATCCTGTCCACCAAAAGCATGGATAGCGTTGGGAAGAGCATCGACAGCATCAGTGTAGTTGAAGGGCTGAGCACCGAGAAGCCTGTACAGAAGCTGGTTGCAGTCGAGAGAAGAACAGTAGTCAACGTTCTGATCGGGCTGGACAATCCAAATGAGCTCCTTAACGGGGTGGTTAAAGTTGAGCTTGATCTTGTTGGAAGAAGAACCGACAGACTCATCACCAGTGAACTGAAGCTGCTCAATAAGGTACTCATGGGGATTCTGAGCCATACGTCTGCGCTCATCAGTATCCAAGAAGACGTAGTCGACGTAGAGAGAGGCAGCGACCAGAGACTGGTTGTAGGCAGTGTTGACACGGCCACCAGCGGGAGAGTTAGCATTGTTGCCACCGCAGCTGAGAGAGCCGACGGCCCACAAGCACTCATCGATGGGACGAATATCGAGGTTAATCTTGACCTCATGGTACTGAAGAGCGATGAGGGGAAGGGCAAGACCGGGGTTACGGCAGTACCAGAACTGAAAGGGCACATAGAGGGTAGTCTCGGGGAGAGCATTGCGGGGAGCGCAAACCTGACGAGGGGCGTTGGCCTGGCAGGGACCGTCGATGGCGTTGAACGAAGGATCGGTGATGAAAGTCAACTCAGTGGTGTTGCCGACCATAGCATAGTAACCAGGCTGCTGGTCAACGGGAAGAGTAAGGTTGTTCCAGATGTGCATCCAGTCACCATACTGGCGATCAATGCGCTGACCACCGATCTCAACCTCAACCTGAGAAATCAGCTGCTCACCGGGGAAATCGAGCCAACGAGCATAAACACCGTCCTGGGTAGTGCCCTTCATGGACTGGTTAATCTCGGGGAGAGTAACCTGAAGGTAAGTGCGGTAAGCCAAATCACCATTACGAGAAATGGTGCAGGTTACACGACGACCAAAGTCGGCCTGACCGTTAAAAGTCTGCTCAATAGACTCCATTGCGAAGTTGGTGTGACGTTTGTAAGACACCTTCCAAAAGGTAATCTGAGGGTTGCCCGTAAGATAGACATCTTGGGCGCCGTAAGCTACAAGTTGCATAAGACCTCCTGCCATTTTTGTTTATTATAATATTGCTAAAGAAAAAAATTTTATAAAAAATCTTAATTAACTTTTTATAAATTAATAATTAATAATTAATATAATCAACCAGTTGACATTTTTCCTAAATTCAACACATCACCAAATCACGAAATCGTAAAATCAACAAATAATTAAATCGTGAAATAACCAAATCATGAAATCGTTATACCGCTAAATAATGTTATTCATATTTGACTTCAAAAAATTTACTAAATATTCATCCGAGTATATCTCCATTTGTTTTTCATGCTTTTTCCTAAAAACATAGTTATCATTCTTTTTTCGTATACTCCAACCATTTTCTAAAGTATTCATCAAAAATATCATCAAGTAAATATCATTTTTTTGTTCACCATTTATATCCAGTTTACCATTGTCTATCAGACGTTTTAATGTATGAATTCCCTCCTTTAATGGTATTATATCTTCCTTCTTTTTAAGTATTTCTAAATTACTAGGAGTATTACTTTGCATATGCATTTGACCATTGTTGTTACTATTACTACGGTTGTATATTTTATGAATAATGCGTTTATTTAAATAGTCTTCTGTTATAATCTCCGTCGTAGAATCTTCTAAATTTTTTAAATAAAATATAGTTTTCCTTTTCTTTATAGCCCAGTTTTTTTCTAAAGAGTTAATAATAAATTTCATTTTGTAATATGTTTCTCTCTTGATATTCACAATATCTAATGACTCTATATTTATACTTGTCTTTAAAACATTCGAACTAGATTTAGTATTACATGCTTTATCGTCTACATTTTCTTCTATATAACCTGTTTTACCACTTTTAGTACATACGTCTAAATTATTTGATAACATTATTTTATTTTTATAGAGAAAACATTAATGCATTCCTAACATTATTCATATTTACATTATTCATATTTACATTATTCATATTTACATATTTCGTAATTTACAATTTATACACTACAAAAATTCCTAAACATTATAGTTTAATAGTTTAATAGTTTTATAGTTTAATGGTTTAATAGTTTTATTTTATATGTAATTTAACCTGCTACTTGGTGCTCTTTTGTTAAGGTTGCGTTGTGATTCAAAGAAAATGTTTTGTTCTCACTAGAAAAATAACTCGGGTAAAGAATACTCCAGTCTAACCCCTCATCAAATAAGCTTAACTTTGTATAAATATATCCAATAAATGCACTACAAAAAAATCTAGATGTTTTCTGAGGATGAGGGTCCTTTTTACAATAAGCTTCTATCCAATCAGTAACAACAATATCATACGGTTTGTCGTATACAACTTTGTGTATTTCTTTTAACTTTTCAAAGTTAAATATTTTGTTATACTCTTCTATGCTTTCAAATTCTATTCTGCGAACATATATTTTTCCACCATATGTTGTAATAAAATGATCATACGGAACAAACTGAACACCAAATTTCTTTGTATTATCTTCCGGATCCGGGACATCAGAAATACCTGACGTCCAAACATATGTCCCCTTTAATGAAACATTCGTGAATTCTGGATCTACTACAATCATACCAACATGAGAAAAATCACTCTTTGTCGCAAATTTTATAACCCAACTAAGTAACCCCCACGATTTATATTCAAGGTCATCGCATAAAAGAAGGTCGCCAGTCTTTAACTTAGAGCTCATTTCGGTCATTTTATTTTATTTTATTTTATTTTATTTTATTTTATAAATAATATAAATAATATAAATAATATAAACATTACGATGAAGTTTATTTGGAACTAATTGGAATTACACCGACCTAAAATAAAAATGAGATAAACTTTCTATAAAAAATAAAAAATTGTTTAGTTAATCATTTATATAATTAAAAAATACTAAAATAGATATAATTATTAATTATTATATATTAAAAAAGTTATACTTATAACAATATAATAGATATATATAGATGCCGTCTTTTAAACATAAAACAAATAAAAAAATTTTTGTAGACAAAAAAAGAATAATGACGCTGGATAGTGTTCATCGCGAATTACAATCAGAGTTCAACTTAATTAACAGTGATGTTTTACCTACGTTAGTTCGCAAAAAAAATGAAATAATGACAAAATTAAATAATCCTGAGACTATAGCAGATGTTAATGAAAAAATAGAGTTACAAGATTCTTTATACGATATAAAAGAAGAAATTTATAAAAATAAGAAAAAAATTAAAGATTATTACTTGAATAACAGCAGATTTATTTTCGACTATTTTGAAAATAAAAAAGAAATTACAAATGGGACAAATAAAACCACTATCCTTAATTCCTTCTTTAAAGTAAATGACAAAACATTTGATGAAAATGCTTTAACACGTGCAAATGATAATAATGTTCAAAAGTTTTTTACAAATCTTGACCAGACTTTTATTAACATCAATGACTACATTTACGCCACCGATATATGTCAATCATGTAATAAAGGAGAAATGATTCCTGTCGAACATGAAGGTATTATGGTATGTAACGTATGTGCAAAACAAGTTACCTACCTTATTGAAAATGAGAAGCCTTCTTATAAAGAACCGCCTAAAGAAGCATGCTTTTATGCTTACAAAAGAATTAACCATTTCAAAGAAATTCTCGCCCAGTTTCAAGCAAAAGAAACTACGCAAATTCCTGAAGAAGTTCTCGAAAATATCAAGCAACAACTTAATAAAGAACGCATACCTCTTTCGAAATTTACAAATTCAAAAGCAAAGGAAGTTCTCAAAAAATTAGGGTATAATAAATACTATGAGCATATCCCATTTATTAAGGATAAACTCGGTATTAAGCCGCCGATTATGACGCCTGAATTAGAAGAGACATTATGTAATCTTTTTATGGAGATACAAGGACCTTATGCAAAATTTTGCCCGGATGACCGTGTGAATTTTTTGAATTATTATTATACTGTTTATAAACTGTGTGAGCTTCTTGAGAAGAGCGAGTTTCTTTCTTATTTTCCAATGTTGAAAGATAAGGAAAAACGAATCGAACAAGATGATATTTGGAAGAAAATTTGCGAAGAATTAAATTGGGTTTTTATTCCTACGCAATAATATTAACAAATTAACAAATTAACAAACATATTTTTTAAAATATTCAAGCGCTATAAAGTATATCAACTAAAATAGCAAGTAACATGGGAAACTGCCATGCTGAAAATATATGGTTATGTGTATTATCTTTTGAAAATAATGTAGTAACCATTATGTAAAAACTAATAAGTAAGCATACCAAAAGAAGTAATACAAATAAAATTTGAATAGAGTTTAACTTTAAATACAGTTTGTTTAATGTTAACATTTGGTATTATATGTTATGTATTATGTATTATATACTATATAAATAATACAATATTTTATATTATAAATATTGTATTAATAAATGAATATTAAATAATAAATATCAACCCTTAAATAGTCACTTTTATTTTAGCTATTTAATATTTAAAGCTTCAGGGGAGTGGGAAAGCCAACAAGGTTAGCACCGATACCGAAACCAGCACCCGTTCTAGCAGAAACGGCTAATGTGGGGACATAAACATCAAGGATAGCGAAAGTGGCGGCAGCTACAAGAGAAATCAATGCAATTTCGTCCAATTTAAGAGTGCGAGATGGTATGGAGTAAGCAACTATCGCAACGCAAAGACCTTCGATAATATACTTAATAAAGCGCTTAAAAAGCTCACTAAAATCAAGTGTTCCGTACATTATAAATATAATGTAGAAAAAAATATTATATAATATTCGATATATTTATATTTTATATTTTATATTTGATATTTGATATTTGATATTTGATATATTCTTAAACATGTATTTTTAATTTAATAATGAAAATAAATGTAAACTACATAAATTAATAAATGGTTAAACTAACTTAAAATTATTATTTAAATATATATTATAATTATACTTATAATGTCTCAACCCAATAGTTTACCAAAGGGAGTTACTCCTAAATATTTGCCCGATGGAAAGGAAAATCCCAAATATGCCGATCTTTTGGAGGAAGATAAACCGATTGCTGGTCAAAAATTTGTATGTCTTTCATTCGTTTCTCCAGAACATATTATTAAACAGAAGGAGCAGTTTCTTTTTGAGGAGTTTGTGAAGCAGTGGGATTATAAAAAGTCCATGGAAAAATTTACACAGTTTCTTAATTTCGTGTCATTTAAGTATTCTCTTTCTTTCGATAAACTTACCGCAGATTTCCAGGAGTTTACAAAGGAAGAGGGTGAGACGATTCGTGCAACATCGGGAACACTAATTAGCGACGACTATAAAACATTTTTGGACAACAATGAGGACGAACTTGAGCAGAAATTCGGCGAGAAACACGAGTTTCAGACGTCTACACGAGGTATCAAAGTACGTGGTGTTTTTGCTACACAAGGCGAGGCAGAGCTTCGCTGTAAATTGCTGCGCGAGGTTGATCCTAATCATGACATTTATGTAGGACAAGTCGGTATGTGGGTTCCTTTCCACCCAGAGGCATATAAGACTGGACGCGTTGAGTATATGGAAGAGACACTCAACCAACTTATGTCCGATAAAAAGAAGAATGAAGATACTGCAAAACAGGAGTTTGAGAAACGTGTACGCGAAGCTAGACAGAAGGCCATTGAAGAGAATATGAAGAAAGCTGAGGAGTCTGGTAATAAACTTACGCAAACGATTAATGCTGATGGTGAGTTGGTCGGCATTTCAAATGTTGCTAATTTTGATGGACTGGATGAGGATGCATCGGTCGATGATATTAAGAAGAGCATGTTCGAGGCCGAGAATGTTGTTCTTGATAAAAAGACTGACCACGGTTTGTCAAAGTTGACGCATTTTGAAAACTAGGATACAAAATAAAACAAAACAAAACAAAACAAAACAAAACAAAACAAAACAAAACAAAATAAAAGTATTAAAATGCGATATCAACTATTAAATATTATATGTTAAATATTATATGTCATTAATATATAATATTTTGTTATTAATTGGTATGAATAGAAAGGTAAAACAATATGTAGTAACTAACTATTTTAAATCATTTAATTCGGATAATGTATTTATTCGTCTAGTTTGTTTATTATTTATTTTAGCTGCTCTTATTATATGCTTATACTTACTATATAGAGCAGCATCAAATGCATTATATATGTATAATTTAAAAATAGATTTTTATAAATTACAAGACATGGGATTAAATGTGAAAAATTATAATATCCTATATATCGAGGAAATAAAGAAAAAATATATTTTAAAACATGTAAAATTAAAAAAAGAAACTATAAAGAGCGAGTTTAAAAATAAAAATGTTATCGGATTTATTCCGAATAATTATATAGTATTAGATATAGACACAAAAGATGGAATACAAAGTGCCGATTTTTTAATTGAAAAAATTCCAAAAGATACAGTATATGAAAAAACACCAAATGGTTATCATTATTATTTCGAAAATGATACAGGAAAATTGATACATACATATGTTCAATTAGAAATAAATAATGTTAAATATTCAGTAGATATTTTAGGTATTGATAGTATTGTTACTATGTCTCCTTCAGTAATACAAGGTAAAAATTATTATTGGATAAATAATATTTTTACCCATAAACCTGCAAAATTGTCAGAAAATATGTGGATATTAGATTTTATAGAAAATAGTAAAAATAAACCATTTTCTCGTAAATTTGATAGTGCAGAATTTGAAGTAAATATTAAAAATGCTTTTATAATTATAGATAACTTACATATTGAAAATTACTTTCGTTTTTTTACTGTAAACATAAAGGAATATACAAAAAAAATAAAATTATTAAACGGTGTTATTTATGTATATGATGATAATTATTATTTTATGACGAGAAGCAGTTTTGGAAAATACAAAAATAAAAAATATCTATTAGAAAAACTAAAGGATATTATTACCGAATTAAAGCCATCATGTATAGTAGATTTATCTATTATATACAGCAACTATTTTAAATCTGAAAATATTTGTCAAGTAACATCTGCTGTTATAGCTAACGATTTTAAAAATTATAAATATAGTAGAGATTTCCAGAACTATATTGAAACTACTAATATATATGTAAAAACTAAGTATCTAGTCAATGATACAGTTACTATAAATAATTATGATAATACAAAATTAAAATATGAAATGCATGATACATATGAAAAAAATAATGTTAATAAATTATTTATAGGTTCAGAAAGTATTTATGTTACTATACTTCTTTCAAATTATTTTAATATTCCAAATGTATGCCTTGGGTCAGTTCATAGCTTAGATAACAATGATATTGATACAAATAACATATCAAAAGATAATGAGAAAAAGATTATGACATCTTTTTTGTCGCTTTTTTAAAGTAAAAAATATTACCATTATTACCATTTGTTTTTATTCACTTTGATTTTCGGTCCCTGACCTTTGCGTTTAATATTTGCCGGATCATACTGTTCTTCTTCATCATCCGAGTGAATATCCTTAGACATCTCCCAGAATTCTTTTGCACCCAATTTAAATGGACCATGTGTTTGTGCTTTATACCAAAATATCTGGTCGTGCAATTTATTTGACTTAGCATTATTATTAATTACCAAACATTCATAATTTTCCGTACACTGGTCCATAACTTGACAAAAACTTTCAAATGTTGGAAACATACCTGCATAGTTTTCATAAATTCTTTTACGATTTCCAATATATGGCTCACGCAAAATAAAAACATAATCAATATTTGTTCGCAAATTGGGTGGAATACCTAGAGGATACTGCATCGTAATTACTAACATGATCTTCCAATGACGACCGTTCATGAAAAGTAGACGCATCATTACATCTTTTGTCCACTTATTATCAAAAAGACAGTCATCCAATACCACAAATGTGCGAGGATCAATCGTACTTCTTTTATAAGATTCTATCTCCTTTTTCATCTGTTTTAATACGGCTTTTTGTCGTTTTAAAATATTTTCTATAATCGCCGTATTGTAAGCATCGTGAATAAATAATTTAGGAACATGCTCTCCAAAAAAACCGTTTCCTGCCTCTGTACCAGATATAACCGTTCCGATAGGAATATCTTGATGATAATACATTAAGTCTTTTACTAAAAAACTTTTACCTGTATCACGTCGTCCGATAAGAACAATAACAGGTCCTTTATTTTCATCGGGTCTAAAACTAATTGACCGCATATCAAATTTTGCTAATTCTAAACCTACACTCATTTATTATGTATATATTTACTTATTTATACTACATATTAAAAAATATAATTTTACAACGCATATTTATGTTTTAGTAGGTTTTTAGTATGTTTTTAGTATATTTTATTAGTTTAAAACATAATAAAAATATGTATTTAAATAATTAAGTAATCGACGATGGATATTTGCGACGATCAGCCCATTTTTGGAGAAAATACATTTTCGTTAAACTATAGAAAACTTAACACTCGTGATTTATTTACTTCTTTAGAAGAATCCGAGCTTGGTATAGTAAATAGTAAAAATTACATCCCCATATATGAAAACTATTTTAATTTAAATGAGACAAACTATAACTCTATAAATTTGAATCAACGTTTTTATGTATCCGCTTTATCAGGTGTTGTTGATAAAAATAATATACAAGCCGCAGTTGTAGATGCCTTTAAAAGCACTTCAGAATCTTTAACAGTTCTTCATAAACCGATTTTTATTAAATTTTCTCCTTTAATAGATCCTGTTAAATACATGTCAGGAAAATATGAAAATTTAAATATAGAAGAGGAAGTTATAAATATTCCGATATTATCGAAACTTGAAAAAAAGGGGCATTTAAAAGCAAATGATAGAAATAATGCAGCATATGTTGATGGTTTTTTTTCATACTTATCAAGTCAAGTTTTAAACTGTCATGACTTTATTAATGGTCTTAATTTCTATGGTTCTTTCAATGCTATTAAAAAGGATTTTTACTATAACGTAATTGACGATATAGACTATTTAGATAAAAACCCATTTTTTAATAAAAATAAGAATATTCTTTTTGATATAGAAGATATTGAATATTCCGATGATAATGAAAGCGTAGACAATGACAATGATAGTAACCATTCAAACTACGTACATAGACAACAAAAAAATACAAGAAATAAAAAGGAAAAAATTATAATCGCTGAAAATGAAAACATACAGGAATCAGATAACTCAGATAATATTATTGTCCACGAAGACTTTGATAAAATTAATACTGAACTAAGTTCTCTATTTAATGTATCTTCTGATAATAAAGAATTATCTAATGCGTGCGTGTTATGCGACGATGTTACATTTACGTCGCAACTAGATGATATAGTTACTGATGCTGGAAATATAGTTGAAGGAACAGACACTATTGTGTTAAATAAAGATTCACATATTAATAATGACAGCGACAGCAGTGACTCATTTACATCTGGTTCATGTTCTTCGCGATCATCTTATACGAGTGATAGCCAAACAGATAATGGTTCTGGAAGTGACTGTGATATCGATGATATTATATGTCTTGATGAAACGGGGCTAGGTCTAGGTGCAGAAAAATCAGATAAAAAATCAAAAAATAATGATAAAATAAAAAATAAGTCAAAAAATATTTCTGATAACTCTTATAGTGATGAGGGAAGTCAAGGCGACGAAGTATACAATGAAGATGAAGCAGGCAGTCAAGTAGAGGACGAATGTGATGATGACGACGACGATGACGAATATGATGATGATGATGATGATGAAACATTGTGGGCAGTAATTAAGAATTTCCCGGTATCCGCAATTATGTTGGAGAAATGTGACAATACTCTTGACTCTCTTATGATGCAAGAAAAGGAGATGACCGAAAATGAATGGAGGTCAGCACTTATGCAGATTATTATGACTCTTATTACATATCAAAAGTTGTTCGGATTTACGCATAATGACCTACACACAAATAATGTAATGTACATATACACCGAAAAAGAATATATATATTATCATTTTAATAAGAAATACTATCGCGTACCTACATATAATCGCATTTTCAAGATTATCGATTTTGGTCGCGCTATTTATAAATATAAATCCAAAGTCATATGTAGTGACAGCTTCAGTATGACAGGTGATGCTGCTACACAATATAACTTCGAACCCTATTTTAATGATAAGAAGCCGCGTTTAGAACCCAATTTCAGTTTTGATTTGTGTCGCTTGGGGTGTTCTATTTTTGATTACTTTATTGACGACATGAGTAGTGTTGCAGCAATATGTAAAAAAGAGCCTTTGGCTAAGTTAATAGTGGAGTGGGTTACTGATGACCAAAATAGGAACATTTTATATAAGGCGAATGGAGAGGAACGTTATCCTGATTTTAAGCTGTATAAGATGATTGCGCGAAGTGTTCATAATCATACTCCTCAGGTACAACTGGCGAAACCTATTTTTGCTGACTATGAGTTTCCTAAGAAAAAGGTTAAAACAACTCATAGAATAATAAATATCGATAAAATGCCGTGTTATATGGAATAGATAGTTCTCGAATATAAGTAATTATAATATTTACTATTACTTATATACACTATTATATTTAAAACCCAGGTGCGCCTGTAAATACATCTGGTTTAGAACCCAAAATAACAGGAGACTCGTTAAACTGTGTCATAATGAAATGCCCTAAAATGTAACTGATAAAAACAATAACAGCATCTCTCAGAGCAGTCTTCATTGGTTTTGAATCGGGAGCTTCATCGTCGCTTGGTTTTGAAATAAATCTTATTTCTATAAATTTTGCTAAAAGAAAGATACATGCAACAATTCCAGCCGAAATATACAAGTTGTCCATTTAATTTATAAGGGAATAATCTATTACAAGTTTTTACGAATAATGCTTAATAATGCTTAATAATTAATAATGCTTAATGATTAATAATGCTTAATAATTAATAATGATTAATAATGCTTAATAATGCTTAATAATAATTTAATTTAAAATTTAAAATTTAAAAGTCATCAATGAGTGGAATTTCTTCTATTTTTAAATCAATATTACTATCATTGTCATCATCGTCATTCGGGAATGGATCAACACTTAACTCAACATTATCTCCTATGTTTAGTTTAACATTGTCATTATCTTCGTCATCATCTTCGTCATCATAGTCATCATCAAAATCTTTAGACGAATCATCACGATTTTCACTACTTATATTTTCAATCGGTATTACCTCATTATTATCCATATTAAAACTTACACCTGATGTACCTGACACACTAGATGATGTAGAACTCATATCAACCGATGGCTCTGAAGATGTAGCAGCACTAGAAGCTGCTTTAATTTTTGAAAGTGTTTCGGCTTCTTCGACAAGTTGTTTAGCTGACATAGGTGTAGGTTCGGAAATACTACCAGCAACTGGTTTATCAACAATAGGCTCTTGGGAAATAATTTCTTCTCTTTCATGAACCTCGACTGCATTTTCTACCGTTTCATTCATGTACAACTTCAATAGTTCCTCTACAGGTATTGTTTCACGAATTGTCTGTAAAATACACTCTTTAATAATAATCTCTAACTCTCTTGAATTTTTTTGAGACTTTAAAGATGATATACCCATCTCAAATAAATATACATTTGTATATATTTTACGGGCGGCATTAATGTATACATGATGAACAAAATCTTCTAAAGATGGAATATTCACATCAATCTTCTTTTGTTTTGTTCCAACTCGCATACATGATAACATTTTTAACTGAATGATATGAACACATGTTATAAGGTCAGAAATATATGTACAATTACTTTTTTCTTTAATACGAGAACATTCTTGTGAAATAATGTTGGGATTCCACTTTGGAACCCTTGAAAGGAAGTTTTGAAACGTCATTAAATATTTCGTTTTCTCGTCATTCTCCACACATAGTTTCCACGATTCTTCGAATATTGACTTAACGCCGTCTATTACACAAGGTGTTAAAACAGTAATTAATCTCGAACACCACTCGTTGCGAGATTCTTGTAAACTATTCAAAGAAAAGTCGTCCATTTACATAAATGAAATATTTTCTAAAGTGGAATCACTACGAAAAAGAAAGAAATTTAATATAAATAACATTAATAATTTTTCATTTCTAAAATCCTTCTTTATCTTATTAAATATAACCATAAATTCGTATATTTTACTTTCATGTAATGAACTAGTATTAATATAATTAATAATATCTAAACAACTATACCCATTTTCGTATAATTTTACACAAAGGTTAACAAGTTCATTTAGAGTATACTTTTTATCCAGTTTTAAATCTTTTTTAAGATTGTCGGTTTTCTTTTTTATTATTTTCCCTAAATTATATATTTCATCTAATGCATAGTTGTGTAAATTTATTACTTTACCATTTATAATAGGTTCAGGTACATATATTTCACAAAATCTAGATAAAATAGGTTTGAGTAACTTATACTTATCTTCAACAATTATAAAAAATCTAGTAGAGTGGCTAAATAACTCAATACACCTACGTAATGCTGACTGTGCATCTATTGTTAACTTGTCAGCATTTAATAGAATAATTGTTTTAAATATCTCACCATCTTTTAAATTTATATTTGTTTTTGCAAAAAATTTTAACTCTTCCCTAATAAATTTTATACCTTTTCCGTGTGCACAGTTTACTTCCATTACATAATTTTTTATCATTTCTTTATCATTATGATAAATATCATGTATAAAATTATTTACAAGCGTGTTTTTACCACACCCTGAAACCCCGTGAAAAATTATATTTGGTATTTTCTTTATTTCAATAAAGTATTTTAATTTATTTTTAATATCGTTGTGTATATCTAATTTTTCAATATTTTTATCACAAGTATTATAAATTTTAATTTCATTATTTTTATCACTTATGTGACTTATGTCACTTACATCACTTACAACAATTACATCACTTACATCACTTACAACACTTACATCATTTATTTTTTTCATTTTAGTTAATATTAAATATATATTCATTTATTTAATATTATTTATATATTTATTCATGGTTATAGATTATTTGATATAGGTTATACATTACAATACGTACATTATAATACGTACATAAGATATTTTGTATCATTATCCACCATAAGTTTTATTAATTCATCAAATGATGTTTTCGGATTCCACCCCAATACAGTTCTCGCCTTTGTAGAGTCTCCCAATAATATATCAACCTCCGCAGGTCTATAATATTTTTCATTAATAAAAATCATCGCCTGACCTGTTACTTCATTATACCCAATCTCATTTATACCACTTCCCTCCCATTTTATTTTAAAACCGCGTAATCCAAATGCTTTCTCTATCATCTCTCGCACTGTATGTGTTTCATTCGTCGATAATACATAGTCATCTGGTACATCATGTTGAAGCATTCGCCACATCCCCTCAACATAGTCTTCCGCATTCCCTATATCACGCATCGCATCTATATTTCCCATAATAAGGCGGTCGGTTTCGCCGCGTAATATTTTACCCAATCCTAGTGTTATTTTTCTTTCTACAAAATTATGCCCCCTTCTTACTCCGCCATGATTAAACAATATCCCATTACATGCAAACATACCATATGCTTCGCGGTAATTTTTAACTATCCAATAAGCATACAACTTTGCTACACCATATGGTGAGCGCGGATAAAAAGGCGTATTCTCATTTTGTGGCGTTTGTTGTACTTTTCCAAATAACTCACTCGTTGATGCCTGATAAAATCTTGTAATATTTTCTAGGTTATTATTTCTTACCGCTTCTAGTAATTTTAGGGTTCCAAAAGCATCTGTGTCGGCGGTATATTCCGGCATTTCAAATGATATTTTTACATGAGACTGAGCAGCCAAGTTATATATTTCTAAACGTGACATATTTGGATATGTATTTTTAATTAAATTTAATATCTTTTCTAAACACGAACTATCAGTAATATCACCATAATGAAGCTTCAAATCTTTATTATTAAAAATATGGTCGATTCTTGATGTGTTTATGGTAGATGAACGACGAATTAATCCATGAACCATGTATTTTTTTGATAATAATAATTCTGCTAAATATGACCCATCTTGTCCAGTTATACCAGTGATAAATGCTATTTTATTTGTTGTAGACATAGAAGTAGTGTTGTTATGATTCAGATATAATACCTTTTATATATCTTTAAAAATTATTTTTATATGACTTTTGATATTGTTTTTATATCAAATGTTATATGTTGTTTTAATTGTCTTAACTGTTTTTAATTGTCTTAACTGTTTTTAATTATTTTAATTACATTTTATACTTTGAATTTTTAATAAGATGCATTAGATGATACTTTTACTAAATCTGAGTTTAAACAACTTTGAACATTATTTGTTTCCTCGGGGCGATTTATCTGTCTTGTAACACACCTTGTTTCTTTACCTGTATTAAACGGTGGTACATATACCGGATTATGCGAATATACTTCTGGGCGTGTTTCATCTTTTTTAATGAATAAACCTATTTCATCGCGGAAAGTTTCAGTTACAGTATTATAGTCTGTATTATATGAATCATTTTTATCTTGATTCTCACTATTATTTATATTAGCAACACCGCTAGTTGATGCTGCATTTTTTACTTGTGGTATATTTAACTCATTTTTTTCCTCTATTAACTTACTCTGTTTATCGAGTTTATCTTGGTTTTCCTTTTCAGTTGTTTTTTGTATAAGAAAAAACATACCAACTGCAATAAAAATAAAAACAAAAATTATTAATACAACTGAATTATTTGCTGTAAACATAGATGATGATTTCAAACTTTTCATTTATTATATATTATATATTATTTGTATTATATAATATAATATATAAAAATTATTAAAAATATCCTAAGAACACAATTTTGTATCAATAAGCTCAAGAAGTGGGCATAAATCTTTTGGGTCTACATTTTCTTTTCCTACCATTACATCTTTACCAGATTTGCAAAATGTCTTGTCTACCAATTCCAATAAAGGACACAAATCTTTGGGATCTAGTTCTAAATTAAATTCGAGAGAACTATTTTTGTTCTTAATATTTTGAAAATTATTCTTAGATTCTTTTGTATCATTTTGTTTTTGGTTAAATGACAGAAAATCAGATTCCGTACTGTTACATAATACTGTATCTACATAATCTACAAAAGAACAGATTTTCGAGTTATGTGTTGTTTGAAATTTTGTAGCTTTTTCGAAGTTATCTACATGGAGATACTGCGACACTCCACCCTCTTGCATTTTTGAAGAATCGGGAACAGGAACCGGAACAGATATAGGAAAAGGAATAAAAAAGGCAAATGTAAGTGCCGGTAAAATAGCAATTAAGCTAACTGTTTTCATCATCTTTGTATATAATATATTAAATATTTATTTTTAATATTTATTTTATGTTAAATATATTATACTAAAAATATAATTAACTATTCCTCTAAAAAATATAATTAACTATTCCTCTAAAATATATAATTTATTTTTATTATATATTATATATTAAAACTAAAAAATAAAAATCATAACTTATATACTTATGGAGCTGCATAACTGTGTAAGCTCTGTGTATAAGGGTTACGTTTAAATGCATCTAAAATATCGGGTTGAATTCTTTCGCAATAAATAGACTCCTGGTAGTACTGCGGCATTTTACTTAATTTACCAAACTGGTTTGCGGATGGAGGCATTCCTCCTAAACCCGAACCAGCACTTGCACCTGCATTCCAAGGACATTGGTCATTAATTTTATCGGGTCTTTTAATATTTATATTTTCAGTATAGTTAAACATCGATATGTTTCCAGAAGGTGTATATTCCTTACTTACTTTATTTATATTATTGTGCTGGTTTCTTGCAGCCATTGTAGAAAGATACCCTTCATTGGTTGCACCACCACCTGATCCAAAGTATTCGGGCTCAGTTGTCTCACGTTGTGTATATACTTCTTGTTGCTCAGCAACTAAATAACCGGTTCCATCTGTTAGGGGTGTAACATTTAAATGGTTAAAGTCGAGCAGACTTTCAGTTGTTTCTTTAATAGTAGTAGGCGTTCTATCGGCAGGGTTATAAGCAACGCCGGCAGAAACACGATTCTGAACATTACCATAGGGTCGGATTGCTCCTACAACATTTTCCTTTCTAGAGGGACGAACTACTTCTAATAAAGGTGCAACAAATGATTTGAATGCGCCGTTAATAGCTGTTCCCAAAAATGGAGTCGACTTCGTATTTGAACGGTTTGTAGAGTTAAGCCTTGTTATACCACGACCATAATCGAACTTGGTCGGTTCGCATTTTCCTACACCACATGCATTTATTATCGGGTTTCCTTCTATTACTGCCTTTTTAGAGGGTTCGTAATTTTCCGGAGCATATTGCGATGTTCCATTTGGATTGGAGTCAGTTCCAAAGTATTCAGTAGTAGTACATACACGATTCTGGTCTTTTAATAACTCCTCAGGTCGCCCTGATTGTGCTTTCTCTAAACCAGTTGTAGTAAACCATCTATCCGGTGTATTTAAATAGAATTTATCAGGCAAGAACTTTTCAACATGTCCATATGTTTTAGCACTTGGAGGCTGTTGAACATTCCAATCATAAGAAGGACCCTCATGATTCTCTAAACTATACGTAAGTTTGGGATTATTAGTAGTTCTCAGTTCGTCTACATTCCTGTCTACCCATAAATCGCGAGCTTCCATACCTGAATTGTAACCATTGCTTCCACAAGATGTAAAACCCTGATTTAAAGCAGGCGCAACACGTACTTCTTCCCACGGTTTTACATTCGCCATTTGTGTTCCGGGATTTTGGCGTGACTGAAAAAATGTTGTAAAATTCGGCATTCCGTTCGGATATTGGATATTCGCCTGAGGCGCAAAAAGAGGCGCACGTTCTTCTTTACATATTTTTTGACTACCTGTTCCACTATAGCTATCTAAAATAGACTCATGAGTATCAGCATCTGTTGTACGCCCTCTTATTTTTGCGCCAAAAAATGGGACCATATTATTATGCTCAAAATCAGATACATTTATTTGTTTTCCAGTTAATGAAATTACATTATCATCTTTCGCTCCATTTTTATCATTGTTATTATAATACGGGTTACCGAATTGGTCATCGTGTTGTAGTACTCTCTTATCAACCGTTGCATTAAAGTATTTATCAGTTACTGCTGAACCACCGTTAAATTTATTTATATTTCCTTTTGTAGAAGTATTTATTGTCGGATAATTTGTATTTGGTATTTGAGTATTTGGTAGATAATTTTGCGGATTTATTCTACCGGCACCCATATTTGTAAATGCCTCTTTTTTAAACATTTTTGCTCTTGTATCATCAATATTATTTTCATTTTTTTTATTTGCCGCCATAAATAATCCTGTAGCCGCCAATATTGGGATAACAACTTCCATTATATTATATGTTTATATATATGTAATATATTTTTTAGTCTCTATTAACTCTTAAATATTACATATATAGTTTTTACCTTTACCTTTTTAATTTTTTATATATCTTTACTTTGTAAACAAATTTTGTGTATTATCTATCATGTTATAAGTAAAACAAGGAATTTTTGTAACATAATTATCTTTTTCTAAAATTCTAGTACTAAGATTATTTTGAAACGACATACATGTATTCTCTTGTGGATTTAAATGAAGATAGTCCCAATTTGGTTGTTCTAAATCTCTATACCACCATGCTGGATTTGTAACTCTCGACTGGTCTGTAAAAGGAGAACATACAGGGTATTCAATTGGGGATGTAGGTATATTTACGTCTTTATAGTTATTTTGAGGATTACAGTCTCTTGTTAAATTTCTATCAAGACCAAAAAGAGAACTTTCAAGATTTATTGTATTTGTCATTAAATTTGCTCCCCACTTTTGTAACCTTATTGATGGGTCTACCATGAAACACGGCTTGTCTCCATTACCAGGAACATTGAGTCTCCATTTTCCTTGGTCTGTAGACTCTTGCTGCTGTTTCATTATTCTACACGGGTCATCATTAAAACGAGTAAATGACATTTATTATAATGTAATTATATTATATTATTATATTTATTTCTATAATACTAATATAATATTATTTATTAACGCAGAAATAAATATAAATATATTTATCTTATGATTCCTAAATACTTATTTGTGAAGATATTAAAAATATGAATAATAAGCCACAAAGTAAAAAAACAAGCGGTATATCCAGAATATCATCAAAAAGAACAATATGTTTAAATATGATTGTTAAAAATGAAGCACATATTATTAGAGAGACTTTCGATAATATTTTAAAATATATTCCTTTAACTTACTGGGTTATTTCTGATACAGGTTCTACCGACGGAACACAACAAGTAATAAAAGATTATTTTGCCTCTAAGAAAATAGATGGTGAATTATTTCAAGATGAATGGAGAGACTTTGGATATAATCGTACTCTAGCATTACAGCATGCGAATAAAAAAACAGACTACTTATTTATTTTTGATGCAGATGATAGTATACACGGCAACTTTAAACTTCCAGAACCTCATTTATTTAATAAAGAAATGTATAACTTAAAATTTGGAGGAGACAGCGTAGCATATGTTCGTCCTTTATTAATAAATAACCAGTTAGAGTGGCGATTCAATGGTGTTCTACATGAGTTTTTGACATGTGTATCTAAAAATATTGAAGGTACTGTATTAGGTGGCGACTACTATGTGGAGTCTGGTCGTAAAGGGAGTAGAAGTAAAGACCCGGATAAATATAAAAAGGATGCCGAAATTTTAAAAAAGGCTTACTATACTGAAGTAGAAAAACCAGACAAAGGTTTATCAAACCGTTATGCTTTCTATTGTGCACAAAGTTATAAAGACTCTGGTATGGTTAAAGACGCAATTGAATGGTATAAATTGGTTGCTGATAAAATAAATACATGGGTTCAAGAAAGATATTATTCATGTTTTGTTTTGGGAGACTTATATATGCGAGAAAATGATTTTGAAAATGCAATTCGATACTTGACAAAGTCTATTATTTTTGACCATCAGCGCATTGAAGGTGTCGCTCTAGCATGTGAAATTTTTTTAAAGAAAGAAATGTATTTATTGTGTTGTTCTTTAGGTGAACAATTCTTGGGTCACATGTCACCGCCGGCTGATAAACTTTTCTTATTTGAACCTTTTTACTTTAACCATGTAGAATATTCTTGTAGTATTGCTGGTTTTTACTGTGGAAAACATGACTTGGGTTATGAATGTTGTAAAAAAATTATTACTACTAGATGTATTGATAATATTGATAAATATATTAAAACCTGTATTAATCTTGCTTGTTATAAGGACCAACTATTGCATGATAAAACAGATACACTTGAGTTTTTCTATGAATATAATGAAAATATGCAAAAATTATTAAATGATGGTATCGATATAGACAAGAGAATGCATGAATGTTGGAATATTTTATTTGAGAAAAACCGTTCTAAATTATTCGAATTACCTAAAAATGTGAAAACACTTTTTAATAATAAAAGTAAAAATATTAATGTTTTTTTTTCTTTTACTACTTGTAAAAGACTTGATTTATTTAAACAGACATTGGGTTCTATTCTGAATCATTGGTTAGATAAGGGAAATATTGACTATTGGTTTTGCGTAGATGATAATTCTTCTAAAAAGGACAGGGAATTTATGCAGAGTACTTTTCCGTGGATTAAATATTATATGAAATCTGAATCGGAAAAAGGTCATCGTGAAAGTATGAATATTATTTGGAACAAGCTAAACGAACTTAAACCAAAATACTGGATACATATGGAGGATGACTTTTTATTTTATACCAAACGGAATTATGTAGAAGATTCTATAAAGGTTCTTGATAAATATCGGGATACTAAAAATGTCCGTCAAGTTTTATTCAACAGAAATTACTCAGAAGTAATAGAAAATACTTCTACAAAGGGGCATGTAGTATTATCTAGTAGTGAATGTATTCCTGAAATACCCATAGTTCTTCATAACCATAATAAAACTGATACATTCTTTTTTCAAAATTGTTGTTACTGGCCGGATTATAGTTTTCGTCCATCTATGGTAGATGTGGACACGATTTTAAAACTGGGTAATTATAATACAGAAAATCAATTTTTTGAATTAGATTATGCTACTAACTGGTATAATGCAGGATATAGAAGTGCTTTTTTTAATATGATTTGTTGTCGTCATATTGGTAGATTGACATCGGACCGACACGATAAAACAAAACCGAACTCTTATGAATTAAATAACACTTCACAATTTAATTTACCTAATTCTCACGAATCTCATATATCTCATGTATCTTATGACTCTTGTGACTTTAATACTCTAACGAAAACTGTCGCAACAAATGAAAATATTCGAAAAATGTACAGCCCTCCCATAAAAGTAAATACTTCTGCAGTTATTAAAGTAGTAAGTTTAAAACATAGAGATGACCGTACAAAAATAGTAGTGGATATATTAAAAGAATCAGGATTTTCTGAAGATGAATATGAAATTATCGATGCTGTATATGGTAATGATTTGGCTATATCGCCTACACTTGAATTATATAAAATGTTCGAAAATAATGATTTTGGAAGTAGATGTGGATTTATTGGATGTGCATTATCACATTATGGTTTATGGATGGAGTTACTTAATGATTCGACAAATGAATATTATATTATTATGGAGGATGATGTTATTTTGTGTAATGGATATAAAGAACAAATTTCAAAACTGGAAAGTGAATTTAAAGATAAAGATATTTTATACCATGGTTATACAATGTATAAAAATAATCGTATAGTTAACAAAGATAAGTACGATTATGGTGTAGTAAATAATGAAACATGTGTATCGGTACATCCCCTTACTACTGAATTATATGTTGGAGGAACATTTGGGTATAGTATAAATAAAAAAGGTGCAAAAAAAATGATAGATTATATCCATAAAAATGGAATAAAGCACGGCATCGACTATGTTATGAAAATCGTAAATACTGTTAACTGTTATGAAACACAACCAAACCTTTGTACATCGCTATGGTATGATGATGATTCAAACTACGACACAGATATACAAATGTGTGGTAAATGTATTGACTTTAGTGCATATGAAAACTACTACTTGACATTTTTAAAGGATAATTTTATTTATATTCCTATGGGTGACCAAATTGGTCACGATTTGTATCATAAAAAAAGTAGTCTAAAAAATATGGTCTTAACCGCCACGGAAGATAAACATTGTGTTGCATTTAATACACTTGGTTTTTTTAAGAGTAATGTTATAAATATTACAAGGTCAGTTTGGTTTAACGAAACAGATGGTATATATATAAAGAGGGAACATTCACACAAAGTTATAGAAAAACTCGCACCCGAATTCAAAGAACAGTATGAGAAGGCATTATTAGGAGAGGATAAAAAACATGAGATGCAACAGATACGTGAGATTAATGATAATTCGGATAAATCAAAACTAGTTAATATAAAACGAGTAAAAATGTTATGCAATTGGTGTTCTTCAAAAGATTTGTGTAATGAATTCTCAGAAATGTACCTTGATAGTGGATTTCATAAAAATATTATTATTGAACTTGTTTCAGATGATGAGAATATTGACTATTACGTTATTATAAATAAACCTACATATGATTCGCTATGCGAATATGACCCCAAAAAGACGATTATTTTTCAAATGGAACCATGGGTATATGATAACACTAAAAACTGGGGAGTTAAAACATGGGGCGAATGGGCTATCCCAGATTCAAATAAGTTTATGAAAGTTTTTCGACACGCTGAAAGTCTTAATAATGTACAATGGCAAGTATCGCCCCCTGAAAAAATTCCAGGGGATGAGAAAATAAATAAGATAATGTGTATATTAAGTGAGAAAACACACGATGAAGGACATAAGAAAAGGGTTGATTTTTTGAAATATATTGACTTATGCGAAAACAATACTATGCATGTTTATGGTCGTAAAAATTATCACAATTTAAAGTCATATGTAGGTGAAACCGATAATAAAAAGGAACTAGTAAAATATAAATACTGTTTCTCATGTGAGAATAATAGTGAAAAAAATTATGCAACAGAGAAAATATGGGAGCCCATTTTATTTGAGTGTCTTTGTTTTTATTGGGGCTGCCCTAATCTTGAAGAACATATTGACTCGCTTGCATTTGTCAGGTTACCGCTTGATAACCCCGATGAGTGTATTTCTATCATTGCAACAGCTATCAAGGAAGATTGGTGGTCTCAGCGTATTGACATAATAAAAAAAGAAAAACAAAAAATACTGAATGAACTGGGATTTTTTCCTAGATTAAATAAGTTAATTAGTGATATTAATACAGATTATCCATCACATATTAAAAAAGAAAAAGAACAAGAAAAAAAACATGAAAAAGAAAATGAAAAAGAAAAATTAATATTCATTGATAAAACTGACGGCTTCGGTTCACAGTTTCAATCGATTAGTTTTTATATTTTATATGCACACTTTAATAATTTAGATTATATTCATAAAAAAATAAAAAATATGGATCACAACTATAATAATGATGTTAATTTTATAGAAAGAGTAAACAACTGTATGAATATACAAGGAAATTATGATGATTATGATGATATAAAAAATATAGAAGATTATAATATTAATACTTCGAGTAGAGGTTTTATATATGACTTTATTGACCAAAATGTAGATTTATATACAACTAATAATGAAGCAATTAATAAAATCAAAAAATGTTTTTGGGGAAATAAAGATAGAGACTGTTATAAAAATAATAAACTTAATATTGCGGTTCATGTTAGAAGACCAAATATTCACGATGATCGCATTGAGGGTACTAATACAGAAGATTCATATTATTTAAATGTTATTAGCCATATTCGTGAAAAATATAAAAATAATACAAATAATGCAAATAATGTAAATAAAGAATTATGTTTTCATATTTACTCACAAGGAAATATTGAAAATTTTAACTGTTATAAAAATGATGATGTTATTCTTCATATTGATGAAGAGGTAACTACAACATTTATAGGATTAGTTGGTTCAGATATACTTGTAATGTCGGCAAGTTCTTTTAGTTATATTGCTGCAATATTAACTGATGCTGAAGTATATTATTTACCATTTTGGCATAAGCCAAAAAAAGATTGGATTATACTATAAAGTAATAACATGACACAGTATTATAAAATTAGGTATAAAAAGTATATAATATTATAAATATATATGATTTTTAATATTATATGAACTATTTTTATAGTTCTAATCTTATTCTTATTCTTCTTCTTCTTCTTGTTCTGGTTCATCACCCTTTGGTTCCTTTTTACTCGAACTTAATGCCGACGGAAGTGTAACTTTAGATAAATCTACTTTAATACTTGATGCCTTAGATTTTTTCGACTTGGATGGAGCTGCTGCTGCACCTGGTTCGGATTGTGGTATATCTGCAACCGATTCCGCAGCTACTGCAGCTCCTGATGTCCTTCTTGGGCTTGCATTTCTACTACTAGATTTTGATATAGACAATCCTGTAGCTAATCGTACCCTTTCTGTTTTTTTCAAGTCGCCTCCCATCTGTTCAACTAGTTTTTTAAATGCCGCAATAGCATTATCAGTAGCACCTTGTATATACCCCGATACTCCGACTGGGTCTATTTCATTATGGAATGCAACACGAATAATACTGTCCGTTGCATGTGGATGTGGCTTTCTAAAACCACAAAATGACAATGTTTTATCGGCTATAAAATTTTGCTGGTATAAATAAAATTCAATGACCTTCCCTAGCGTGTAATCCTCATTTACTAGTGTAACATCAAACCCATTTTTCAGGGTTGTTTCAGATGGTACGATACTAACCTTTCCATGTTCCAAATCATATAAGAATTTTTCACATTTTGAAATCATAATTTTACATGCTTTTATAACTATTTCATTATTATCAAACACACCAACACTCTCAATGATGAAATCATAACTATTCGGTTGATAGTAACGTTTTGCTTCTAGGAGAAACCAGTTTTTCTTTTCAAATTCGACTTCTGTTTCTGTCATGTTACTCTTTTTCATAGCCGCTTCTTTTTCGCCCCATACTTCATTCGCCTTTGCTACATCTGGTGTACACTCATAAGCACATGTGCTTATAACATTAAATGCACCATCTTGTGACGCCATTCCGATATCCAATCCACAACGAAGAGTAAGACGTTCTCCATCAATATTTTCAGATAGTTTAGGCTGAAGACGAGCAAATTCAATATAGTCACCGGTTACACTCGACGGAGGAAATATTGCTCTAACTGCTGACTCATCCGAATACACTTCTGTCTTACTATTTTTTATTTTGAAATCTTTTGTGGTAACATATAAAATACTATCTGTGTCATTTTTTACATCAACTTCGACAACATAGTCTTTATACGGAAAGTCCATGTCATCAATATGAATAGGAATGCAACTGAGACGCTGCTTAATAATTTCATTGTGAAATCTAGTTGTATTGTGTGTAATTTCGGCCTTATTTTCACTATATGGATAAGTTCTAAATACAAATGTAGGAATATCGGAGACTATAATTCTTCTCAAGGCATTCGCAATACTCATGTTGCAATCCAAGAGTGTAAATTTTAGAAAACCATTTTCTTCTCTGAGATTTGAAATACGAGGCTCCATTGTTTTGTATATTTGCTGTTCTTATTATATTATTATTATACAATTTATTAAATCAATTTTTCATTAATATAATTAAGGAAAATTAATAACTATCACTTCATTCAAAAATAATAAAAAATAAGATAAATAAGACAAATAAGACAAATAAGATAAATAAGATAAATAAGATAAATAACTTAAATAATAAGTTAAAATAAACGATAAATACTCGTGGTAAATTATATTATGAGTAGTATTTTATATTATAGCAACTTTTGTGAAAAATCTAAAAAAATTCTTCAGACATTAGCAAAAAGCAATATTAAAGAAGAATTACATTTTTTGTGTATCGATAAAAGAGTTAAAGGCCCCACTGGTTCATGGTATATCATTCTTCAAAATGGGGAAAAGATTATTATGCCTCCGCAAGTAAATCGTGTACCAGCTTTACTCCTTATGAAACAAGGTCACCAGGTATTATATGGAGACCAGATTTTAGGACATTTACAACCACGAGAAACTGCAATAAATATGGCTGCAACAAATAATAACGGCGAACCATCTCCTTTCTCATTAAATAATGATTGTATCGGTGGTTATGGTGTGGCTTCTGACTCATTTAGTTTTTGGGACCAAACAAGTGATGACTTATCAGCAAAAGGTAATGGAGGAATGCGACAATTATATAACTATGCGACTATTGATAGCAATATGCGAATAGAAGCTCCGAAAGAAGATTATGCGCCTGATAAGATAGGTTCAGTTTCTTTGGAAAATTTACAACAACAGAGAAATACTGAAATACAATTTAATGCTGAAAAACAGGCAAAAGCGGTTGAACACCCGTCGCAGCAACAGTTTATTCAACAACAGCAACAAAAACAACAGTTTCAAGCCCAGTTTTCACAACAACAACAACTTCAACAACAACTACAAGCAATGGGTCCACAGATTGCGCAACAACAAGAACAACAAAGGCAACAACAAAAAAATGTAAGATTTAGTTAATACTATTTACATTTCGAATAACTAAATTATAAATACCTACAATTAAATATTTATAATTAAATATATTTAAAACTATAGAATAATATTATATAATCATATACATCCTAATAAACACCTTTGTAAAATATGACATCGCGTTCACTAGAAAATTCAGATAAGTCATTGCTATTAAGTGCATTTAATGAACAATTTTTTGACTTTGTAACAGAAATAGAACTGGTATTCAGCGAAGATACATCGATAAAAAAAGCAAAAATGGCGCTTAATATGATTAAAAAAGTAAATCCTGCACTTATTGTAAAAATATGGTACACATATGTATGTTCACAGTATGAAGCCGAGATTAACAGTGATAATATTAATTTCTTTATAGAAAAAGATTACAAAAAAGATTTTATATATGTAAATCAGTCAGATGATATTATCAATAATATAGATAAACTTAGAGAACCGGTAAGAAATATGAGCAAAGAAAATCAAGAAAAATCACTCATGTATGTTAAAAATTTATGTATTTTGTCTAAACTATACATGCAGTAATCGTAGACCAATAGTAATCGTAGACCAATAGTAATTTTAAAGTTAATTTATTAAAATATATAAAATTTTAATAAAATATTAAATTTTAATAAGTAGTTATTAATTACTAACTAATTAATAATTATTAATTACATAAATATATTTATGCGTAGTTTGATTTAAATAGTAAATGATAAATTAAAAATATAAATGGGTAAAAAAAATAATTCATCTTCGCAAAAAAAAGCCGAAGTAGTTCCTGAAGTAGTTCCCGATGAGTTTAAGAAAGTAATAACGGATTTTATAAATGATTTTACTACTACTTTTCCGGAATATAGCGATAAACTTAAAGACAACTTTGTTGTAGTTTCTGTTAAAACGGACGGTAATGTTGTAGCCGAAGAAATCTTGGATGAAACTAGAGTTAAGGTATTATATGATTATTCTAAAACTGTATATCCTGCGCGTTTTTTTGATATTTTGTATAAAAATGCTGAAATTTTCAAAAAAGATAGTGGTGACGCAGCAGCTGTAAATGTAAACTTTTTACCCGATATTGATTTTAGAGAAGTGTGGAATACGCCTGATATATCAAGTAATACGCGTGATACTATTTGGAAATATTTACAGCTTATTCTTTTTTCAATTATTACAAATATTTCTGACAGAGATTCATTTGGAGATACTGCGAAACTGTTTGAAGCTATCAACGAGGATGAGTTAAAGAACAAGTTGGATGAGACAATCAAAAATATGCAGGATCTTTTTATGGGAGGAGATAGCGGTGGTGGTGGTGGTGGTGGTGGTGGCGGAGACAGTACAGGCGATAAGACAGGAGAAGCAGGAGCTTCGGGAGAAAATGCGAAATTCGGGGATGGAATTGATATGAAAGAATTTGAGAAATTTGCTGAGCAGCTTAAAAGCTTTTCACCGGATGGTATGGGTGGAATCGATATGTCAAAGTTTCCAGGGTTTCCGGGGTTTCCGGGATTTAACTCCAGTACTAAAGAAGAAGGTGGTGGCGAATCATCGTCATCATCATCGTCGGATAATAAAAAACAATCTGAAATGCCTAACCCTGAAACAATTCATGAACATATTTCAAAACTTCTTAATGGTAAAATAGGAGCGCTAGCAAAAGAAATAGCAGAAGAAACAGCCAAGGACTTTGACTTGGGTATTGATATGGAAAATGCTGAAAACGTAAATATGAGCAATGTATTTCAAAAGCTATTTAAAAATCCTGGAAAACTAATGAATATGGTAAAAAGCGTCGGTGCAAAACTAGATGATAAGTTTAAAAAGGGTGATATAAAAGAGAGTGAGCTTATGAAGGAAGCAAGCGACCTTCTTAGCAATATGAAAAATATGCCCGGTATGGGAGACTTGTCAAGTATGTTAAGCAAAATGGGAATGTCTGGTTTAGGGGGATTGGCTGGTTTAGGAGGAAAAGGTGGAAAGGTAAATATGGGTGCTTTACAGAGTCACCTACAACAAAATATGAAAAATGCAAAAATGAAGGAGCGTATGCAGTCGAAGCTTCAACAGAAGCAACAGCAACCTCCACCGCAACCACAACAAAAAGTAGCAACTCCAACTCCAACTCCAACTCCTGCAAATAATATTGTTCGTCCTACTACTGCTGTATATACTGCATCGTCGGGTGAACAAATTCAGCAAACCCCTAGAACCGCTAAACCTGGTGCGAATATTGTTGTAGGTACAAATGCGACTACAAACACGACTACAAACACGACTGCAAGTGAGTCTACAGAAACAGGTTATGAACCGGTAGTTGAAACACAAAAGAAGAAGAAGAATAAAAATAAAAAATAACCAAAAAATAACCAAAAAATAAACACAAAATAAATGTATTATAAGTATAAAGTAAAAATAGTGTAAAAATAGTGTAATTATTATTAATATTACTAATAATGATTAAAGAATAAAAAATAAGAAAAAATAATTAAGAATATATATATAATGGACAAAATACCAGCAACACCATTTTGGTTAAATGAACCTACTATTCTATTTGATAAAAAACATATAACGGAAATATGGCCAAATCCAAATATGAGCAACATGGAAAAATTAAATGCTATTAGTCGTTTTGTTATTATAGCTTCACTTTTAGGATATTTGATTACATTGAATATGGGAATTATATTTGTAGGTATAATAACTTTAGCTGTAATTGCTATTTTATATCACGTACAATCTAATAAAATCATAGCAGATGAAAAGGCAAAAGAATTACCGCCCAAAATAAAAGAAAGTTTCACTAACGCCATATTATATAATGAAGTAAAAGATGACTACACTAGTCCAAAAGAAAATAATCCCATGATGAATGTTCTTTTACCAGAAATAAGTTATAATCCTACCAGAAACGAGGCGGCACCCGCCTTCAATGCTGAAGTAGAAAAGAACATAAACAATAGTACAAAAGACTACGTCGTCGATACTACATTTTCCGATGAACCGACAAAACAAAAAGAGTATATTAAGCGTAAATTATTTAGTGATTTAGGCGATAGTTATACTTTTGACGATAGTATGAGAAATTTCTACACAAACCCAAACACAACCATTCCCAATGACCAGGGAGGGTTTGCTAACTTTTGTTTTGGAGATATGATATCAGCGAAAGAAGGTAACGAATTTGCTCTCGGAAGATGGCAGCCAAGGGTAGGAGGAGTATATAATTAAATGAAACTTCGGTTTCTTCCCTCCATCTCACTTTAAATTAAATAGTAAGAGTAAAATATTTAATTTAAATTAATTTGTGTTATATTATAATATTTAGTAAATTATATTTTCAAAAATATATATATATATACATATAAATACACAAGTATGGCTATCGTAAAAGATTATGTTTTCGACAACTTATGCAGAATAGGCAATGATAACTGTGGAATGGATCAGAGAAATATACAAAACCTTAACTCAAGCAACTATATGTTGAATAATTTCTTTTCCGCTGAGTGTAACATGAAGCGCCCTATCGATTTTGCTACTGCTCAACCCGGTATAAACTACACTGGTAGTCATCAGGTTGGTGTCGGTGGATGCAATGTTGACACGAATAGTGAGCTGTTTAACGGCAGTATCATGACTCATCCGCGTTGCCGCATTAGTTTGTTTGAGCGACCTTTCAAGACTGTTCCCTTTCTTGGAAGAGGTGAGTCGAACCCCCTTGTTGAGTCGCGTTTGTGGCAGGGCGACTATAATATCAACAAGAAGAGCGTTAACCCTACTTCAGAAGTATGTTTCGTAAATCACGAAATGTATCCTCTTATTCCATCTATTGCTGCTACGATTACAAATCCTGCAAACTTGGTTGAAGGTGTCGCGGTAAATGGGTGGATACGCGGAGGTGTTCCTTCTCGTGAAATCGAGCGTGAAACAAAGTATACCTCTTGTAGTTCTTAAAAATATTATTTATTGCGTATAATATCTAGTGCGTATAATATCTAGTGCGTATAATATCTAGTACGTATTATTATATATAGTAAAATTATTATATATAATATTTATATAAATGAAAAAAAAGGGAAATAATATATACTTATCATTGTTTTTCATAATTATTACTGTTTTTGTTTTATTTATTCTATTTAAAACTATGTCTAATAATAAAAAAATAGAAATGTTTAGAAATTCTGAACCAACGTATGGTGCAAAATCGAAATATGTAAAAGCAACATATAGTGTAAATAATGATGCAATAACTATAAATGCTTCATTTGGTAATCTAGAAAAAGTGAGCGCGGTTCATATACATAACAATGATAATGGAAAACCAGGAGCAATAATAGCATGGTTGGCTACAACGGATGAATGGCAGTCTGGTGTAATACAAAATACTCCTGGAAAAAATGCCCCTTGTTGTTCTAAGAAAAATAAATTCTGTTCTTTGGCTGCACCCAATAATACTCCATCTATTAAAAATGTAATGAATAATTCTATGGACTACGTTGTTAGTAACGAATTTTGCAAAAAAGATTGTCCATGGATTAACAAAGGAACCTTTTTAGTAATTCATGGTTACGATTTTCAAAAAGTAATAAATGGTTGCATTAGTAATGAAAAACCCGGTATAGATGTAATAGATGCCGTTCCTTTTACTAAAATTTAAATATATTTATTTAGGTATAACGAGGTATTTATATTGTATATTATATTATTTTGTATATTATATTGTATTATTTATATAATATATTATTTATATAATATATAAATATAAATGGTTACACATATGTCGAGAAAACGACGCAGTAAGCGTTATAGTAAACATTCAAAGACGCATATAAGACGAAATATGTATAGGAAAAAACATAAGAAAACACAGCGAGGAGGGGGAGTACCGAACTATGATAATCTCGGTGAACCCTATGTAAAATCCACTTCTGGTAAGTCCAAACCACCCCATATGCCCATTCCAGTCTATAATCCTAGACCTATTCCAAACAAAGTTGATGTGCCCGCAGGTTTTCTACCTCGAGGTTGGAAAATCATTTACAGAGAAGAAGACAATAAACCATTCATTCTCACTCCTGGTTGCAGTAGTGTCTACACTCCAGGCTCCCAGAAACTCAGAGATATTCTTGAATATTATTACAGAACTTCGACTCATTCAGAAGTACCACCCAAATTACCCACGCCCCCCGAATCACCCAAGTTACCCACAATACACGAGTCACCTGCACCACACAAATCACCCACGTCACCTAAATCACCTAAACCACATAAAAGTAAATCAAGTTAAAACATATTAAAAATAATATTACTTTAAATTTATATGTGTATCTGTATGTATAACACTACATTTTTATGCACATATAAATTACATGATGACGAAGATGACCAAGATACATTATATCGACACGATTACTTATATGCTTTCGGTTTAAAAGAATATGACTCTGACATAATTGTTGCAACTCTTGATAACATATATCAAAAATTAAGGGATAATAACGATTTTATTGAAATTGTCGAATCGCATTACCATTTTAACGGCGAAAATAAAAATCATGAAGTCATTTTACAATTTCTTTTTTCATTTCATACATTCGATTTATTTCACGCTTGTTTAACTTATTTGTTACGTGATAACAATTCTGACACGACATTATATGATGAATTTATTAAAAATAAAAAATTATTGATACAGGAAATAAAAAGTAAATAGAAATTAATTTATTATTTAGTTTTATATAAATTAAAATATAAGTCGAATTAAATTTATCGAATTAAATTTATCGAATTAAATTTATCGAAATAAAATATATGTTATATAATATAGTATAGTATAGACAATGGCTTCTACTCAAAATAAAAATACAAAAAGCGATTATTGTTATCAGCAACGTGATTTTAGGGGCATATTTACTCATGTAACATATGTAAATTCTCAGAATGGTCGTGCATATACGGATGCAATTCCAGATGTAGGATATATGCCTTCTCATATGTCTCGAGAGTCGTTTTCAAAAAATTCTGTAGATATTGAGTCGGCTCTTTTTGGAATTAACTCAACGAATCTTGTAGACCCTCAGGCACCAGTTGTTCCACAGTTGAAGGAAGTTCCTTATTGTTCATTCTTTGACAGAATGCCGCTTATTATGCCTACACCACTTGTAATAGAAAAAAATCAGAGACCTTTCCCTATTTAAGGTAATATAACTGTATTTATCAGTTTAATAGTATAAATTATTTGTTTTTTTTAATATATAATTATATTTTTGTATTATATAACTATATAATCCCATGTCGACATCGGGCCAAGTATCAAATGCAAACATAACCATGTTGGGATACCTTAGAACACATCGTTCCGATGGTAACTTTGCGATTGGAGGTTATGGAAGTACAGGGTATACAGGTTATACAGGAGCAACTGGTGATACAGGTCCCACGGGTTATACGGGGTATACAGGTTACACGGGTTACACAGGTTATACAGGTTACACGGGTTACACGGGATATACAGGATATACGGGATATACAGGTGTTACAGGAGCAACTGGTGACACTGGTCCCACTGGTTATACGGGGTACACAGGTTACACGGGTTACACAGGTTATACAGGTTACACGGGATATACAGGTTATACGGGTTATACAGGATATACGGGTTACACAGGTTACACAGGTTACACGGGTTATACAGGATATACGGGTTACACGGGATATACAGGTGTTACAGGAGCTACAGGAGCTCCAGGACAGTCTAGTACATACTATAATTATAAAGCTCAAACAGGACAACCAGGAGATACATCTCCTCCTCCAACTACAATGCATGTTCAGTGGAATACATCTGGACAAATTGATGCTTCAGAAATATATGTATCAAAAACCGATGGAGATGGTGTAGATGTAGGCGTATTACTTGGATTAGTAAACGCTGGCGATGATATTATTTTACAAGACAAATATAATTCATTAAATTATCAGTCCTGGTATATAACAGGAGCAACAGGGACTAGCGGATATGTATCATGGGGTGTAACAGGAACAAATACATATACTTTTGTATCAGAACAAGAACTTATTTTAATTATTTATGCTGTGGGACCACAGGGTCCTACTGGTCCTACAGGTTATACAGGATACACAGGATATACTGGCTATACGGGTTATACAGGATATACTGGTTACACTGGATATACTGGTTATACTGGTGTTACAGGAGCAACAGGGTACACGGGATATACGGGATACACTGGTTATACGGGTTACACTGGTTACACTGGTTATACTGGTTATACTGGCTATACGGGTTACACTGGATATACCGGTTACACTGGATATACTGGATATACTGGATATACTGGTTATACTGGTGTTACAGGAGCAACAGGGTACACGGGATATACGGGATACACTGGTTATACGGGTTATACGGGCGTTACAGGAGCAACCGGTGCAAATGGACAAAGTACAGGAGGACAGGTATTATATTTGACATACACTGATGCTTCATCACTCACAAGTATATCTGCTGCATCTTTGACTACAATTTTATCCCCTCAAACCGTGAATGACCCTGTATCTATAACTCCTTCAATTCCGGGAAGCCAGCGTAGTTTAACACTAACGCCAAATTTATTATATCCACAAGTTACCGTTACATTTACAAATAACAATTCAAGTACTGTAGATTATCGTGTTAGTCAATTTACAATTCCTAAGTCTTCTATTATAGATAATAATAATATTATACCTCCGGGTATATGGACTTTAAGCATCTACGCAAAAGCTGATGCGAATTCCGATATAAATAAAATAGGGTTGAAATTTTATTTAATCGGTTATAATTCTGGAACATCTTCATATACAAATTTAGTAGCAAATGGTTCAGATTCAATTTATTTATTTGATCATGTAATTTATCAAAAATATGATATTGACTTATATATAGAAAATCCAATAGATATTTCTTCATATACAGATTTATCGATTATAATACTATCAAATAATATTAACACTTCAAATCATAAAGCAGAAGTTTACTATCAGTCGTCCAATACTTATTCTCATTTACATACGACTTTTGGTATCGTGGGTTCGACTGGGCCAACCGGTTATACTGGTTACACAGGTTATACCGGTTATACAGGGTACACAGGATATACAGGTTATACGGGTTATACTGGTGTTACTGGAGCAACGGGAGCAACTGGTGCTACAGGAGCAACAGGGGCAGTGGGACCTACGGGTAATGGTGTAATTATTCAATATAAAACAACAGATTTATCATCTACAGCAAGTTCGTATGCAACAACTACGACCGAGGTTGATTTAAGTAGTACCTATTTCTGTGATATTACACCACAGTCTGCAGCAAGTAATATATTAACACAATTTCGAATAAAGTATGCGAGTAGTTATAATGCAAATGATAGAATAACAATTAGTGTTAAAAGAAGTATAGCATCAGGAGCACCTACTACAATTGCAAGTGATACATTTCTTGGTCCTCAAACAGCTACTGTATCAAATAATGATTTATATACACTTAACTTTATAGACAGTCCGGCAACGACTAGTTCTGTTAAATACTATCTTACATACCAAGTAGAAACCGTTACTGGTGTGCCGGCAAATACAATTGGAATAATTCGAAGTCTAGGTAATAATATTGTATTACAAGAATTATTGGGATCAGGAACAGCAAATCAGGGTTCTACAGGTGCAACGGGTGTTACCGGAGCAACCGGATATACGGGATATACGGGATATACGGGATACACAGGTTATACCGGATATACAGGTGTTACAGGACCAACTGGTGCGACGGGACCATCAAACCCAAACGCCACAAGTGTAAATATTACAGATTATAATACTAACACAACATATTACCCAACGTTTGTCGGAGGAACTGGAACACAAAATGTTTTAATCGATTCGACAACGACCGCGTGGTCTATTAACCCTAATAGTGGTGCCTTTAATTTTGCCAAAACAATAAATATTGATGGCGCAGGAGGAGCTCTTAACCGCGTTGGACTGGGGATACAAGCTGGTCTAAGTGGTCAAAACAGTGGAGCGGTAGCGATTGGAACAAACGCTGGACAAGGAACTACGTCAGGACAAGGAGCGAACTCTATTGCAATTGGATTAAATGCGGGTGTTGCTTCCCAAACAGCTAATTCAATTTGTTTAAATGCGACCGGTATTGCTCTTAATCCATCAACAGCCAGTTTTTATGTAAGTCCAATAGCTATAACTCAACAACCAGCCGTAACTGTCGTCCAAGAACGTCAAGGTGTAGTTTATAATACAACCTCAAATGAACTCACTGCTGGGGCATTCAATACCTATTCAGTTTGCTACACCCAGATTGTTAAGAATTTTGACAAGTCGTTTGCTCTTACTCCCGTCGGGACGGGTATAACAGCCACAGTGTGGCAGGCGACTTTTGTTGGAGAGAGAGGAGGTGGGACAAATCCTTTTGTTTCAACGGGTATTGCTACATTTGTCGGGGGATTAAACAGATGGAACTGGGTGGGGTGGAATGGAGCGGGTGATTTCAGCACACCAACCCAGTTTTATGGGATTGTTGGTTCTCAACTTCTTTACTTTACATGTGGCGATTTCGATAATTTTGATAATGTTCGATTTACTTTTACACGTCTTTATTAATTTTTTAATTTACTATAATTACTTGGTGAAGAACGACTGCTTCTATATATCGAATATGTAATTGAATATAGATAATAATATTCAATATATTAAATAATACTCAATATATTTAATAATATTTAATAATATTTAACAATATTATATAATGAGTATAAATAATTTTATACCCGACGATGGTTCATTATGGAGTATAAGAGCTGTTGATATATCTGGAAACTATAATCAAAAATTAACTCTTGATGCTGCTGGTAATGCAATAATTAGAACAGGTAATATCGATCGCCTTACTATCAATAGCAGCGGCGCATGGACGTGTCAAGGTGGAATGAGTTATAATAATGCAACAAATACTTTAACAGCAGGAACATTTAGCGGGGCTGTTAGTGGTACGGCAACAACGGCAACAAATATTGCTGGAGGTGCCGGCGGACAAATACCATATCAGTCGGCGGCAAGCACTACTGCGTTGTTAGCAAACGGCACAGCTGGTCAAGTCCTTACATCGGCGGGAACTACTCTTGCTCCTACTTGGACGACACCAGTAAGTAATAATATTATAATGGAAGATTTTGATATGTTCGAAACCACATCGGGTTTTGTCGGCAGCGTGTTATCTTTTGCTGAATCTGGTAATGGAAACACGACTTATTTTAATGGAACATATGAAGCAGCAATTCTTAATGGTTCTCTATACCGTAGAGGTTTAGTTCAACTGTTCTCGGGAACTGCTAATCCGTCTAGCACGCAAAATCTTACCGACCTTCTGTTTTCATATGCGAATATATCGAAGGTCACATTCGGTATAGTTCCTCACGGAAATCAAAACCTCTCAACAGCGACAGTAGCCGCGGGAAATATCACACAATCGTTAGGCATTACATCGGCAACAAACCTAACAGCGGCTCAAACAAGTAATACTGTTATATGGCGTATGACCTCATCAAACGCAACTATTCCTACTTGGCAATTTGTAATCAATAATGTAGTTCAATATACACTAACAATAACCCCTGGTGATATGACTGCTAAATGGTGTCGTGCTGAAATTGCGGTAGTTTATGGTGGTGGTTCAACTGCGACGGTTACTGGGACTTGGTATAATCTTACAGATGGTACGAGTGAAACAACAGGAACATACACTATTACTGCTGGAACAGGGTTTCCTGCCCCCCTAACCACCCCTAACACGGTTGGTATTTATATAGCGTCTTATAGTAATAACGCGACCGCAAAATATATGGGTGTTGATTATGTTGAACTTCAGCAACCTAATTTATACCCCGTTGGAAGTGGAACAACCGATACAACTGGAAGATAAAAAATAAATTATTATAATATATGGTATCAGATATTAATAAAGTAAGTAATCCAGCAGCAGTTAGGAGTAAGTTTGCTAAGTATAAAGGCAGCGATAATGCCAAGTTAGAATTAAGTGAGAAGGCAGATAAAAAATACAAGGTGATTCATAATGGTAAAACAACTCATTTTGGTTCAACGATGGCTGATTTTACAAAAACCGGTGATAAGGCGAAGCAGAAATCCTGGTAATAAAACATGCGATATAGATTATATATCATGTGAATTTAACTCGGCGCATTAAAAAATATAAAATTCAATCTACCAACTATAACTATAACTATAACTATACCTATACCTAATTTACATTAAAATTATTTGCTTCCTCTCTAAACGTTGTTGAAACAAGTGCAGTTTGTCAATATCGCGAAACACCATCTCAAAATTCTTCCATATCGCTGTCATTTCCCCTCCATTATGATACACATGTTTCAAAAAATCCCGCTCTATTCTCTCTAGTCTTTCAAATCTATTGCACTTCGCGTCTGTCTTATCTGTCTTATCTGTCTTATCCATCTGTTTTTTCCACGACTTCTTCGCAATCTCCTTCTTAACATTTGCGCGGCGTTTCATCTCCTTCGAAAGCTTAATTGCTGGAAGTTCCACTCTCTCCAACTTCAATCCCGACCTTGTTATCATTCCTTCGCTCTTCATTTGTTGAGATTGCTGGGCTTTCTGATTCTGATTTCTTGTCTTGACCATTTTGTTTGGTTTTTGGTTGTTGGTTGTTCGTGCGACTGTTTGCTTTGGAATTCTGCATTTATATTATACACCATTTACCAAATCAATTTTTTAACATTATAAATGTCATGTCCACACATTATAATGTTAAAATCAAAAATATAAAATAAATAAAATTCATCATGTGTTTATGTCTCCAGCCCTCCCACAATTTACACCTCAACATTCAACAGAAGTAACCGGTGTAATCGGCGCCTCATCCATCCTCTCAATCGTCTTTTTATGTTCTCTCACTACATAATTCAACGAATACATCAAAAACATCGGATTCTGTGTATTCACAAACTCAACAACATAGCTAAACGTTACTGACCCCTTAATCTCACGCAACTCTTCCAAGTACTTCTTATGCAACCCGCTCATAAACTTTTTATACTGTTGCGGAAACTCGCTAAATGCTCCCTTCTTAAATACAAAACAATCCAAATAATTTTGATGCAAACTCCTCGTAAAACCATGCAATTGATTTCTAAATACCGCAAAATCCGCCTTATACTCCGGATATGTTTTCAAATACTCCGCCACTCTCCCACCATGTCGCAGTGTCAAATACTGCAACTGCAACTTTTGCTGCCCTCCTTTCAAATTCTTCACCATCTCATAAGTAGGATTACGAATCTTCATCCTATCACCCGTAACCATATTACAAAAAACAACACCCATAGTATTATACGACGAATTCATTGACGCATACTCACTCTTAAACCCCTCTACACTATAATTATCCGCAAACAACTGTTTCGGTTTCAAAATAACACCACAACCATATTTATCTACAAATCCAGCCGTACTAAGTTGCGTAATATCGAGTGTGTCGTTATTGATACTATATACACCAATAATATATATAGCCGCATCATTTATAGGCAACACAATACGGTTTTTAGGATGCTGCAACACAAAAGAATACATGAACTCTTTCGGAAGCTCCTCATATTTAAACCCTAGCTTCGCACATGTTTCGAAAAACATATTCCTAAATGTGTCCTTATCGCGTATCTCAACCGTATCTTTCGGATTTTTCGGTGCGTAAAAAACAACATTACCACCTACTGTGCTCTTTGTCGCAATCTCCCATACACCACCTGCCTCCGTTTTTGAATAAAACATATTAATCATTGTACCCTCTACGAATTCCTCCGCACACCACTCGTTCGTTGTTGAGTCACTCGGTGCCGTCATTATATTATTATCATTAAATGACTTCTCTCGCTGCTCTGTAATAGACAAACACTTCGGTGGCGAATATGCAACAATGCGCCCAGTATCATCTACTACCACAGAACGCAATAATCCAATCGTCTCATAATCTTCCTGTACAAGCCCAAATGCTTGCTTATCATATTTTATAATTGAATACATACCAGTATCTGTCTTCCAGTTTTTCATTGTTAATTTAAGACTATTAAGGGTTTTTTCAATCTCATCAGAATGATTCACTTTTTGTATATTTTGCTCGCCAATCATTCGCAAGATATCGACAAAACCCTCGTTCTTTTTTAGTGAAAACATTGGATTCTAGCTGGTGAAAAATGTATATGGGTGTATGATATTATACTTTATAACAATCTCTTTATATATCTTTTATTATTAATTTATGTTTAGATGTATAAATTATTAATGAAAGATAGATAAATTATTAATGAAAGATAGATAAAATATTAATTCGATAATATTAATTCTACAATATAAAATATTAAATATTAAATATTATTCACATTTAATCATTAATAAAAATTTCTGTTATAAATATAAGGTATAAGTATAACTATAATTATAAATAAAATGTCAGAAAATTCCCCAAAATTACCAAATCCTTCATCTCCTTCATCGATTGAAGTCGCTCTAGGAGATATTATACAACTTATTGCCCCTACAAACTCCACCATCAACGACCAAATATACCTTATTGAATACATAGATGAAACAAAAATTAAGTTAATTAATGCAGCAACAGCCACGCGACTAATACTTACTATGAGTTCAAAGGGTGGATTTAGCGATGAATCTATTACATCTATTATTATTTTGAATTCACCCGAATTCCCCGGTTATGCTCGCCAAAATAATCTTATTCCTGGTACATGGGTTGATATTATTTTTGGTGGAGAACTGCCCACCATTATTACTGGCCATATAACCGATTTAGAAGAAGATATGATTGAAGTAAAAACATACCCCGGTGAACAAATCTTTTATATCGACTTCGGCTACAAAGGTATCCCCGAAAATATACCCATCGTTCAAATACGTATTCGCAGCCCTCCCAGTGATTCACCTCGTGTATCCGCTGCTTCTTCCTCGGCCACTGTATCAGCCGCCTCTCCAGGTATATCCCAAGAAGAAGAAATAGGCGTCGCCCCTATCTCCGTAAGCAAACAACCAAATCTTCCATCAATTAGCCCCCAGATTCCTGTTGAAGAAGTTAAAACTGCACTTAAAGAGATTCTTCTCGATGCCGACTCCATACAATTCGGAGATGAACTAGAATCAATTGTACAAGTCGTCGAACTTCCCGAAGAACAAAAACGATACAGTATTGAAAAACAAACAACCGACTTATTAAATGAATTAATATCCGAGTTCCCAAATATCGAAAGGACAAAATCTGTATTAAATAATATTCATTCTATTATTGAACGCTTCAGACAATTGCGCGAAGAATTTTCTAATTTTGATAGAAATGGAAACGCCACACTAGTTAACCGTAGACGTGAAGATTACAAACCTCTTGCAAAAACGCTCCTTTCTTTGAATCAAAAATTATTCTGGATTATTCCTGTTTCCAAAAATATTCGCAAGTTTTATAATGTCGACTCATCAAATCCGACAGACTTTACAGTTACTAGTACCGAAGAAAGCATCGAACGTGAAAACGCATTAACCGACGACTATCTCACAAATAAAGACTCGTTTGTAACATATATCAATAAAATGAACGACTATGTTACACCTTATACCAACCCGGACCCTGAATTCGGATTCACTCAATTTGTACACACAAATATAACATCCATCTTAGATAATCTTACCGACTTTTATTCGAGCATCGTCACCGGAGAAAAAGTGAAACGAAACCAGTTTGTAATCCAAACATATAACCTCGGTCTTTCTCAAATTCAAGTAAGAAAAAATAAAAGTTTCGGTAAACGCGTAGCTGATACAACTGACCTCCTACCACTTACACGAAACGACTCTATAAACATTACATCTTTTATTAGTCTTCCAGAGCCGGTAATGCAGTTTTCAAATATTTCGCTACCCAATACCAGTATCATGAGCCGTGCAAACATGGGAAAACACTTTGTTCCTTACTGGAATCTCCTTCGTAAAAATACTAGTATTACTCGTAAAGCCATTTCATTGGAGGAAAAGGAGAGAGAAGACCAATATGATGTAGACGATATGATACAGTTTACATCCGGTTTTATGTCATTTTTTTCGGACGAGCAAATAGACAGCGAAGAGAAATATAGAAAATTCGTTGAAATGCTTATCCCAAATACTACTCTTCTTTTTGATGTAATGAATAAATATATAACCGGTGAAATTACACTCGGTAACTATGTCGCTATTTTACAACCATTTATGGTTTATGTAAGCGATTTGACCCTAAAACAATACGAAGTTATAGTTTCAATTATAGCACAACGCGTTTCTGAATATAGAAAAAAGGTAGTACAGTCGGCAAAAGAATATGCTCCATTATCCACTGCAAAATATGCTGCGAAATATGCTGGTTCATCTGCTTTATATAGTCTTCTGAAAGATTCAAGGCAGGTTAACTTTGATACAGACATTCTCGATATATATGGTCTGTCTGCTGAAAACTATATGAACACTCGCGATAAACAGGCTAATATACCGGGCAGCGATGCTGTAGGAGCAAGTGGCGGTTTACAAAGCGATAAACTACAGACCACCCATACACGTCATTCATATACTACTAAAAAGAAACCGACTGGTGCTGCTGGTGCTGGTGCTGGTGCTGCTGGTGCCGCTGATGCAGGCTCAATATTCCCACCTCTTTCATTTTCTAACACGGAAATTTTATATCGTCTTATTTGCATTGATAATGCCCGACTATATATGAATACTCTTTCTATTATAAATGAGGATTTAATAACACCATTTGACTTTGACCAACTATATGCACAAGAAAAGGATAAATTTGACCAAGAAATGGAGTCGAAACAAGGAGCAAATAAGTGTAAAAATTTCGTCCTTACTAAAAAATATATAGACAAGGATGAACTCGAAGAGGACCAAGGTGAGGAAATATTTTACGACAAGTTGTACGACTTTACTGACTATCCATTTTTGAAGAAACATGAAAAAGACAAGTCACAGTATTCTCCGGAAGATTTCGAAACATTTCTAGTTTCCCGTTATATGAAAAAAACTAAACTCCCCTTAAACGACGCAAAGTCTGAAATCCAGGACATGTTGCGCGGACAAAGAAAAGTGCAGGATGGTCAATATGCCGTTCTAGAGGTAACTGACGAAGAAGGTGACAGATTTGAGTATTATATTCGTTCAGGTCGTAAATGGGTGAAAGATGACACGATACCACCTACAGTAAGCATGTATGACACCGCATATTTTTGCAACGTTAAAAGTGATTGTTTCGCGCTTAATAAAAAATGTATGACACCAGAGTTAGCAGAAGATACTATGAAAGACGAAGTTATTAAACAAATGTACGACGAATTTGACTCAAATTTTCACCAAAGTCGTAAACAAATTTTGGATAGCGTATATCGTAAATATAACTACTCAATTGATACCATCGATAAGCTACAAAGTATTAAAAAATACAACACATATAAATACAATAATGCGCAGTATTTATCTGGTCTTGATATCGAGATTGACCCCGCTTTAAGAGAAAGGATATCTCCGTATGCTCGCATCTTTGACCTCATTTTGGGACAAACCGACTATGTAAAACGCCAAAGAAATATTATGCGTTTTATTCAGAAGTTTACTAGACCAGCTGTCGAAGAAAGCACTTCCATGACCCTTAGTATTGAAGTCGAAAGCCCTTATTGGTTATATTGTAAGGACACAAACACTAAGTTGGTGCCGTCTTTTTTCGAGACGATTGCGACTGTTTTTTTGAATCAAGGTGATATTCAGACAACGATTGATACGATATGTAAAGAGCGTGGTTCAATTAGCGAGGACGGTGATGCATGGACCGATAAGTACAGTGGTTATGTTATAAAAAATATAGACTTGGATACAGAAGAGGGGTATGACGCTGCCGGTTTTAAACTACAGACTCGTGAAATTATGGAAAAAACGTTGGGCGAGAGTTTAATTCAGAGCTTAAAGGATAAAAAATTGCCTACATATAAAAATCCTGATATGCAAATGATAAGTGGTATTATAACAACCATGACACAATATATGGGAGTTGATTTAGAAACACAGCGGACGTTTATTATAGAACAAGTTATGAATATTTTAATGTCTAAAATTCCGTCCGAAGATGATTTTAATAAGAAAAAAATGTCTGCCTCGTCATCGGTATCAAGTAAACAAACTTATAAAGATTTCAAATTGAATACTATTTTGTTGCTTACTCTTTCATTTATGGTTGTCGTCATTCAAGTGAATGTTCCTTCCATAAAAACACGCAAAACATTTCCAGGCTGTGTTCGTTCATTTGTCGGGTACCCTATAGACGGTGATGGAGATAACTCTTCAATAAAATATATCGCTTGTATTGCTGTGAAGATAAAATCGAGTATTGAGCCGTGGAATACAATAAAGGGGAAAAAAGATGAAGATATTATCTTGAAAATAAAAGCATATATTGATAAAATTATTATAAAAATTCCTACAATAGAAACAAAAATGTTGGAAAAACGTGAATACAATAAAATACATGCAGTCGAGGAGTTACCAGCCGAGCATGATATTAAAAAATGGATTAATTTTCTACCGCCTCTTTCAAAACTGAAAATGTCATCTCCTTCCCCTATTGGTCCAAATTTTAAAAGCGACTTACTCGAAGATATTAAAAAAGGTTCTAGAAATCAGTTTGAAAAAATAGCAGTAATTCGTTCGAAGATTATTTTTTACTCGTTGGCGATTCAAGTTATGGTACAGAAAGTTGTTGATAGTGAAAAGCTTATACTCACGAATGGTGCAAATGAGCCTGTTGTTGAGAATGCTTGTTGTAATTCAGAAGGTTCTGTAAATACTATAAAATATTTCGTAGAACATGAGAGTATTATTGCGGACTATAATAAGCAAGTCGCGCTTTTGAGAGATATTGTTGACGATATTGTTAATACCCAGAAGTCTTCATCTTTTTTTGACCCAAAAAATACGAGAACTAAGTATCCGGAAATACCTGCAGGGTTTGACGAAGAAACTATATATATGGCTTTTATTATGTATTGTAAATTTAATAATCAAATTCCAATCCCGGAGTCTATCCAACATCTGTGTCATAATAAACCATCGACTGATATATATAATCCGTTGGAAGAATCTATTCGCACCAAAATAGATAAGCTTAAGGGTACGGGTGAGTATACTTATACACCTGAAGCACTACAGGCTTTATTGCAGATTGTAAATCGCGAACATATTATACCGTTTGATTTTAATCCGACCGAAGTGTCGTATATACAGAGAATGCGTGACTTAATTCGGTCTTACCAAGAAAGACAAACACCAGAAGTTCCTGACATATTGTTGACAAAGTTGACTGAATTATTGGACACTTTCGATATTCAGATTAGCGAGGATACGCAAGAGTTGCGAGATATGAAGAATTATTTATCGGAGAAGAACATAGAGATGGTTGATGATATTATGGAGTTTATTACTCAATATAAAAAATTAGACAAGAAAACAATGTCATTATACAAGTCATTTTTATTGAATATAGCGAATTTCAAACTTATTGGAGATACTATTTTGTGTCCTAAACGAGACACTACTACATATAAAGGGATGCAGTTTGTTGTCAATGAAATGCGAAATTTGATATCTGTTTTTCCTAATATTATAATGAATAGTGTAAATAATCAGAAAATATCTATACCGAAACATTGGGGATTATCTAAGCAGCATATAACAGATATTCAAACGATAGTTAAGAAATATTATACCGAAATCGATAAGTTTGTCAAGGATAAAGATAATAGTGTATTGTCAAATGTTATTAGGGGTGTTATGAAGGAGACAAATGAATGGTTTCAACTCGCATTAAACACGCCATTATTTGCGAGAGTATTGAGGTCCGGAGCGTCTGCTGCTAAGCCAATGGAAGGTGAAGGTATGGAGATGGAGGTAGAGGAATTCGAGGAAGAAATGGCGATGGAAGGAGAACAGCAGGGTTTGTTATCCGGTTTATTTGGTACGGCATCGGCATCGGCGGCGTCATCGAAGCGGGATAAACAGCGTAGGAGAGAAGAGGGAGAAGGTTCTGCTGCTAGACAATATAGGAAACGTGATGAGCCGGAGATTGGTGGACAATATTCGATATTTAATGATGATTTAGTGAGGCGTTTATTTACGCATTATTTTCTGAACGTGGTATTAAAATATGTGAAACTGTCGAAGACAGTTCTTGTAGTAACAGAGGAGGCGCAGTTACCGGAAGAAGATTTGTCCGACCTAGTATCTGTATTGGAGGCACAGGATCAACAGAATGGTGTTGTAAGAGAGGTATCGATAGTTGCACAGGAGAATACTGAATTGAAGAATATGGTAGCAAACTTGCTTCTTGTGTTTTTTAAAATCATAATGACGGATAAATCGGCGATAAATGTAAATAAGAAAAGTGTAAAGGAGGATATTACACAGTCGAAGGATAAAGAGAAGGATATAATTACTAGGGAGTTTCGCGATATGCAGGTAGCTGAGCGTGAGGTTGAAAACTTACTCAAGAATCTTCGTTTAGGTGACTGGAATGTTGGTGCGACAAAAGGGTTACGATTTTATGTTCCGGAGACCTATGAAGAAGAGCGTTTGCAGATGGAGAGGGAGTTTCAGCGTGGCGAGGAAAAGGCGAAACATGAAAAAAGTGCACATAAGAGGGATAAAGTTACGGAACGCATGCGTGATATATATGCCGACGAGGAAGTAGAAAAACAACACCATGATGCACTTATTGATGCAGAGCTTGCTGACGATTTTAATTTACAAGGCGATGACGATGAGTATGGGGGTCAAGATGATGGTGAATTTAATCCTCGTGAGTCAGGCGAAGGCGATGATTAGATTAGATTAGTTTAGTTTAAATATTTAATAACTTTTAGTTTAAATATACATAGTGTAAAATTACATAATTCATAATTTCAATATTTTTCAATAATATTCATATTTTATCATAACAAATATGAATATTCACCCATAACATAGCAAACCATATATGGTAACAATCATAAAAATCTAAAATACAACGCATCGTTATGCAGTGACCACTGCATGGCGCCGCTGCTATAAGATTAGTAGTCGTGCTGTTTCCAAGTATTTATAATAAAAAAAAAGAAAAGTCAGTAAGAATGAGAAAAAGCGATGATGTATGAAAATTTCAACTCTCGGGGTCCCTTTTTCAAAAATGGACAAAAATAAATGTCCATTTTTCAAAATCGGGGGTAGAGATTTAAAAAAAACAATGCATTCTTCACTCAGAGCATAATGCTCTAAATCGCGTTTTTAAGTTGAAAATTTTGTTACCATAATTTTTTTAAAATATTTTGGTAAAAGGGTTTAGACATTTTTCTCTACCTACTATATACTAATGTCTACTAACGAAAAAGTTCCAAAAAGTTCCGACAAATTTTCTTGTCCATCGTGTCACTATACTAGCGTAAGGAAGAGTCAATATGACCGTCATCTTTTGACACTGAAACACGAATTACTAACAAATACTAACAAAAAGGTTCAAAAGGTTCAAGACGATAAATCGTTTCATTGTGTGTGCGGTAGCTCATATAAGTTCGCATCAAGTTTATGTTTTCATAAGAAGACCTGCAAGGTCTCAAAAGAGGCAGACGTATCATCGTCATCGGATGAAAAATTGGTATCATCGGGTGGCGTTGTCAGTAACGAAATGATAATGAAGCTTATCGAGCAGAATGGAAAACTACAGGAACAATTGGTGAGCTTATCCAAGGAGAAGAATGTTGTAAATAATATTGTAAATAATACGAATAACTTTAATTTGAATATATTTTTGAATGAGAAGTGCAAAGATGCTCTAAATATAAGTGATTTTATCCAATCGTTGAAGATAACATTGGATGATTTGATGTATACAAAGAATAAGGGATTGGTCGAGGGTATTACGAATGTGATGATAAGAGGTCTTAGACAATTGGATGTATATAAGAGGCCGATACATTGTACGGATACGAAACGGGAGACGATGTATATAAAGGATTGCGAGAAGTGGGAGAAAGACGATAATCATGATAAAATAAAGAACACGATACTGAAAATTGCGAATAAGGAGAGGAATATGATAAGCGCATGGGTTGACGAAAATCCAGACTGGTTTGATACAGAAGCGACACAAATTGAGTACCTAACTATGGTGCGAAATGTTTGTGAGCCGATAGAGAACGATGAGAAATGTGAGAAAAAAATAATTCGCAACATTAGTCGCGAGGTATTTTTAGACAAAACAAACCAGAAATTGCTTTAGATTTTTAGCGCCCTTAGTGGTACCGATGAGCTTTGTATACTTTTACACTCTTGAAGAATACTCTTGAATAATACTCTTGCAGATTTTATATAGAAAATATCTATAATAATTATATACTTATAATTTAGGATGTTTAACCAATATATATCAAGAGAGGCATTAAGTATTATTGCTGTTTTTTTGTTCCTTATTTTATTCGGTATTATCAATGCATTTCGACCCTCTATTATTTATAATAAAGACCTAAGCTTTCGTCGTTTCGGTATTGGGTATAAAAACAAAACCGTTGTTCCTATTTGGTTGTTTTCGATTATTTTGGCTATATTGGTATATGTTGTTGTGACATATTTGTTTGAATATAGGGCTGTGGATTGATTTTAATTTTAATTTTTATTTTTTATTATATTTTTATAATATATAATAGTAGTTTAAATAATGAATTCTAGAGAACCCTCTCCGCATGATGATTTAAGCACATTAAGTGATAGAGAAAAAATTTATTTAACTAATTCTGTTGGTAAAACGTATGATTTAGACGATTCTAGAAAATGTACAGTACAAAGTGTAAACTTGGATGCACAAACAGTCACATGTTCTATAAATGGTAACATAGAAATTATTCCATTAAGTGATTTACATGACGAATTAGCTACGGGTGGTTCTAAATCAAGAAAACATCGTAGTAATAAACGAAAAGGCAAAAAGTCTTATAGAAAAAAGAAATATGGTAAATCAAAGAAGATTAGAAGATTTAGGAGAAGCGTTAAAAGTAGAAGATAAATAGTAAGTAGTAATTGTAATTATTTGTGTTTAAACTGTTACAAATAATTACAAACGAAATAGTGAAGCTTTCGCTAATATAAGTTAATTCAATTTATATTCGAATCCATCGGGTGTTAGTTTGTCGATAGTTTTAGGTGCTGCAACTGTCTTCTTGATGTAGTTGTTTACAGCTTTTTGTGCTACTGTTGCATTAAGAGAACAAGGCTGGCTAATAATATAGTTGTAGCTTCTAGAGGTTACGATGACACCGACAAGCATGTACCAAACAAATGTACCGACAATATCTTTAAGTTTCACCATATTTCTAAACTCTTGATAAAGGTGTGTTCCTGGGCTTGGGTTTGGATTTGCTGGTGAGTAAGGTACGGGTGCAGGACCTGCGCTTTTAACGAATATACCTTTACCGCCTGCAAAACTGTTATCCCATGTTCTGTTAAAGTCTTCACGATTTGCGTAGCTAAACTGGTTGATAAAAATGGATGGGTCGTTATATATACTATTTACGGCGTTTATAATTTTCTTTTCAGGTGCGGCACTAAACTGTGGTGATACGAGAAGACGTTTCATAAGGTCGTGTAGGCCGACAATTTTAGTCATACCATAACCAAAAGTGTTTGAGAATGGTTCGATCCAGCCGGGGAAAATAGTGAGCAAAAGTTGCAAGAGACCGAAAATAAAGAGCATAGGAAACACGGTGGCTAAAAGTCCGACATTCATAGACTGTGAATTATTGCATATAGATTTAGCTAAAGCGGTATTTATAGATATTTGAGTAGAAACAATTGCTATAATATAAATAATAGTCAACATGGTGGCCATGGAGTTGGGTGTTTTATATTTAGCAATAAAGTAGAAGAGTGTAATAAGAAAGAATGTAAAAACAGATGTAGAAGGATTAGGTGCATTACTTGTTAGATTACTCAACGGGTTAGTCGTTGGAGTTATTTTTGGGTCATTTGTTGAATTTGTATTTGATGTACTCATTTTATTTTTAGAATTACGTATGTGTATATATGTATTATGTATAATTTATTTTATAAAAATACTATTATAAATTAATAGATTTAATACGAAAACAACAACAACAACAACAATTTCAAATACAGTAAATGGACAAACCAGTATTGACAGAACCGGGTGTTAAATACTTTATGAACGAAGTATTAAAGACTTGTAAAGATAAAAAGACTATATTTACAAATAGTATGTTTAATTTGATATTATTTCTAATTTTTCTACTGATTATAGGAGGGTTTTTATATTATAAATATAGAGGGCGCCTTACTCCTGAAGAAAAAGAGGCGAAGTTTAGAGAACAGAAGCAGGACGTATTGTCAAGATTAAACGCTCTAAATATAAAAATAGAAACAAACAAAAAGAATGGTGCAAATATGATAACAGATTTACCGATGTGGGACGCACCTTCTTCTCAGGTGATGGTAAATCCATATATATAAAAAACATGAGATGTTACAGATGCATGAGATTAATCGAAATTCAAATGATAAATAAAAACTCTATAAACCTCTATAAACCTCTATAAACCTCTAAAATATGTTTAGAAATATGAAAAGATGTACTGAGGTGTGGGGATTGATATTGGATTGTTAATTGTAAAGTAAATATAGAATAATAATTATAATAGAAAATATTTCAATATATAAATATCTTGATTATATAAATATCTTGATTATATAAATATCTTGATTATATAAATATCTTGATTATATAATATAATGTCTCGCCCACATATGTCTGTTGACGATGCTTTGCATGAGTATTATAAATTAAAGGACCTTTATGATGAAAAGTTTGATATAAAGAAGAGTTCGGTCTTATCTGATCAGACGTTGTCAATACAACAGAAGCGTTCGCAGATAGCTAAATTTAAAAAGGCGCGAAAGTGTATTATTTGTAAGCAAACAGGTGGTACAATATTTACGGATGTGGATAGAACATTAAAAGCGGTTTGTGGTTGTGTTGCGACACCATGTGGTTTAAATATAGAGATAGCGAAGGGTAAGATAGAGAATATAGGCGAGTTAATGGCGGCAACGTATAGTAAGATTGAGGATGTAAAGGACAATATAATAAAATATAAACTGGATTTGTTGTTTAGGTATATAACAGATGAGCAATTGGTACAGAAGTTTGGTGAAGCTAAAAAGGAATTAGATACATATTTAGAGCAGTATGATAAGCTATATAATAAGTATATAGATATAACAATAAATCCTCAAAATATAGAGGAGTTGAAAAGATATAATGCCGAGTTGTATACGTATATAGGGCAAATAAAGCAGTTAATGAATGAGTTTAATGCTACAGGTGAGAATGAGAAAATACGAACAATAATTGAAATATATTTGACAAATGTAGTTCCTTTGACGAAGAAGATAAGAGATACGACATATGTATATAGTAACGTAGAATATGACGATGATACGAAGGAATACAGGTTAGTACAGAAGAAGTATAGTATTAAAAGCATGGAGGTGGACATAGAACATCCTCAGGTGATTTCGTTCACAAAATAGTATAACAAATAGTATAACAAATAGTATAACAAATAGTATAACAAATAGTATAACAAATAGTATAATAAAAAGAATATTAAAATAGTATAGTAATTTGTAATATATTATAAGTGTAATATATACTTATAATACATTTCTGTAAATAAAAATGTATAAAATGGAAGAGAAGAGTCGTGTTGTGGAAACTGATAATGGGACCAATAGAGATATGAGAAGTAACAGAAGCGTGAGAAATGCGGAAATTCCCGAGAAAGAAATAATAAGTAAAAACGAATCAAAAAACCCTATAATGTTGAGTATTATGTTATCCATATCGAACACAGTATCATTGATGTTTTTTTCAATATTTATAACTTTGATAGTAACAAAGAATTACCGGTGGTTTTATATATTGTTGTCTGTATTTATAATAGTAACATGTGCCGAGATTATTAAAGTAATTCTTATGCGTTATGATGCAGCCTTTTTGTACAGACCTGGTAATTGTATTGGTGTTAAATCTATAACAGATATGTTATTTTATAATAACTTTATATTTGAACGAATATTACAAAAGATAGACATACACGAATATGAAAAAAGAGGATTTCCTTCTATACATATGACATCAGGTGTTAGTATTCTAACAATGATGTATTTATTTTTTCCTAAGTATAGTAGAATAACATTAATGGTGGCCCCCATATATATCATATTATTAGGATATTCTCGTATTTATCTGAATTGTCATACATTGTTACAAGTTATATTTGGTATAATAGTAGGTATACTAGGAGGGAAGATTATGTACAATATTTTTAAGTAAATAGTTAGAGAATTAAATATATGTAAAATGATATAGAAACATTTTAATATATTTTATATAGACATCATATGTGTGAACGAAACAGTGACTATACAGATGAGTATGAGGATAAGGATAAGGATAAGGATAAGGATGAGGATAAGGATAAGGATAAGGATGAGGATGCTATAAGTAGTAGAGATGTTACAGATTCGAGAGAAATGCCGAAATTAGAGGATAAAAAGGAAAACTGCGGACATTACATATCTGGGTGTAAAATAGTTGCAAAATGTTGTAACAAAGAATTTGGATGTCGTCTATGTCATAATTTTGAAACACCTGACCATGAAATAAATAGATATGAAATAGAAGATATTATTTGTAATAATTGTAGATTAAGACAACCTGTGTCTAACTCATGTATAAATAGAGAATGCAGCTTATTTGGAGGGAAGTTTGCATCATATTATTGTGATATATGTCATTTATATTCTGATAATCCAGTTTCGGAGATTTACCATTGTGAAAAGTGTAAAATATGCAGGATGTGTAATATCGGGAAAAAACCGAGCGACTTCTTTCATTGCGATAAATGCGGAGGATGTATTAATAAGGAACTTGAAAACACACATAAATGTGTAACAGATGCGTTGCGTAACGATTGTTGTATATGCTTAGATAATATATTTTTATCAAGAGAAACTGTTGTTGTTTTACCATGCGGACATGCTATACATGGGACATGTTTTAACTCTTCAATAAAACAGAACAAATATACATGCCCGTTGTGTAGGAAAATCATGATAAAAGGAGATGCACTTGATATGATGATTCGACAATACGATGACATTATTTCACTTTATCCATATGATGAAAATATAAAGGCGGAAATATCATGTAATGATTGTGCTTTTAAAGGGGAAGTTGCTTTTCATCCTATTGGACTAAAATGTGATGGATGCGGTGGATACAATACCATGAAAATACGATAAATAAAGTTGCGTAGTAAATAAAGTTGCGTAGTAAATAAAGTTGGATAGTAAATAAAATTGCATAATATAATTATAAAACTATATAAAAATATGTTTATAATTTATATAACACCAATCACCTCATAAACCAAAGTACGTAATAAAATGTTTAAATTATTGAACAAAGTATATATAATTCTATCATACCCTGGGAGATATGTTCATGTTAGACCATACATGAGAAGCAGTGGGAGGCTTCAAATAATGTGTTGCAATTCGATTAAAAATAAATGTGACTGCGTTTATACTTGTAAAAAATTAGAACCTATAAAAGCTGAAAAATATATCGAAGAACTATTTAAATGTGAAATAACAAATAAACCGAAAAGAATGGGAACAGAAGATTGTAAATGTGAGTTTACATGTATAGCGAAGAAGTCTGAAACTATGATAATTCACGATAACTCAAATAATGTGAATAAATAAATGTATTATAATAAATATTATATATTTTATATATATAATACTTGACATATATATAATACGTGACACATAATGAAATATATATCGATACCTATATTTATTATAAGTTTTTTAATAGGAATGGTATATATTTATATGTCAACTCCTCCTACTAGAAGTATTTTAGTATACCCTACTGTAGACAATATCAACAAATTTCAGTATGTAGACAAAGCAGAGAATTGTTTTACTTTTGAAGCAAAGGAAGATAAGTGCCCTTTTAATACGGGTACATTAAAAAAAATACCTATACAAGTTTGACATATAATGTAGTATAAAGAGGGGAAATTATTTTATATTTTATATTTTATATTATATATAGCATATATAATATATAATATAGAAAATGAATATAAAGAAGTGGATACATTCTGAGACAAGTAAATATATAATATCTATCATTCTTGGATTGGGATTGTCAACGTTATTTAGAAAAGAGTGTAATGGTGAAAATTGTATTGTATTTACTGCACCTCCGATAGAAGAATTAGATAAAGAGACATATTTATATGGTAAAAAGTGTTATAATTATAAGAGTACTTCTGAACTATGTGACTCTCAAAAAAAAACTGTTAGATTTGCGTATTAAATGAAATCTATCATTCTTTATAGAATATATTAAGAGAATAATGGCCGACACAACAAGCATCGATGACCTTCCAACTGATCCTAGTTCAGGTAATCAAAATAATCTTATGATTCAGAAAACTGAAATGAATAATGGTATGAGAGGTGGTGGAGGAATGGGTGGAATGGGTGGAATGGGAGGAATGGGAGGAATGGGAGGAATGGGAGGAATGGGAGATGGTAATATGACGAATAACCAGATGATGCCTCCTGCGCAAGTATATTCACCAAATGTTACAGGTGTAAATATGATGAATGGTGGTGGTGTTGGTGGTGGTGTTGGTGGTATGGGTATGCAAATGCCTCAACAACAACAACAAATGCAAATGCCTCAACAACAAAATGTTATGAATGAGTTAGTAAACGGACTTCAAAGAGCCAGTGCTTCGGGAATGACAAATTTACCTTCACGAGATATACCCATGAATACAACAGGTATGATGAATGATGCACAGATAAATCCAAATTATGTTCCTCAGAATTATAGAAAAGAAGAACATGATGACTATATTAGTCAACACGAAGAAGAAGCAATCAATGAGGCTAAATATGCTAACCATGTAAATAATGTTGATAATATGGAAAATATATACAAGTTAATACAGGTACCTCTTTTAGTAGGCGTACTTTACTTCGCTTTTCAGTTGCCTGTTTTTAGAAAGTATATGTTAAAATATATACCATCTGTATTTAACAGCGATGGTAACTACAATATAAGCGGACTTATTTTTGTTAGTGCTCTATTCGGATTGGGATATTTTGGGTTGACAAGAGTTCTAGATAGTGTAGCCGTATGAAGTATTATATGATTGAGTTGCATGAGATGCGTGAGATTTAAGAAAATACAATATTAAATATTATTTATCATTGTATGTATGTATGTTTGTATGTATTTTTGTATGTATTTTTGTATATTTGTATGTAGTAATGTAGTAACATTATTTTTTATATAGTTTTTCATCTGTTAAAGAGATAGTCATATTTGAAGGAGTAAATTCATTTTGAATAAATAATACTTGTTCTTCCGAGATATTGTTTTTATTTTGTGCCTTATTTGCCTTATTTGCCTTTTTAGTAAATTTTACAGTCTTTTGTCTATTTGTTAATAGACGTGATAAATAATTTGTAGGACTTACAGATTTAAGCGTTTTACTCATTTTTGATATTGAATTTTTTCTTGTTTTTGATAACTCCTTTCCTTTTACATCAGATATTTTATTTATTTTTTCTATCTCAGCAATAACCGCTTTTGACGTAAGAGCTTTCGCCTCCAAGGCCAATTTCGCTTCGTTTATAATATCTTCCTTTGTTTTCTTCGGTTTTGAAACAGGTTTATTTTTCGTATTTAATTCCGGATTATAACGCAAAAACCATTTATCATATTCATTGCTCTTTTTCTTTGTTTTAAGTTTTTTAAATTGTTTTGATTTTTCAGTTCGAATATCTTCTAGTGTTTTTTGCTTACCGTAACATGTTATGCTAAATCGCCGCAATAGTCCCTGCATTTTAAGACGATTTTTCTGCTGTATTTTAAAAAGATACTCGCATAAACAAAGTGTCCTTCTCGGGTTATAGTATGGACGGTCGGCATATAAAAATAATAAATAAAAACTCATCATTGTGTCGATAGTAGCAACACGAAATATTTTACCATCTAGTTTTATAGTATTATAACTATGACATGCTAGTGGTTTATAAATATACGCGACTGGTTGTGAGCCAACTTTAACCTCATAATGTGTAGATAAATATTCAGGTATAGACGGCTTTGTTTGAACGGTAACATTAATAACTCCTTTTTTTTCCAATTCTTCCTTTATTTTTTTTGCGGTTTTATCGGGCGTAGTAGATAACAAATCAAAATCTGGTATTTCTGTTAGATACATTTTTTCACGATTTTTCAAATAACGCGAATAAAGCACATTAGCATAACCTCCTATATAAACTAACTTTTCCTCCGACACAATATCCTTTATAACATTTTGTATAAGTTCTTTTTGATAATAATATTGTTTTGTTTTTGAACGCGCAGAGAAAGAATGACGAAATGTTTCAGGGTCACATTTTTCAGCCTTAAGTGGGTAATTTTTATTGAGAAGATTTAAACGCTTTAAAACTTTTTCCCAACGAGTGATGTCGCCACCGGGGCGCGAGAGTTCTAAATACATCGCCATTCTTAAAAAATTAGGAGGAGAGTAGAGAATACCATCCTTAATAATTGCATTTCGTTTAAGACTACTAAATAGTTTACTGTCTAGTTGTGTAATATCCGCGATTTGAAAAAAGTTGACGAATACTTTATAAGTACCGTAGTGAACACCTGCCTTTGCTTCTACATCAGAGAATCCAAGACGGAAGTAAATATCGGCCAAGGCTTTTGCATCATTCATCGCGTTTGGTGAAAAGAAATCATAGTCTGGTATTTCTAAATTTCGGTTATAAAATTGGTCGACGGGGGGAAGGATATTATTAATCGCGGTTCCGCCATAACAAACAAGATGTTTATCGTGTATAAATTTTTCAAGAACGGAAATAATCTGCTTCATTACAGGATTTTGTGCAATACGTTCACCGCGTTTTTTAGCTTCAATATTTATTGCATTTTTTAATAATTCTAATTCGCGATTTTCATAATATAATACATTTAATGGATTATTTTGATTGTTTTTGTTGTTATTATCGGTATTATTGGTATCATCCATAGACATATATATATTTATATTTATATTAATATGATAAACACTATTATATTAATATGATATAATAAAACTATCGAAAAATATTGTTGTACAAATTTATGCATTAATTTTAATATTTCCAGGACCATTAATTTGTTTAGCAGCATAACTAAGATAATTGGCTAAAGGTTTAGGTTTATTGATAAGCACTGGTATGTATAAAAGTTCATCCGGTTTTGGAACAAACGCGCTCTCTTTCTTTTCAAATATTTCATTATAAGTAAGCAAATTCTGGTCTACGTTCTGGAAATTCATAGCCATAAGTTGACAGCCGAGTGCCTGTGGAACAGTCGAAATATAGTTTGCATTTGAGATAGATAAGTCAGGGAGAACAAGTGTCATATTTTGTTTATTAAAATTGGTGATTGTTTCTACGTCATTAGAATTCTTAATATCCATATATCGGCTTTCGTGAATAAAAACGGAATTAGTAGTAACGTTTGTAAGCTCCCACATATTTTTAGACTGATACAAAAGGGGCATGGAATTATCTGTGCTGTTTTTCTCAACCATAATGACAACTTTTCCCATAAAGTCCTTAATGGGTCGTTTTGTTATATTTGTACCATTACATTCGCGCATATATTCAATCGGTAATAACTTATCACCCAAGTTCTCTGCAATTTCACTTGCTAATATATTAAGAATATTGACATTATTTGTTTTTATACGAAAATGCAGGAGTAAAGGGTCCTTAGGATTAGGACATATACCAGCAGTTTCAGAGAAAGCAATACTGTTTATTTCTTTTAGAACTTGGGAAATAGGTATACTATTATAACTCTGTTTTATACCGACTATATCTATGGATGAAACACCTACAACAGGAATATTATCTATACAAAATATTTCAAAGTCTAGGCAGCGTACGCCTTGCTTAATTGCGTTTTGTAGGGCACACATACTAACATAGTCACTCTTAAATTGGCCAGAAGCGCAACAGTTATATGCCGTTTTAATATAGAAATCGCGCAAGTTTTTTCCAGCATAGTCAGGGGAGCTAGATGTAGTCCATTTTGAGTTTATTTTTGTAGGAGGAGAATCTTTATTAACTTCTTTAATAACATCGCAATTTGTTTTTCCTAAATTAATTTTTGTAGTAACATATGTGATAAGCCATAGCAATACGACGATAACAAAGGCCATACCGAACCAATGAATAGCCATAGGAGTAACCTGTGACGTTAGAGCCTTACGGATAGCATCGGTAGAAGGTAAGAAATTAATATTAATACCTCCACCAGGTTGAGGAGGTTGTGGTTGTCCGGATGGTCCGGGCGATTGTGGTGCTGACATAGTTTTAATTATATTATTATATAATGATATTAATTATATAACGATATTAATTATATATATAAAAAACTTGTTAAAAATTATTAATATGTTAAATATATATAATAATATTATAAACAAAAAGAATGACGGGGGGATTACTAAATATTGTATCTTATGGAAATCAAAATGTAATATTAAATGGAAACCCTAAGAAAACATTTTTTAAAGCTACATATGCGAAGTATACAAATTTCGGATTACAAAAATTTAGAATTGACTTTACGGGGCAAAGGTCTCTTAGGTTAACTACAGACTCGACATTTACTTTCTATGTTCCAAGGTATGCCGATTTATTAATGGATACATATATTGTAGTTACACTTCCAACAATATGGAGCCCTATATGGCCACCGAATCCTGTATGTGGATCTAAAGATTGGGCACCATTTGAGTTTCGCTGGATTGAGAATTTAGGAACACAAATGATAAAGGAGGTGCGTATATCAGTTGGAGGGCAAACATTACAAGTATTAACGGGGAAATATTTATTGGCGCTAGTGCAGCGTGATTTTTTGGGTACCAAGAGAGCGCTATATAATGAAATGACGGGAAATGTTGCAGAGTTAAATAACCCAGGAAATGCACAAAGTAGAATAAATATGTATCCGAATGCATATTATGTTACGTTACCTCAAGGATCAGAACCTTCAATTCGAAGTCGTAAATTATATATACCAATAAATGCTTGGTTTACTCTTTCAAGTAAAATGGCGTTTCCTCTAATCGCGCTTCAGTATAATCAGCTAAAGATAGACGTAGTTATGCGACCTATACAAGATTTATACACGATTCGTGATGTTATGGACCCACAAAACGGATGGCCTATTGTTCGTCCAAACTATAGTAACGAATATATGCAGCTGTATAGATTTCTCCAGTCTCCACCCAGTGTAAGTTTAAATTCATCCGATTATCAGAATCCAGCACAATCCGAGTGGAATGCAGATATACATTTGATTAGCACATATGGATTTTTATCAAACGAGGAAGCGAAGACATTTGCAGCATCAGAGCAAAAATATTTAATAAAGTCTGCATATGAATGGAATTTTGAGAATGTTACAGGATCACAACGTGTATGGCTTGAAAATACGCTCGGAATGGTAAGTAGTTGGATGTTCTTTTTTCAGCGAAGTGATATTAACTTACGAAATCAGTGGAGCAACTATACGAATTGGCCATATAATTATTTGCCCGTAAATATACTTCCTGCACCTATTGTGCCGCTTACACAGTATAATGGTTGGTATGGTGGAATAAATGTAACATGTAACGATAATCAAATTGGTCCAGGATATAATACGATAACAGGCAATAATACAGGATTTTTTGTTACACAACCATTTAGTGTAGATAATCAGCGTAATATATTACTAAATATGGCTATTTTGTTGGACGGTAAGTATCGTGAAAATGTGCTAGATGCAGGTGTATATAACTATATAGAAAAATACGTAAGAACTAGCGGAGAAGGCGTTGATGGATTATATTGTTATAATTTTTGTCTAGATACCAACCCGCTTAATTTACAGCCGACCGGAGCGCTTAATACAAGTAAGTTTTCGAATGTTCAATTTGAGTTCACAACTTTTTATCCACCATTGGACCCTAGTGCAAATTTTCTGACAATTTGTGACCCTGCAACGAAAATACCAATTGGTGTAAATAAGCCGACATGGCGTATATATGACTACAACTATAATTTGGTTATTTTAGAAGAAAGATACAACGTCGTTACATTTATGTCTGGTAATGCAGGTCTTATGTATGCGAGATAAAAATATTATAGTATACACTACAATATTTCGATAAAATAATAATCGAAATATTGAGTCAGAAATATAGTGACTATATATAATTACGATACAAGCGAGGTATTAAGTTGTTGCGAAACCTGAACAAATGTAGTACACAGCGGCATGTGTTTAATACAAGACGCATTTATATATGTACAAGTGCTTCGTAGCCCTCCCAAATAATCAAGAACTGTGTGTTCAAGAAGACCGCGGTATGGGACGCGAACAATTCTGCCCTCGGATGCGCGATAATCATTCATACCACCATAGTGTTTAGTCATGGCGTGTGAAGAACTCATTCCATAAAATAGTTTACTTTGTGAACCATCAGGGTTGGTTATAATTTCTCCAGGATTTTCGTCATGGCCGGAAAATGCGCCACCAACCATGACGAAATCGGCACCACCACCGAATGCCTTCGCCATATCACCCGGACAAGTAATACCTCCATCGCCAATAATATGTCCTCCTACACCATGAGCTGCATCGGCGCATTCCATAATAGCAGATAACTGAGGCATACCTACGCCTGTTTTCATACGAGTGAGACAAGCACTTCCTGGTCCAATACCGACCTTAACAACATCAACACCACCATTGAGAATAAGTTCTTCGACGATTTCGCGGGTAACTACATTTCCAGCAACGATAATTTTGTCGGGATACTGTTCGCGAACACGCCTGCAAAACTGGACAAGAGATTGAATATAACCATTCGCTATATCAATACAAATCCAGTTACACTCAATCACAGAAAGGATGCCTTTAAGACGAGTAAAATCTGTTTCCTGGATTCCAGTAGAAACCATAAAAAGGTCGGGATTTAAAATGAGATTGTTAGTGGTCTGATATGATAAGAAATCTGTAATAGTATAGAATTTATGGAGAGCCGTAATAATCTTAAACTTTGACAATGTTTTATAAACATCGAAAGTTCCAACAGTATCCATATTGGATGCAATAATAGGGATACCTTCCCATGATTTTAGGGATTTACAGTTTTTGAATTTGATAGTTCGCATTAAATTGACATTAGAACGACTATTAATAGTAGAACGTTTTGGACGAATAAGAACATTATGAAAATCTAGTTTCAAACCTTCTTCTATTTTTGTCATTATTTGTATATGGTATTTAACAAATTGTTATATAGAACGATATATGATATGTGCTATATTAATAGTAGTTATACTTTTAAATATATTTAATATATTGTTAATATTCGCAATATATTAAAATGTTACAGTATATTTAAAATGTTACAGTATATTTAAAATGTTACAGTATATTTAAAATGTTATAATATATTAATATACTATACATATTTATATCAAAAAATGTCAGCAAAAACAAGATTACAACAATTAATGGGAGGAACATCGAGTATTAAAGAAGCATTTACATTTCCTGGTATGGGTGATATATATAGTAAAGCAACAGGAGATGAGACCGGAGAAGATACTGGTGAAGGTAAAAATACAACGACAAGTACTACTACAAAAGCCGCAACAGCTGCAAAAGCCGCAACAGCTGCAAAAGCCGCACCTG